TTATTTTACAGCTTCTAAAACTTCTTGTAAATCATTTTTATTCTTTAATATTTTTTGCTGTTCTTTAAATAATTCTAATTCTTTACGCAGAGGATCTAAATAATCAGTATCTGCAGTATATTTATTTTTTTCAATAGATGCAATATATAAAGTCTTTTCTTTTTCTAAATTTTGTGGCTGAGAATAAAATAAAATTCGATTATTAGAATAAAATGTTACTGAACCACGATTATTTTTAGTTCCTGAATAATATATATAATTACCAACTATAAAATCTTTTTTATATTTATTAAATGTTGCATTATTAAAAGTTTGAGTAATAATTTCATATGGTGTAATAATTTCTACATGATATAAATGAACAATTTCTTTTATTACACCTTGTTCATCTTTTCTTGCATAATCGAAGGGTGCGATTTCTGTAATTAATCCACCTATATTACAAACTGTAGAAGCAGGAACCATTTGTACATGAGTAATTGATTTAGCTCCTACCATGGGATGATATTTAAAGGATACTTTATCATTATTAAGTATATCATTTGCATACATTTGAAAATTAGTTAATTTACTATTTAAAATTGAATATTCATTATTAATAAATGGCTTTAATAATGAAGTAAGTTTATTATTTTCTTGAACTTTTTGCAATCGTCCTTTTGCTTTTTTTCTAGTAGAAATTAACTTAGCTAAATCATTTTCATTAAATGTTTTATCAGCATTTGATCCATATATACCGAATTCATTTAATTTTGAAAATGGTACAATAATAGTATTATCTTTTTCAAATACTAATTGTCTATCTTCTTGTAAAAATTTAGGTAATTGAATTTTTTCTAATATGTAATTTTTTTCAGCTTTTTGATTTTTATAATCATAATAAAATTCAAACCATGTAAGTAATTCTCCTCGACTTAAATATATTGGCATTCTACCAAATAATTTATTTTCTTCAGTTAATGTTTTATCTTCGAAAATAATAGGTAATCCTTCAAAACAATCATTATTAATTAATGTTTCAATTATTTTTTTATTAACTGCGCCTTTTGCCGCACGTGCAAAAAAATCATTAATGGAATCATAAGGTTGATTTTCTAAAATAATCTGAATTGCTGCATTACCAATACCTTTTATTTGACCTAATCCAGTACGAATATAATCATCAGTAATAATAGCCTCAGATTGAGATAAATTTATATGAGGACCTAATATATTTATTCCTTTATGTTCTGCTTCTTGTTTATATAAAGCAAATTTAGAATTATCAAAAGTAATCATCGCTGCATAAAATGCGATCGGATAATTAGCTTTTAACCAAGCCATTTGCATAGTTATTATTGAATATGCGTAAGCCGTTTAAAATATGGACTATATTTTAATATATATATTAAAGATTATTAGTCTCTGATATAATTTATTATATAAGTTAATAAGTATTAATTTAATTTATCATATAAAATATTACCTTTACGCAATATTCCAATATTATTATAATATATTTCATTTTTTAAAATTTGCATATTAGTAATTATACTTGTACTTAATTGATAAAATGGCATAGAATACTTTTTTCCTTGAATATTATGTAAATTTAAAGATTGCATATTAAACCAATTCTCTAATATATTTTTACACCAAGCTAAAAATTCTTTTGATGTACTTACAATATAAAATAACTTTCCATTATGTAATATGCAACCATCACCATCAATAATGCCTTGAAATATATAAGGTAAAAATTGATATTCTTCAGGATATAAAATAGGTGGATATAAATTATATGTTTTATGATATACAATACCAAATCGTCTTAGCTGTGATACTAATAATTGATTACCTAAAGTAAAATAATATATATTTTTTTTATACTTTATCAATTTATTAGATGAATTACAATTATTATATGATCTGATTTTATACTTTATATTAAAATTATTAGCAAATAATATTACAGCTTCAAAATCAGTCATTCGTAAATCAATCTGATTTCTACAATTTATACAACCGTCAGTTAACATAATACCAATAAAATATGCTTTCCAAGCACAATCTAATAACGAAAAATCATAAGCATTATATATATATGTATTTAAATGATTTATTGTTAACAAATATTTATTTACTTCATATGGTAATAAAATTTTTATAGGTGATACAATAGTTTCTAATTTATTTGAATGTCTAATAATATTACTATTAGTAATATTTTCATAGGTATGAATAATATTATATATACTATTACGTGTTTTATATTGATATTTTATACATAAATTTTTAACTGACATACCTGCTTTATAATCATTAATAATATTTATAATCTTTTTATTTTGTAAAAATTCTTTATTTTGCATATTAATCCCATTCATTATATTAACTTATATAATTTTATTATATACTGATTAATTTAAAATTATAAATTATTCCAGTAATTTTTCTTTTTAAGTCACACTAAATGACTTGCATTACTATAAATTATTATTAATTTTTTAAATTAATACTTTTTCATAAAAAGTATAGATTATATCATTATGTATATATTTAACAATTAATCGTTGATATTAATATATACTTGTATATATTAATATACTAATTATTACTATTAAGTAATTTTTTAGTAAAATATTAAATCAAAAAAGTTCTAACAATTAAAACCATAACCTGATGATGCAAGAATAGTTTCTAACATATATTCTGCAACATCTTTACTAAATCCGTTATTTATACTTTTTTCAACAAATGTATTAATAAAATCTTCATATTGTTCTGGAAATTTCTTCTTTTTTTCAATATATCGGCGTAATTGATCTGCTTCGCCGAAGCTAATATTTAACATTGTACTTAATATTTGCATATATTTATATTTATAATTAATATTATATTAATTATATTAATTTTCATTAATAATTTGGAATATATCTTTATCATTAATATTAAATATTTATTCTCTAGAGTAAATATATAATAATATATATTTACTTTGATATTAATATATATAATATATTTCATCAAATTAAATTAATTAACAAAGTATATTATCTTTGTTCTTGAAATAAAATTACTCCGTAAGTACGATTTAAATAACGATCAATACGTGGATCTATTTTTACTCTAAATTTCTGATCATTTTTTGCTTTAATATAAGTATCAACTTGACCTGAACCGGGGCGAATTAATGCTGTTACAGCTGCAACTTCATGAATATTATTAGGCTGTATTTTTCTTAGTATTGGTTTTGAAATTTTAATATTATCCATCTGAAAAATCCCAATAACATCTAAATCACATAATAAATTATAAGCTTTAGAATCATCTAATGGAATATTTTCTAATTTTATTTCGCCATGCATTTTTTGTGCAGCATCTACAGCATAATATTTTTTAATTAATTGAAGAACTAAATCCATTTGGGATAAAGCCGAAAGTTTTAATCAATTATATATAGACTATATTTTTTTTCAATTATATATTTACTAAATATTAGTCGTTAAATACATATTAATTTATGAATTAATATGTATTACTGATCTATTAATTCCAGTAATTAATAATATTAACCGACGCATAAACTTTACGTCTATCTTAACTAATCCAAAATTTTCAAAATTTTCTTTTTCTGCTTGAGCTAGATATCCTGGTTCAGTATCTGCATTAATTACTTTTGCTTGAGTAACTGGTAATAAATCTGTTACTGGTATTGGAGATACTCCAACACCAGATGGATGCATTGATATTTGTCTAACTGTACCTTCTAATAATTTAGCATATTTTATTACATCTGGATATTTTTTAATAAATTCCTGTGCACCTGGTAATTTTTCTAAATTATCTATATGATCTATTGGATTTCCGTCTAAATCTCTATCAGGAATATTTTTAGTAAAATTATTTACTTCATCATATGGTATACCTAATACACGACCAACATCTTTTATACATTGTTTCATTTGCATTTTCATAAATGTACATACATTGGCTACATATTCTTTCCCATATTTATCAATTAAATGCTGAAATACTTGAGGACCTTTTAACATACAATAATCTGTATCTATATCCATTAACATTTATATTTTCATATAAAATTAGACTATCTCTTTTAACTTTTATATAAAGCTAATTAAAACGCTTCGAATAGTAACTCATCTTCTATTCTACTAAAATTAGTCGTTACACATTTAATAAAGATAAACTTCAATAATAATTCTTAAATAAACATTGATATTTAATAGTTTTATTTAATTGAGTATATTCTTTTAAATTTAAAAAATCTAATATTTTATTATTAATTGTCATATATCCAAATTTATCTTTATTATTTTGCACGGTATCACCAGCTATTTATTTTTTTTATATATAATATATTAAAAAAAAATAAACCTTAGGCTTTCTTAGTTAGCTATTTATTATTTAATTATTAAGAATTAATTTTATTTTGCTAATACCGTTAGCAACAAAATTTAATATTTGTTACACTGCTGAGTTATGGCATTCATTTTAAATGCCCAATATCGTTTAGGCAAATGCTTTCGAGTAGGATTTAAAAAACGTTCAAAAATAAGATCATAATCAATAGGATCCATTTTTGTTATTCCTAATAGATTATTAACTACAGATCCTCCGCCAGAATTATGTACTACTAAGCCATCAATATTATATGAATGAATATCATCTATTTCTAAATCGTATACTTTACCTTTATAATGATATTCTTTTTTATTGGTAATTTTAATTAATTTAATAAATATCAATCCCTTCTATAATAATTTATTTCGTAAATCAATACTATTTAAAATATCTAATTCATCAGGTTCAAATGAAATATGACTTTTTACATATGCTATTTTTGATGCTCGAGTTTTCGCTTTTAATTTTTGAATTAATAATAACCTTTCTGATTTATGTAACCATTTATTAAATGTTAAACAATTATAATAAAATTTTTTAAATGATGAAGTATCATTAAAAATATCATTATAAAATTTATTACAAATTAATTCTAATTCAGATGAACTTAATTTACGTAATTGATTTTCCCAAAATTCAAAATCCATTGTATGTTCATATACATATTTAAATAAAATATCTCTAATTATATCTTTTATTTCATTATTATAAAATTGTGCAAATAAATCATAATATAAATCAAAATGATCTTTGTATACAAATTGAAATATTTGTATACGAAATTCTAAGGGAATTTTCGTATTTAATATAGAACGTTGTGCTCGATAATTAGATATTAATAAATCTTGTAATATTATTCTTTTATGAATATTAGTTAACTTATCATAAAATTTTATTAATACATCATCATAATAATAATTATCATTAATCGCATATAATAATATCTTATTTAATTCATCTGTTGTTAATTCAAGTAGTTCTATTAATCGTTCGCAGTTTAACAATTGCGTTCCATGAGTTGCACAATTATTAATAATACTTGTACGTAGCATTTTTTTATCTTCATTATTTATATATAATTTCTGTTCAAATAAATCACAAGCTAACTCAAAATTTAATTTTGCAATATTCATATATGCATTATATAATTTTTGTTCATTTTTATCAAGTTGTAATGGCAATTTATGTAAATTTATTAAATCAGCTCTAAGTATATATTTTAAAGTAGAACTTTGACATTGTGCTAATACTATAGTTGCTTTTTTGTTATTATCATAATAACCATATTGATATTCATACGTAATTGTTTCATTACTATCTTTATATAATTTACATATTTGTGAAGAAAATATATCATATAATTTATCTAAATCATACCTCAATTATATCAATCCTTTCATATTATTAATAGCTGATAAATCTAACATTGATGTCATATTAATATTAAATAATTTAGATAATAATGATGCTTTTTTCGTATATGTTTTTATTTTTACATATTGTCTATTAGTTTTTAATAATTCTATTGCATATTCAACAGTATCATCAAAATCTTTATAATCATCAATTAAATTATTATTTAAAGCTATATTTGCTGTAACAAAACGCCCATCTAATAATTCGACATTATCTATTTTACGATATTTTGTTACCATTTTTATAAAAATATTATGTGAATATAATAACATCTGTTCAATATATTCTTTTTCTTCAAGAGTCATATCTCTAAAAGCATTACCGATATCTTTCATTTTTCCTGATTTTAAATAATTAATTTTTATACCAATTTTATCGCTTAAATCTTTTACATTAGGTATTGGCATAATAACACCAATACTTCCAAGTAATGACATTTTATTAGCAAAAATATAATTACATTGACTTGCTATTAAATAAGCTGCAGAACAACCGATATCACCAATACTTGCAATAGTAATTATATTTTTTTGTCTAAGTTTATTAATTATGTTTGCAATTTCTTCACCTGCAGCTGCAGTACCACCTGGAGAATTAATTTTAAATATAACTAAATGCTGATTCGCAGAATCTTCTAATATATTTCTGCATTGTTTAACAATTTCTTGAGATACACAATTATTATTAATATTATGATTATTGGCATAAGAAATATTACCAATTATATCAATAATATCAATAATTTTATTAGAAGATTTGAAAAAATTTAATTTAAACAAAATAGAATTCACTCCTTACTCTAATAAACCTACTTGAACTGCTTCTTCAATTGATAAATTATAAATTTTATGATTAACAATAATTGAATTAACTCTATGTAAGAATTTTTTATGATTTTTTTCTTCTTCTGTTAATTCATCTTCATCCCTTAATGATTTTAATAATCGCTGTACAGAATCTAATATAAGTCCGCCAGAATAAAATAATGGTCTATTAAAAGATAGTACTTCTGGTTCTTTAGGTAAAAAACTACTCATATAATTAATATTTCCTTTCTATTTAATATTTGATATTGATGATAAAGGTACTTCGATAATATCTAATTGATTATTATTACTAATTGCTACTTTAATTAATCCATTAATATCACTAACACCAATAATAATACCGTCTATTGTATTAGTAGATAAATCATTAATATTTAAATCAGTAACTTGACAAAATTTACTAACTAAATTATGTTGTTTATTCTTATAAATATTAATTCCTTGTAATTGTAATTGTTCATTAATAGTATCAAATAATTCATCGATTATATATTTATATTTATCAGCTAAAGCTACATCTTGATATATGGCTAAAGCTTCTAAAATATTAACAATATGCTGAGGTGAAACTTCTAAAAATATTTTTTTTTCCATATTTATTACTCCTTTTTATTTAATTTATATTATTAATTAAAATAAAATAAAGACTAGATTTAAAAAATCTAATCTTTATTATTTTATTATAAGAAAAAATTAATAAATTTTTCTTTCTCGTTGAAAAATTTATAAAACTGTAACATAAATAGTTCTTCGTCCAAATTCATAACATTCATCAATATTATTCATTGCAATATCAATTATGCCATAACCCATTCCACCAGTATCTAATACTGTATAAGTACCATTTATCCATGGAGCTGAAGGACATTCAATCCATAATTGTGTACCAATTGGAAAATCGTTTGAAGCTACTCCCCAGCCAATTACATCATATAAATTATGTCCTGATGCTGTATAAGATCCACCTTCATCCGGAGAATATGCAGTAGCTTCCATACATATTTCTGATGATACATATTGTATTGATAAGGTATTAGCTAAAGATGGTATATCATCTGCAACATTTAAATTAGTATTAATAACATGTGCAGAAGATATATTAGGAATATAACAGAATATACTACAACTAACAATACTAGCTAAATATTTTAAATTTTTTTTAAGATTATTTAAATTAACAATATTATTAAATTTTTCTTTAAACATTTTTAGTGTTTAAACCGAGAAAATAAACATTCGCCTCTTCTTATTATAAAATTATTAAATGATAATATTTTCCGTGATATTTTCACTTTTTAGAAAATATTTTATTTTAAGCAACTAAAGATTCGACTCTCGGTTATGTTATATATATTTTAAGCATTACCAAAATTTATATATAACAGCCTACAATCTTATTTTCGTCACAAAAAATATCATTTAATTATATATATAATAAAAAAAGCTATAAAAAAAATTAATGATTAGATATTTAAATATCTAATCATTAATAATTCTTATTGATATAAAAGAATATTTTTCTCATATTAATTATATATTTATTTTATTTAATTTGATAATTAATTATATATTTATTTTGATAATAAAGAACGCCATTTATTTCCTAAATTATATAAATTATTCCAACGCTCTTCCTGCGGATCATTAAAATTTTTCCAAGGTTTCCCACAGGTTAATTTACTTTCACTACATTTACCTGTACAAAAACAATTCGGGCCACTTAATTTAAATATTTCAGGACACTCTTTAACTAAAGCTTCTCTAATTTTATATGTAATATATCTAATTTCAGTAGTATTTCGGAAGCATATACGTAAAGCTATAAGATTTAACAGGGTGCGAATATTCGCAGTAATTAATAAGTTGTTTCTCATAGCTTGCGGTGTAACAGCTCTAGTAACATCATGAGTTAATTTATATTGATTTTGCATTTCTTGATATACATCATGCGCTTTATTACATATATTAAAGAAGTCTTTTAACGGCTCTATAGAATTTAATTCTTCACATTTTTCAAATATTTCTATTGGTACTACAAAATCTGGTTTTTTCCAGTTAGAATAATGTTGACTACCTGAAGAATATGAAATTCCTATACGCGATCTAGTAACTTGTGCTAAAAAAGCGCGTGAAGCACCAGATATTAATATTGAATATGAACAATGTTCTAATGGAGAATGTTTGCATTTTATTAAATTAGTAATTATATTTAAATCTTTATCATCATGATTATTTAAATTAGAATTAATAAAAAAATCATCATTGGTTTTAAAATTTAATCTAGTAGAATTAGCAACAAATTTGATAGGATCTACATTTGGTTTTTGTATAATTTCAATTTTTATCTGATCCATCAATTAACTTCCTTTCATAACCTAATTGATTTAATATATCATCATTAGTATAATTAATAATTTGCTTTAATTCAGTCCATGATATATTTTGATAATTAAAATTATCATTAAATTCTTTTTCTGGAATAAATTTATTAGGATTAATAGAAATTAAATTCAACATTGATAATTCTTCTTCAGATAATGAAAATAATATTTCAGCTAATTGATTAATAGTTAATGAGTTATTATAAAATGTCATATTTAATACGAATATTTCATTTATAATTGTTCCACAATCAAAACCGAATGTAAAATCAATAACTTGTAATTTATATTGTTCAACAAAATTTATAAAATCAGATTCATTACCTTTAATAATTATTAAAGGATAAATTGTATAATTATTTTTTATAATAGCACCAATATATGGATATTTATTATTTATTAGCATATTTTTAATTTGTGATATCGATAAGTTTTGTTTTATTTTTGGTATACGATACATAGATACATCCTGCTTTCTATAAATTATATAAATCATTTTCTTGCTTGTATAAATCTTGTCTAATTGCATCTAATAATTGTATTTCTTGTATATTAGTATCTTTAAAGATATTTATTTTAGGCTCATGTACTTGATCATAAATTACTTTTATAATACCGCTATTAATAATAACTGCAGCACAATTAGAACAAGCTTGACAAGTTATATACATAGTAGCATTTTTTCTTTCTTCAGGAGTAGCAAATATGCAACTATTTACTTCAGCATGAATTGGAAATCTACCGCATTTACCATTTTCTAAAAGAATACAATTATTATTTGTACAATTATCACAATTATTAGCTAATCCATTATATCCAGTCGATACTATCTTTTTATCTTGAACAATAATTGCGCCTACTTGTCTTTTAATACAAGTAGAACGAGATGCAACTTGATATGCAATATTCATAAAATATTGATGAATATGTTGTCTATTATAAATATCACGGTAATTCTTTATATCTTCATTAGTTAATTTTAAAGCAAAATGCGTCATATAAGCTGAAGGATGTTGTAAATTTTGATTAAATAATTCAATATTATTCATATAAAAACAAATCCTTTTTATTAATGTACAAATAAATAATCAGGAATATTTAATATATTAATATTATCTATGTTATTTGTATAAAAATATTTAGTATAATCTACTAATTCTACTGTTTTATCATAATATACAATATAATCATTATCCAGATTAATTTCATCATTTTTAATTTTTAATTTATATTGAATATCTTGTTGATTTAAAAAATAATAATTATGCATATTATGTATACTATTTAAATATACAATAGCTTTTTTAGCTTGAATATTTCCAAAATATTCACCTTGCAGATTATAATTATTAATTATCGATATACATGTATTAATATTTTTTTGTAAATCGGTAAATGAATTATTATTTAAAATAATAAAAGGTAATTGAATATTTTGCATATATTGTTCAAAATTATAACAAATTTGTTCAACATCTTTAATACTGACTAATTCATCACCAACATCATTTATTCGTTGTTTTATAATATCTAAATCCGCGCGAACATAAATAAATAATACTTTTACTTTATTGCGTAATAATTTATCAAAATCATAATTATATTGAATATTATAATTACGATATATTGGACCATATACTTTTTCACTTTCATAAAAACGGTCAATAATATATAATTTATTAGGATTTAATTGATTAATAAAATTTAAATATTTATTATATGCTTCTTGCTCAGTTTTCGGTGCAGTAAAATGAATATATTCATAATTAATTAATTTAGATTTTAATTGATTACAAAAAGTAGTTTTTCCAGTTCGATCGCATCCAGAAATAATAATAACCATTAATTAATTCTCCTTAATAATTATTTTTTTTATTTATATACTTATTAAAATTAGTAATTTTTTAATTAGATATTTTTAATAATATTAATTAAAATTAATTATTTATTTCGATTTAATTGTTCATTAAACCAAAGTCTTTCGTCTTTTGCTGAAGAATCATCCGTAATAATTTTATCAATATTTAATGATAATATATATTTTGATTCTTGTTTATCTTGAGACAAATTATTTTGATATAAAAAATGTTGTAAAATTGTATCATTCCATTTGGAAAATTCATTAGCTATCCAATTTCTAAATAATTTTATATCTCCTTTCGCGTCTATATCATCATTACTAATTACTTCAAAATCAAATTTTACTGTTAATTTTATTTCTTTTTTCTTTTTACGGGGTTTAGCAGTTAATCTTTTTATAATACTCACCTCTATAAAAAAATATTTTATTGTGAACGAGTATAAATTAGTTGTTGAATATATTTAGATGAATATATTATTGCTGATTTTTTTTTAGTAAAATTAATAGTACGATTTAAATATTCATGAAATTTATATTGTACTTTTTTATTATTTCTTATTGATCTAATATGATTATATATTGTCATTATATTAACATTTAAAATATTACTTATTTCATCAAATGTATAACCACATAAATATAATTTTATAATAGCAATATGAGTAGGCTTTAAATATTGATAAATGTCTGTTTCCAAAAAAGTATAAAATTCCATATCATTATTAAATTGTGCAATACGTTTATCTTCAATAATATCTATTAAATTAATCGTTTCATCTGAAGTATCTATAGGCTTATCTAAATAAGCTAATGGCAAAGTTGGTATTCGTTTTTTTGCATTATTATAATATATAATTACATGAATATAATTTCGTGCTATTTTCCAAAAAAATGTATTAAATTTAATATTTAATAACGGATTATATTTATGTATTGCTTGAATTAATGCAATACATAATTCTTGAGATAAATCTTCATTATGAAATTTAAAAGCAATATAATTAAATTTAGGACGATAATATCGATAAATCTTGTTAAATATATCATTTTTTATAGTTTCATTATCTTCTTGCTGATATTGTATTACTAATTGATTAATATTATTCATTACTTTAGCCTTCTTTCATCTTAAAATTATTTTTATCATTAATATTTACTATATTTAAAATAGTATTTTAAAAAATATAAAAGTAAATAATTAGATTTAGATAAAAAAAATAATCCGCTAAAAAAATTTTAAAGGATTATTTTCTAATAAATAATTTTTAAATAGAATTTATTTTAAGGCATGCTTTACAATAGTTAACTTCATTTTCTTGTAAAGCTTTATTACAGCAATTACATTTTTTTTCATTATATTTTGCTGCAGTTTTAGACATAAAATTATCTGGTATTATATCTTGTGATTCTTGTAATTTATTAAAAAAATCGTCATTCATCCAATTAGGAATTTTATCTTGAATATTATTTCCTTGTGTAAAAGAATATTTATTTGTATTATAAATCATTATATTTTACCTCAAATAATATTATTTTTCATCATTTTTTTCTTCTTCTAATAATGAATTTAAATTACCATTATCTTCATTTTCGTCCTCGTCTGCTTCATTCATTTCTTTATCTATATTCGTATCAATGTCTTTATCTTCAAACATATCATCATCGTCATCAGTAAATAAATCAGATAAATCATCATTAAATTCATTTTCATTATTTTCTTCTTCTGGATTATTATCTTCTGCTTCATTATTTAAATCTTCTTCATTTTGTTGATCTTCTTCTGCGTCATTAATAGTATCAACAGGTGTATAATTTTCAACTACTTCGTTATCCGTTAATGCCTGTAATCCAGTATCATATGGAAGTTCTTTTTCGTCTTCGCTTTCAGTTTCATCAATTATTTCATCAATATTTGGCAATGCAGGTATTTTAAAATCATTAAATTGCATGGACGGTTCCTCTGGTCTATCTCCCGGCATTTCTGCTAATAAATTATCATCAATTAATAAATCGTAGATTTTATCCATGCGATAAGATCTAATTTCACCTGTATCTTTATAACACATTAATAAAATATTACCGTCTTTTGACGAATTCCAGCCATATGGTAATATTGTTCTCCAACCGTTATTTTTATAATTAATTTGAACTGTAGCTCCATAAGACATTGCATCAGTTAATACTTGAATTGGATTGCCGGTTTTCATATCAATTGGGTTCCAACGTGCAATTTTTTTTCGTAATAATCGTGTATTATAATTATTTATTTTTTTTAATAATCGAGTAAGTTTTAACATTCATAAATTCACTCTTTTTATTTGGATTTAATATAAATTTGCATTGAATCACGATATAAAAATCCATCATTTATATTTTTTAAATTAGGATCAATATATGCATCATTAAATTCAATTATTCGAATATTACCATTATCTAGTGCAACAATTGCATATATTTTATTATTATTGTATTGAATATTTAATATTTTATATTTTTCTAGCGAATGCGGAACAATATGAGTAATATTAATATCATCAGTATCATTAGCTACTGGGTCAATAATATGTATTAGTTCATAATTAATTAACAAATATATTCCCGCAACGATTGTAATAATTAATAATATTGCTACAAGAACTTTTTGCTTTAAACTCATGGAATCTTCTATTATTATTCAACTCTTTATAAAAGTAATTTTTTAATAAAAAAAATAATAAACATAAAATAATCAATTAATAGCTTTTATATAATATTTATTTATGTTTTTATAATCTTCGCAGAAAAATTATAAATAGCATTTTTATAATAAAAATATATAAAATAGTTAATTCATTATTTATATTTATTATTTTTGTATTAAGTATTTTTATTATATGAATTTTAAACTACTTATGAATTGTCACTTTTATATATAATTTATATTCATTAATATATCATCTGCGATTAGCAATTTTAATATTAAAATGTTATACAAATATCAATAAACAGCTTACTTCTTTGTTCGTTTAAAATCCATATAAATAATAATATTATTTATTCAATTTATTAATATATTTTTTTGTGCATGAAATTATATTATCTACAATTTGATAAATATTATTTGATGCTATTACTGCACCAGCAGCATGAGGAAAACCATTTCCGCCAAAATAAGACATGATTTCATTAACAAATATATTTCCCCGGCTACGGGCTTTAATTTTTGTATTATTATTACTTTCGATAAAAAGAAATGCTACATCGGCTTCTTGTATATTTTTTAATTCTTCCATTAAATATTCTACTACATCATATGTAACATTATATTTTTTTAAATCTTCTTTCATTAATACTAAATATATAATATTATATTGATTATCATGAATAATATGTGTAAATGCATTATTAATTAGTTTTAATGCTGCTAACGGTTTTATTTTACATATTTGATTAATTATATTAAGATCTGCATTATTTTTTAATAATAATGATGCATAATATAATGCTAAAGCAGTAGTATTAGAATTTGTAAATCCAGATCTAATAATTTATTAAAAAATCATTTTTAATATATTTTATATACCTCTTATAATAAGAGTAAAGACTAAATCATTAATAATATATTAACAATTTCAATAAATATTTACTATATATTAGCCGTTAATTTAGTATATATTATAATTAATATATGTTAAATATTGATAATATTCTTAAAGATTAAATACCAATAATAAAATTAATTATGATATTAATTTAGTATCTCCAAAAATTCCTAAATATAAAGCTGTTGCGATTTGAGGAGTAATATTAATATTCATTTCTGATAAGAAATCAAAAATTATCATTGTATTAGCAGGCCAAGAAATATTATAATAATAATTTCCAATTGATTCGTTATTATTATGATGATCTATAACAATTAATAATTTAGATATGTTATCTAAATTAATTGTTCTATTCCGTGTAGAACAATCTACTAAAATGCATAAATCGTAATATTTTTTTGCTGTTTTTATTATATTAACATTTTTTAAAATTAAATTAAATATAGATGAATGTGAAGGCGCAATAATATCTACTTGCTTATTTAATGTTTGTAATGCTAAAGCTAATGCTACAGCAGATCCAATTGCATCGGCATCTGGAGAAAAATGGAAAGTTATTGCAATATTTTTAATTTGTTTATTATTAAATATATTTATAATTTTTTGCTTAATCTGAATTAAATCCACATTAAATTATATATCTCCTTTTATTTATATATTCTCTTTAAAAAAATACAAAATTATTATATAATTATGTAAGAAATAAAAAATAGTAGATAAATGTTAATTATTTATCTACTATAACATATTAATTATTTAAGCAAATATTAATTGTATACATAAGCTTTGAGCATAATTATCTTTATCTAAATCAATAATATAATCAAAATCATTTTTATCATTATCAGATATAACATGAATATATGCTTTTTTTACGTTTGCATGCTTAGTAAGAAAATATACAATATCATCATTAATTTTTCGACAAAAATATTCACCAAATCGATTTTTATAATCTAGTGATTCATTACAATATTTTATAATTTCTTGTTTTGATAATTTTGAAAAATCTAAATTCTTCATATATTTTTTATCCTTTTTAATCTAAAAAAAATGTTATTATAAATTTTATTTTATCTCTCGATAAGTAAATTGAATTTCTTTAGTATTTAAAATATTTTTTATTCGTTTTTCAATTAATGCTAAATCATCAGTTAAAAGTAATATTAATCTTTGTTCATTATTAATAAATATATCAACATTAATTATTGATTTTCTATTTTGATTAATAATGTATGCATTATATTTTAATTTATATTCAAATAATAAAAATTTCAATTTATCATTTAAAGATATATTCTTCTTCCCAGATAACGATATAAATCCACCCGTCAAATTATAATTACCTCTATATTAAAGAATTTATTGATAAAAATTTATATCTAAAGTATTATTATTATCAATATTTACTGGATGAATATCTATAATTTGTAATTGAATTGCATAATTATCTTTAGGCCATTCATTTAAATCAATTGAACAAATAATATCGATATTTCTCATATTTTCTTTATATATAGAAATGATATTATTAAATCCAATTGCTTTAATTTCTTTTCCGTTTTGTTCTAAAATAAACTTAATTGCATTTTCTCCAGTACCTATAATATAGGCTTCTTTTACAAAAACATTATTTATAATAAATAACGGTTTAGAATTACCAAATCCAAATGGTTCCAATAACCGCAAATTATTTGCTAAATTCATATTAATAATATCAAAATTTAATTCGCATAAAGCATATATACTTTTATCTAAATTATTACTATTAGCTTTTTTCCATTGCTGAAAATGTTTAATACAACGTTGACGTAATAAATCTAGATTTTCTTTTAAAATAGATATTCCACATGCTGCTTCATGTCCGCCACCGCGAACAAAATCTTTAGAATCTTGAATAAAGCTTAAAATTGGATATCCTAATGCTGAACGTCCACTGCCTGTTAATCGTACTTTAGAATCTTTATCTTCTTTCCCACTTAAAACAAAACAGGGCTTTTGATATTTTTCTGTGATTGCAGACGCAATAGTTCCTAAAATGCCAGTAGTTACTGTAGGATCATATATTACAATAAATGGATCTTGTAAAATCTGTTCAGGAATATTATTCATTACTTCTTTTTGAATTTTTCTTCGCTGACTATTTAATGAAATTAATCGTTTAGCTAATTTTTCGCATTCATTAATATCTTCCGCAATTAATAAATTAAAAGCTAAATATGGTGTTTCCATTCTACCTGCTGCATTTATAATTGGTCCAATTACATATGCTATACTTTCTACATTTAATGTAATAATTTCTGTTTTCTTAATTAACGTTTTTAATCCCAAATTTTTTGTATGTCGTAATTTTTGTAAACCTATTCCAACATAAAATCTATTTTCATCAGTAATTCGCATTACATCTGCAATTGTAGCAATTGCATTTAATGATAATAATTCATCATATAAATCTATATTATAATCTTTTAGTGATTGTTTAAAAGTTTCACTAAATAATTGTTCAATAAATTTAAAAGCTACACAAGCACCGCATATAGATTTATAAGGGTAATTATCTATTTGCGGGTCTATTATTAAGCAATCAGGTAATAATATTTGATTATTTACTGGATCAATTTGCGGCTGATGATGATCTGTAATTATTACATCAATTCCTAATGAATGTGCATAATTAACTGCATCAATAGCAGCTATTCCATTATCTACAGTTAATATTACATCCGCGTTTTTTTCTGCAGCTTGATCAATAATTTTTTTAGATAATCCATAACCATCTTGACGTAATGGAATAATATAATCTATATTAAAATGATAAAATTTAGATAATTCTTGCAATCCTATATATAAAATAGCACAACCGCATACACCATCACAATCATAATCTGCGGCTATTACGATATTTTTATAATTTTTTATTTCTTGAATTACTTCTTTCATATTATCCATTAAATATGGATCATGTGTTTTTACTCTACAGTTTAAATAATCTTTTAAATTCGCTTTATCAATATGTTTTTCTTTTATTATATTTCTTAAAATTTCTTTTATATCAGTTGGTTTATTATATAATGATTTCCAAATAGACATATTTATTCCTCATTTTAATATTATTTTAAAATTAAATTGTTTGCTATTTTATCAGTAATAATTATAGAATTAATATCATTTCTATCTGGAATATCATATTCAATTTTTGATAAAGCAGAACTAATAATACTTTTTAATCCTCTAGCATTTGTTTTTTTATTAATAGCAAGTTTAGCAATTAGTTGTAATACTTCAGTAGTAAATTGTAAATTAACCTTATCCATTTGAAATAATTCTTGATATTGCTTTATAATAGCATTATTAGGTTCTGTTAATATTTTTATTAAATCATTTTCAGTTAAATGATTATAAATTACTATTTGCGGAATACGCCCTACTAATTCTGGAATTAATCCATAATTAATTAAATCATTAGTAGTAACTTGTTTTAATAATTCATCTACTGTATATTTTTTATCTTCATATCCAAAACCAATATGTTTTTTATTAATACGATTTTTAATAACTGTATCTAATCCTACAAATGCACCAGACAATACAAATAAAATATTACTTGTATCAATTTCTACAGTATTATCTAATAATGGTGTATGTTTATTACCCAATTGCACTTGTATTTTATCGCCTTCTAATAATTTTAAAAATTCTTGTTGTAAAGCAACACCCGCGACATCTCTGCCACTAGTAGTTTGCATATTTCTAGCTGTTTTATCAAATTCATCAATTAATATAATTGCTTTTTCAGCCTGAGATATATCATTATTACATTCTTTAATTGCATGTGCAAGAATATCAGTTATATCTCGTCCTACTATGCCTGATACTGTTACAGAAGTTATTGATTCTAATATTAACGGTCTATCTAATAATTTTGCGAGTGCTTTAAATGTCGCCGTATTATGTGTAACAATAAAATCTTTACATATATATGTATGAGTAGGAGAATCAACAGTTATACATTTCATTTCTGCTTTAGTATTTAATTTTTGAACATTTTTAATTTTTAATATATCATATGTATGTTTTTTATTAGGACATTTTCTTTGATTAAATCTTTCTTTATGTTTTTTAGAAGTAAATAATACATCACTATCAGAACATATATATATAATATATGCTTGATTATCATGTCTATTATCTACTCGTAATTTAACTCTATAACCTAACGAATAAATTAAAAATTTAAAATCTTCTGCTAATTGTTTCGATACAGTACAAAAACTAATATGTCCTTTATTATTAATATGGCCATCAGTATCAATTAATCCTCGTACTAATTCCAATCTATCTTCTATTGAAGAATATTTATATTCATTAGGAATAAATTTATCTTTAGCTAAGCAATATCCAAATGTATTTTTTATATAATTTCTTAATTTAGATGAATCTGTATTTCGATATGTATGTCTTAACGGATATTTAGGATTAGTAACAAATTCGCCTAAATCATTATCTACAGTTAAGCATTTTATTTTTTCAATTAAATCATTTTCCGGGTTCGTAAAAACAATATCTTTACCAAAATGTCCATCACCTAATAATAGACCTAATAAATAAGGCGGTATTTCTAAATCTTTTTTATCAAATTGAATTGGTTTATTAATAGGAATAGCAATATTATATGTATAAGATTTTTTAGATTGAACTTGTATCCGCTGAATTATATTTTTAATTGAATCAACACACCATTTACTTAAATTAAATCCATTATGATATCGTGTTTTAAACATCCATAAATGATCTTCACAACATTTTATTGATGTATTATCAATAAATGTAATAAGCCATTCTTGCTTTAATTCATTTTGTGGATATTCTGCAATTACAGTAGTTAATTGTCCCATACTATCATAAACTACTGATCCAACATGAATATCTTTTAACTGAACAAATCCAGAAGGAGTTAAAATCGGCGTATCTATAGGTAAACATTTTCCAACGCCGCTTTCCCCAATACAAAACATATTAGTACGATCTAAAGCATCTTTTTCACCATCTAAATTACTATTATACTGTATTTGTTTTTGATGTTCATATAATAATGTTGCTACTGTTTTTTTAGCATCTTCTTGACTAATAATATATTTATCTAACCAAGCTTTTATTTCACTGGGCTTTTTTAATTCGTTAGTATTGTAAATTTCTTCATCTTTTTCTTGACTAAGAATTGTATCTATATATTTTACTTTATTTTTACATAAAGTATAGACTATATCTTTTATTTCAATTATTATAATTTACTGTATTATAGTCGTTGAATAATATTTATTACTAATGAAATTTTATTAAAACTATCTTAGTAATTATTTTCACATACAAATGCAATTAATTTTTACATCATAGATATACAATCAGAACAAACGCAAACATCGGCTGTTAAATCCATACCTTGCGAGACAATCATTTTTTTACTATCATCATGAGATTTACCACAAAAACTACATACATATTTTTTCTTTTTCATATTAGACTCCTTATATTTTTTAATATTACTAATTACTTTTTATTCTATAATGCTTTTTAATTAAAATAAAAAAAAAGACTAGATAAATTTTATCTATATTTTCTAATATTGTTAATTATTTTTTATTCTAAAATACTTTTTAATTAAAATAAAAAAAAATTAGATAAATTTTATTTATCTCATTAAAAATTAATAATTGCTGGTTCATAATTTAATTTTATCGGTTTTGAAATTTTCGTTCCTGATTCTAATTGCGCAGTATCAATTAATCTAATTCTCCCACGATTATCAAGATTAACATATTTATCTGCTACAATTATCATTTTATGAACATATCCTGGATCTTTATTCGCAAATTGTACATAAGATGATCCTTTATTAATTCGAGATTTTATTCCTACAATAGTATTATCTAGCATTTTATATCCAAATCCGCCATTAATCTGTTTAGTATATATAATTATTTTATAAGCCGCGTTATATTTAGTAATACTTACACTATTAACAATATCTTCGTTTTTTAATGAAATAGCCGGAATGCCTTTCTTATTTGCAGTTAATGATTCTTTAAATGATTGTTCATAAAACCGATTAATAATTCCCTTTTGCGAAATTAATGTAATAATATTATCTTTATCACTATTAATTCGCTGCGCATGAATAATTTTATCTGAATTTTCAAAATTACTAAAAATTGGTGCTAATTTTTTATTCCGAGCTTTAAAACCAGATTCATTAATTTTTAACATTAAACCATTTTGAGTAAAACATGTAATATATTGATTATTATTGTTTAAGATAAATATATATATAATATTTTCTTTACTATTCCATGCTAATAAATCAGTAAATGTTAATTTTATATAATTATTATTTTCTAAAATAACTAAAAATAAATCATTAGTTTTACATTGAATTATTTGCTTATATATTTCATTTTTTTCTTTTAATACACCTGAACGAAAATTACTATTATATATTTCTTGTGAAATAAGATATATATTATTTTTATGAGTTAATATTAATAATGCATCTTGTACTTCAACTTTTTCTATTACTTCATTATTAATTAATTGCGTACGACGATTATCACCGAATCTTGTTTTTAAATCTTCTAATTGATTAATAATTTTTTGATCTACTAATGCTGGAGTATTTAATAATTGATTGGTATCAGCTATTTCTATAGTTAATTTTTTAATATTATTAAGAATATCATTTTTATTTAATTTAGTTAATCGTCGTAATTTAAATTCTAAAATAGCTTCTGCTTGATTATCATCTAAATTAAAATAAGATTTTAATTGTTCTTTCGCATCTTTATCAGTTTCTGCTTGCTCAATTAATTTAATCGCCGTGGATAAAGAATTAACAATTATATTTATTCCATTTTGAATATGTAATTTATCATTTAATCTATTCAAAATAATTTTATTTTCTTTATTAATGCATTCTCTACGATGCTGTAAATAACAATTAAAATATTCTTTTAAAGAAAATACTTTCGGAGTATTATCTAATATTGCTCTTATTATAAATGAACAATTTTTTATTAATTCAGTCTGATTAAATAATTCATTTATAGTCAGATCTATAATAGCATTTTTTGATAATTCAATAATTATATTAGTATGTATAGTTGATAAATCTTTTATATTACTAACGCCAGGAATTTTTTTATCAATTAAACATAATTGTTGTAATTTTTCTACTAATTTTTCTCTATTAACTTCTGGAGGCAATTCATTAATAATAATATTATTATTTTTTAACTCATATTTAGCCTTAAATGTTAATTTTCCTTGTCCAGTCTCATATAATTTTTTTATTTCGTTGTTATTAATTAATAATGAACCTGATGGAAAATCCGGACAAGGCATAATTTTCATTAATTCATCTAATGTAATATTATTATTTTTTATATAAGCAATAATAGCATTACATAATTCATTTAAATTATGCGAGGGAATATTTGTAGAATATCCTACAGCAATGCCTTGGGTGCCATTAGCCAATAAATTAGGAAATATTCCAGGCAAAGTAATAGGTTCTTGTGTAATATCAGAATAATTAGATTTAAAATCAACAGCTTTATTATTAATTCCATCCATATTAAATTCAGCTAATTTATTTAATTTTGCTTCGGTATTATGATTAATAAATCCATTAGCTGTAAATGAATGACATTCGCTATTTACTTTTATAGAATATACGTGTTTTTCTTTAATTGATAATTTTTTATTAATAATTTTAGAATATACAAAATCTCTATTAGTAATTAAATCTTCATTATATAAATTAATTATTTCACGAAGTATATTTATTTTTTCGTCAGATATAAAATTAATATTTTTATAAAACCAATATAAATCTTGATATTGATTAATTTTTAATTTAAAGGTTTTCTTCTTCTTATTTGGTATTTCGTATACAGTTGATACAATTCCAAATTGTAATAATAATATTTGTATTTGTTGAAGAAAATATTTATATTTAGACGAATATAAAATAAAGCACTTTTTACCTTGTTTTGCATCATTAAAAATACTAACTTGTGCGTGATTTTCGAATAAATATAATAAGAATATTTTTTGAATATATTTTGACGATTTTAAAATAACAGACGGTATGGATATGTTATTAATAACATAATCATAATTTTCTCGTAAAAATTGATATAATATTTTACTATTAATAGTAATTTCATATAAAAATTGACGTTTTAACTTTCTAATTTTTACATTTAATTTGCTAGTAATATTTAAATCTATTATTAATCTTTGTAAATAATTAAATAAAAAATTATGTAAATATTGATTATAAGTTCGTATTTTACAATGCCAATATCCGCCATTAGGTAAATGTCTGATAGAAGAATTAGCTAAAAAAGTACCTATAAATTGAGCTTGTTCTTCATTAGCTATATCCCAATCTGCACTAATTTGATCTTGTTTACAATTGATTACTGCAATATCTCCTTCTTTAACTTCTTCTAATAATTTCCATTTATATAAATTATTATCTAATACTAATATAGGATGATTATATGTACCTGATAATTCAAAACCATGTTCAGTATTTATAGTAAACACTGAATGCATATCTGAATCAAACCATTTATTTGCTCTATTATGTTGATTAATTGATTCAACATATAATCCTCGATCTACATAATCTTGTAAATTTTGAATTGGAATTAAACCATAATTAGTATTTACTAACGTACCTTCAACTACACAATAACGCATATGAGCAGCTGGATCTCCTACATCATTGCCAACATTTCCATGAAAAGAAATTAATGGATAACGATTAGTCCAAGGCTGTGCCATAGCTACTAATGCTTGATATATTGAAGCATCACCATGGGGATGAAAATCACCCATTACATCACCGACATATTTAGCACATTTTATAAATGGACCATTATATAAATATTTTTTATTCCAACCAGTATATAAAATGCGTCGTTGAACAGGCTTCATACCATCATTGATTAATGGTAATGAACGATCTTTTATTACTTCAATTGCATAATTTAACATTGCCAGTGATAATTCATCTGCTAAATCTACATCTTGTATATTTTCTTTTTTTAATAATTCATTTATATTTATTTCTTTATGCTTCGATTTTTTACTCATATTTTTAATCCTTTATAATTTGATAATATTTTGAATTTAATATATATGCTTTTTTATTTTTATCTGCTGCAGCAAAAATATCATTACGTAATGAATAAGCTTCTTTATTGGTAAAACAATAAAGATAAATATTTTCATTTATTAATTCAATAATCAATTGTGAATTAATAACTCGAGTACCAATAGCATTATCAAAATTGCAAATTATTTGTTTATCTTTAGTCTTAACAATCATATTAATCACGCTCATCTTATATATATCGTAAAATTTCAGCTAAGCCTCTGGATATTTGTAAGTCTTTTAATATATATATATTATTCATAAAGACTTCAATAATATGATCTAAATCTGTAATACAATCTTGTAATACATCATATTCACTAGATGAATATAATGTATCATATCTTAATAAATTATACTCATCTATATCTTTATATAATTTATTATATTGTAAATCTGTTCCTACATTAATATTTCTTTTTCTACGCCAGTCAAAATGATCATATAAATTGTATTCAATTAAAGTATCTACAATATATAAAAATTCATTAATATGATTTTTAAAATAATCATTTAATTCTTGTGCAATAATTGCTGGATTTTTACGTATAAATATGCGTAAATTTAATTCTTCTTCAATAATATTATTTAAATCAACTATATATTTTGCATTATTAGTAATAAAATATGGTATATCAGCTTGTTCTTCTGTTCCTATGAATAATACAATTATATCTTTTATATTGCATGAATTTAAATCATTTAAAGAATTCACAATTTTAATAATACTATTATAATAAGTAGTAGTAAATTCATTTACTGTTGAATATTTATTATATAACGCTAAATAATAATCCGTAAAATTATAAATTTTACATTTTGTATCGATTGATTTATAAGCTTCTAATAAATCTTCATATTCATTAATAATAACAATTTGATTATTATCATTATACTTATATGTTTGATACATTAATATAAATCAACTCCATTTTATTAAAATTAACAATAAAAAATTATTTAAATATTTTTTATTCTTCAAAAAAATATATACTAATAATTGATATTAATAATAAGAAGTAAAAAGATAAAAAAAAATAATTAGATTTAAAAAGCCTAATTATTTCTAAATAATAATTTATCTTAAAGTAAATTATTTTTTTGTAGGATCATTATTATCTTTATTATTTTTCTTATTATTTGTATTATTATTTTTCTTTTTAGCTAATACTTCATTTAATTTATTCTGAAAATCTATATATAATTTACTTTTTTTCTCAGCATTTACATTTTTAGATTTTTTTGCTTTATTTTTTAATATATCTTTAAAATCTATTATATTTTTATCTTCTTGAAAGTCTTCATTAGTTTGTGACTGAACTACATTTACCATTTGAGGCATTCTAATTGCAATTCCATTATTAGTAATTCCAGTAGTTAAAGATTCTAATTCTTGAGAAAAATCGATATTTACACCAGCAGATTTATAAGCATCTAGAATTTGATGTATTACTGCCTTTAATCCATTAATATAACCATTATTATCAATAACGCCTTTAGATAATAATTCAATTGTTAATACAGTAATAATTGCAGTATTCATTATACGTTCTTTAGTAAGCATTTCATTAAATGTATCAAACATATATCTAGTATTATATAAAGCTTGAAATAAAAGATTTTGGTCGTTAGATAATTCTTGTAAATGTTGATCAGCATGATGAAGCCAGTTTTCTATATTAATAGAGTCTTTAATTAAATCTTTATTATCACGCTGTAATTGATCTATATTTTGTATCATATCTGCTTGATGTTGCTTTAATTGATCTATATCTTGTACCATATTGATATTTTGTACTTCTTGATTAACATAAGCTTGATTAACTTTATTACCGAATAAAATAAATTTTTGTAACTCATAGTTTTTAATATAATCTATATCACATATTATATTTTTTATTTGTTCTTTAATTTGATCGTCTTGTATTTGATTATTAAATAATATATTATCAATTTGCATTTTGAGATTTTGTAATTGCTCTTTTAATAAAGACAAATCATTATCTGACATATATAAGTTTCACTTCTTCCTTTTTATTATTTAAAAAATTTTATATTAGCTTTAAAAAGACATATATAGAAAATAAAAAATATCCTTATTAAATATTATATAATTTAATAAGGATATTTTAATTTTTTATTTAGATATTATTAGATATTATTAATTAAATATGCGTTATCTTCAATAAATTTTTTACGTAATACTGTATCAGTTCCCATACAAATTTTTAATGTTTCTTCAGCTTTAAGTGCATCATTAATTGTTATACGTTTTAAAATGCGTTTTGCAGGGTCTAAAATCGTTTCTTTTATTTCGTCAACCGACATTTCACCAATCATATATTATATACTGACTATCTCTTCACTATTAATAATAATAGGTTAACTTTTTCAAAAAGCGTACTAATAACTTTCTTACTTATAATTAGTCGATACAGATTTGATTCCAATTTATACCATACCAAATATTACTAAAATATTTTTAAATTGTCCAATATTATATTACTTAGTAATATTATTAGTAATTTTATAAATTCCACATTTCATTTTTAAATACTTCGCCTTAGGAATAATATAAAATTATGTATAAATTATAATCACTTTCCACGGGATTAATATTATCATCTTCCCCGTTAGCATATATTATATTTTTTATATTTAATATATACCCTAATAGTAAATTAGAAAAATTAATACAGGCTGGTTTCTGTCAACCTTTGAAGCGCTGTAGTTCAAAATTTAATGTAAAATTTTTATTTTTCCATTGCTGTAAAGCATTATCATCTCTTAAATATATACTTTGATTTTTATTATAAATTGCTCTATATAATGGCGGAATCGCAGCATATAAATGTCCTCGATTTATTATATCACGCATATATTTATGTAATAGAACAATTAATAATGCTTTTATATGCAGGCCATCCGAATAATTATTATATTTATTATAATAAATATATTCATATTATAATATGAATTTAGATTATATCTTTTTTATATAAAAATTAATATATAATCGTTGAATTTATTTTATATTATAATATATAAAAATTACTAATTTAATTTATATAGAAATTATTCTTAGTAATTAAATAATTTTTTAATGTCAATAATCAACATCTGCGTCAGTTAAAATTATAATTTTATCATATCGTAATTTAGCAACATCAAAATTTTTTCCAAATCCTGTACCAAATGACTGAATAATACGTTGAATAGAAGGCGAATTAACAATTTGTTCTAATGAAGCTTTTTCAACGTTTAAAACTTTACCTCTTAATGGTAATACAGCTTGAAATTCTGTACTTATTCTTCCTGCAACAGTTGATCCAGCTGCTGAATTCAATTTTATATTATATACTAATTTTTAGTATATTCTTAATTTTTGTATTAAGTTAAGATTATGTCTTTATTCTATATTTTTTTTATAATCGTTAAATTATTTTTCATAATTAAATTTTATTACATAAAAATTATTATGAAAATAAATTATAAGTATATATAATTTTATATATTTCTTATAATTAAAAAATTATAGGCAATTATTTACCTTCTACAATGAAAATTTCTGAATATTGATTAGTACCTGCATTAATACAATCAGATAATTGTGCTGGTAATAATGATTTTTTAGTTACTTTATTACTAATTCTTTTTTCAATTCGAGCTTTTCTTGCAGCTTCATCCGCGTCTTTTAATTGAATTACATAATTTATAATATTTAAAATTAATTGTTTAAATTCGTTATTTTTTAATTGCTTTTTAAAATATTCATTTAATACATTTTCTATTACAGGTATTATTTCTACAGAATTTAATTTAATTTTTGTCTGGCCTTCAAATGAAGGATTAGTCATTTTTATATTAATAATTAAATACATATTATCTAAATAATATTTTTGATCTATCGGTGTTTTAAATAATTTATTTTTTATTCCAAAATTATTTAAAATTTCTACTAAACTTTTAATAGTAGTATTAACATGAGTTCCACCTGTATATGTATTTATATTATTACAAAATGATTTAATAAATGATAATGATTCCAATTCTTTATTTATTAAAAATATAATTTCTACATTATTACCATTAATATATATTGGTTCTTCAAATAATAATTTTTTATCTTTAACTAATTGCTTTATATAAGAATTTAATCCATCAGCATAACAAAATTGTTCTTTACTATTATTTAATTCATTAATAAAATTAATTGTTAATCCTGAATTTAAAGCTGCTAATTCTTGTAATCTATTTTTTATTTCATTACTAGGAAATATAGTTTGTTTAAATATAGACTTATCCGGTTTATAATAAATTTCTGTTCCAGTTATTTTATTATTATTTTCGTCTAATTCAGTTTGACCAATAACTTCTACATCTGTAATGGGAATACCTTTTTCAAACTTTTGCTGATATATATTACCATCTCGATGTACTGTTACAATAAAAAAATCACTTAAAAAATTAACAGCAGATGATCCTACACCAAATTGACCAGAACTAAATTTATATTGATCATTATTATATTTCCCACCTGCCATAAGTCGATTAAATGCTAGAGTCAAACTATTTATATCATTACCATCAGCGTCTTTAGTCATAGAACATGGTACTCCTCGACCATAATCTCTAACTCGTACTGATCCATTTTTATATATATGTATATTTATAATATTACCATATCCAGCTAAAAATTCATCAATGGAATTATCAACTATTTCATATAATAATTGATTAATACCATGTTCATTAGTAGACGCAATATACATTGACGGTCGTAATCGAACATGCTCTCTATCCGTTAAAGCTTTTATAGATTCTGCATTATATTCATTGTTCATTTAAGCTATTCCTTTCTTCAAAAAAATTTTTAAGAACTTTTAAAAAATTTTTATTTATAAATTAATATTCAACTCCATATATATTTACCACACTTCTGTATCAACTCCACCTTCCTATACATAGGCCTTATTTCTCTACGCTTCTCTATCTTATCTCCTTTACTCTTCCTCGGTATTCTTACCCATCTTTCCTGCCGCATTTTTAATGCTAATGGACCATCTTCCATCCTACCGTCTATATACCAATATCTATTCAGATATCTAACTATATCATAGCGCCTATATCTATTCTTCTCATAACTCTGTATATTTCTCTTCTTCACATTACCTTTTAAAATTTTATCTTTATATATCTTCCTATTATGATTTCTTACTTTCTTCATATAATATACCTGAACATCATGTCTACTACGCTTATAGCAGTTATCTGCTATTATTCTCGCATCTATATGATGGTCTTTTTCTAGTCCTAATTGTATACGTTTCATTTTAGTTTCATATCCATATGTTTTCTCTATTTTCAGCTTTGCTGATACGCCTTCAGCGTCCGAGCGTGCTCGGAAACCTACTTCATATCCTAATTTTTTTAATTCATTATATATTCTATCTTTCAAGATATTTAATTTTGTATCTTCTTTATATTCTTTTATTTTAAATGTTACTGTCTTATTTTTCTTTAAATATTCATGTACTTGTTTATGACAATGCTCACATAAAGTAACTAAATTATTAGGTACGTTAGTACCTCCTTGACTTCTAGGTTTTATGTGATGTACTTGTAATTGTATATTCTTTTTCTTTAAATCTTCTATATGTTTATTACATTTTTGACAAGTATAATTATCTCTTTTTCTTACATATAATTTTATATTTTCTTCTTGATATAAATTACCTTGTTGATACTGTATACCTTGTATATTAGGATCTTTTAATTTTTGAATATCAAAAATATTATATTCATATCTTACTTTATCTATATTTACATATTTATTAAAAAATTTAACAATATTAATATAAGTTAATAAACTAGCTTGTATAGATGGTGGAATCCATCCATCAACTTGCTTATTATATATTTTTCTTCTATTTTGCCACCTAGATGGTCTATATCTTAATCTATTTCTTCTTGTTCTGCGTGCACTTCTTCTAGCTTCTAGCAATTTAGGTATATCTGTTCTTTGTTCTAATTGTGCTTCTAAAAGCACACGTTGTTTAGTAGTAATAGAAATACCTATTGTTTTACCAGGATCTATGCCAATAGTAACATCTTGAAATTTAGGATTATCAATTTGATAATTAAGTTTAATAGTGAAAGGAAAAGTTTTAACTATTTTTGCTTTTTTCTTTTTTAAGAGAATTCTAGCTTTAGCTGGGTGACAAGGCATAAGCCTTGTACCGTCTTTATTAAAAACCAAGACCATTTAATATATACCTTCCTTTGTGAAAAGGATTTATAATCATAATACTTATTTATATTAATTTAATACTTATATGAAATATTCATATTAAATTGCCATAAATAGTAAATAAACTCCCACGCTAAAGTTATCTCATGTTTTAATATACCTTGTTAAGGGCATATATGACTATAACACTATTACTTTATATATTAAGAGATACTCAAGTAGGAATATATAAAATAACTGTTTAATTATAATCCGTAGTGTTTTAAGCTGGAAGAACACTTAAAAGTACCTATGATATAATGAGATAACGTAGTCTACAGGGTAGACTTAAGCTGGTAGGTTAATTGAGTATTAGCCTATAAATTATGTAATAATTGATATGCTGAAACGCAATCTTTTATGTAATCATTTATTTCTTGACTATTAGATATATATTCTTCAGCTCCAATATGAACAGAAATATCACTTTCACTATAAAAACAAGGATATGCAAAAATATATATAAATAAATGACTTTTATTAATATATAACTGATGTATACGGTATAACTCATTTCGTATTTCTTCACGCAATTCTTTATTAATTATACAATTATAATAATGTGATAATATTGAATCAATATCATTAATATATTTATTAATTAATTCCTTATCTTTTTCCGTTATATACATGCTTTTTTCCTTTCATAATGCATATAATAATTTATATATTAATACTCAATTCCATATATATTTTCCACATCTCTGTATCAACTTCACCTTACTATACATAGGCCTTATTTCTCTACGTAATTCTATCTTATCTCCTTTACGCTTACTCGGTATTCTTATCCATCTTTCCTGTCGCATTTTTAATGCTAATGGGCCGCTTTCTGCCCTACCATTCACATACCAGTATCTATTCAGATATCTCACTATATCATAGCGCCTATATCCATTCTTCTCATAACTCTGTATATTCCTCTTCTTCACATTGTCTTTTAAAATTTTATCTTTATATATCTTTCTATTATGATTTCGCACTTTCTTCATATAATATACTTGACTATCATGCTTACTTCGCTTATAGCAGTTATCTGCTATTATTCTTGCATCTATATGATGGTCTTTTTCTAATTCCAACTGTACTCTTTTTATTTTAGTTTCATATCCATATGTCTTCTCTACGTCATATCCTAATTTTATTAGTTCCTTATATATTCTATCCTTAAGTATATTTAATTTTGTATCTTCTTTATATTCTCTTATATTAAATCTTACTGTCTTATTTTTCTTTAAGTATTCATGTACTTGTTTATGACAATGTTCACATAAAGTAACCAAATTTTCTGGTACATTAGTACCTCCTTGGCTTCTAGGCTTTATGTGATGTACTTGTAATTTTATATTATTCTTTTTTAAATCTTCTAAAGATTTTTTACATCTTTGACAAGTATACTTATCTCTTTTTCTTGCATAAGATTTTGCATTTTCTTCTTGATATAAATCACCTTGTTGATACTGTATACCTTGTATATTAGGATCTTTTAATTTTTGAATATCAAACTTATTATATTCATATTTCATTTTATCTATATTAATATATTTATTAAAAAATTTAACAATATTAATATAAGTTAATAAGCTAGCTTGTATAGATGATGGTATCCACCCATCAACTTGTTTATTATATATTTTTCTTTTATTTTGCCACCTAGATGGTCTATATCTCAATCTATTTCTTCTTGTTCTACGTGCACTTCTTCTAGCTTCTAGTAATTTAGGTATATCAGTCCTTTGCTCTAATTGAGCCTCAAAGAGGACGCGTTGTTTAGTAGTAATAGAAATACCTATTGTTTTGCCAGGATCTACGCCTATAGTAGCGTCTTGAAGTTTAGGATTATCAATTTGGTAATTAAGTTTAATAGTAAAAGGAAAAGTTTTAATGATTTTAGCTTTTTTCTTTTTTAATAATATTCTAGCTTTAGCAGGATGAGTAGGCATTAATGCCTTACCATCTTTATTAAAAACGAAAACCATCTTTAATACTCCTTTGTGAAAAGGATTTATAATCATAATACTTATTTATATTAATTTAATACTTATTTATATTAATTTAATACTTATATGAAATATTCATATTAAATTGCTATAAATAGTAAATAAACTCCCATGCTAAAGTTATCTCATGTTTTAATTTTACCTACATAGTAGGTAAAATATGACTATAACACTGTTACTTTATATATTAAGAGATACTCAAGTAGGAATATATAAAGTAACTGTTTAATTATAATCCGTAGAGTTTTAAACTGGAAGAACACTTAAAAGTACCTATAATATAATGAGATAACGTAGTCTACTCTGTAGACTTAAGCTGATAGGTTAATTGAGTATTAACCTATAATTCCTCATACATATTTTTCTCCTTATAAAATATTTAATAAATACTTAGATTCATATACAATTTTTAATATTTTATATACATATTCTGCACGAATATGTTCTACTTTAATTATTAATTCAATATTATTATCTTCATGTATACATTTTAATGCTGTAAATAAAGAATTTTTTTTAACATAAATTTTAAGTAATTTATTTATTCTATCAGTTAAATCATACATATCTATATATTTACATTTACTTTTCATTATTTCTATTTCATTTAAGAATATTGTCATATCTTTTATATCTTTATCCATAATTTTAATATTCCTCTATACTTTTTTAATTGCTTCGCGAATTGATATTATATAATCATCAAAATATATTTGTCCTTTATCAAAATTTATTTTTATATAATTAATATTATTATAAAATTTATGTTTAGCGAATATAAATAATTTCCTTAATACAAAATTATTACTAATATTATCATCTTTTGATATTAATACTAATAATTTCCAACCATTAGATAATAAAAAATTTTTTCTATTATTTTCATGAATTATAAATTCTTCTTCTGTCATACGATTTTTTTGCACATTTAAATCATGACCACTTCCATTATATTCTATCGCAATTTTTTCATCAATTAATGCTATATCTATTGCTAAACTATCATATACATAATTTAAAATTCCTCCAAATAATTTATGTAATCGCTTCTGCTGTTTACTAGCAGGAATATAATTATGTTTTTTAGAAGTGACTTGTATTTTTTCATAAATTCCTGGTATATCACTAATTTTATCTACACCATATTTTTGTTTTATAATGTCAACAATTTTTTGTTTTACTTGCTTAGCTTGAAATACATGCTTCACACCATATTTTTTTAAATTAGTTAATTCTTTGCGTTTTTGAATACATTCTTTATCATTACAATTACATATATCAATACATCTACAATAAGATTTTTTTAAAATCTTATTACAAAAATCACATTGAATAATAACTTCATGAGTTGATTCTGAAGATAAATCTTTAACTAATACTTTAAATGAATCATGAAATTCAGTAAAAGTATAACCTTTATCTTCATAATATTCTTTATTTTTTAATGTCCATTGAATTCTAGTTACTTGTTGTAATATAGGCATTTTTTCTCCTTTCTATAATTAATTTATAATATTAATTATTTTTATTTTAAAAAATAGATTAAAAAAACCTATCATTATAAAATAAAAAAGACTAATTAATATAATTAGTCTTTTATGCAAGTCTAATAGCCAAACGCTGTTTTTTGGTACGTAATTTAGAATTTAAATCAGCTAAAGCTTTAGCTTCAATTAATAAAGTTTCTTTATTAATTTCTTTCTTATTATTTTTATCAATTTTCTTTTTATTTTGTTCCATTATTTTTCTCCTAACCTATTCGTTTCTTTTTTACTATACTCTTATTATCATGTTTAAAACATGATTGATATAAATAATCCAAAATATTAATTGTTTCTGGCGAATCTATAATTATGTTTATTATTTCGTTAATTTGTTCTTTATTTAAATAATCATATAAATTTAATGAAATATTTAAATTATTAGCATCATTTTGTATAGTTTGTATTTTATTTAATATAAATGATTTTATTTTATTTTTATCATTACTTTTTAATAACGAATATAATTGATAATCTTGACAAATATATTCATATGCTGAAATTTTACCAAAAATATTTTTATATTCTCCATATTTTTCTTCAAATTGAATATTATTTTCTGCATTATCTTCATCAATTTTAAATATACGCATTAATTGTAAATTCTTATGTCTTTTTCTAGAAATAATAGTAATCATTTATATTATCCTTTCTTGTATTTATTGATCTTCTTCAAACATTTTTTCGCTTACTAAATCATTATACAGTTTATTTTCAAGTTTTTTTCTAGCGTCTCCGTCCTCAACGGTATTTTGCTTTTCAATAACCCATTTAGGCGGATATTTATATATAGAAGTTTTTATTCCATTAGCATATTTAGTTTTAGCAGCTTGTCCCATAGATGCTTGCATAAAATTTATATATGTTTCCATTATACCTTCTATAGTAATTCCTGTATCTCCGTTTCTTCGTTCTTTCCCGCGTTCATTAGCAGCCATATTATACCACTTAGATATAAATGATTTAGGAGTTCTAATATAAGCTAAACCATGACACAATTTAGCATCTGAACTTTTTAAATATCGTTTTACTTCTTCTTTTATGTCTGATAAATCTTGTAAAGCAGCTAATCCAATTGAAGATAATAAAGTATTAGCATCACTTACAGCATCTGCGATATACTGTAATTCTTCATCAATATTTATATTTTTAAATACTGTAAGTTTTCCCTTAAAGCCTTCTGCTTCTGCTTCTACTTGTTCCTTTTCCATTTCTGTATGAAGTTTATTAAAACGATTACTAATATTATATTTACCAGTTCCAAAAAATGCTACAGCAAATGGAGAAATCCTACCATATTGATCACAACAGCCTTCAATATAAGGCTCGACTCGAGCATGAATTGCTTTTATTTTTTGTAAACCTTCGTCAGTATTAATATCAATATTATATAAAGTATTTATAAAATAAAATAATACTGATTGTCGTTTTTTATTATCTAATTCTAATATCGTATTACGTAATCTTTTTTGTATTCCTAATAAAATTTGTTCTTGTATTTTACCTAATTGATTTATTTTAATTAACCAATTTTTATTTAATTGGTGTAAATCTTTATCATAATAATCGTCTTCATATTCTTTTTGAGTATCATATAATTGATTAAATATATTATTATATATCTGTTTTGCGGTACATTTTCCCCATACCGAATCTTTATATATAATATCAATAGAATTCGCAATATTAAAACGCTTAAATGTTTTCCATAAATTTATATTTTCTCCGTATTTTATTAATAAGCATGTTTGAGTTTTTGTGCTATTATAAATTTTTATATAGAATTGAGTATTTTCTTCTTCTCCAAAATTTTGCATTATTGAATTATTAGCTTCATTTTCATTGTTATCTGGATTTCTTGCTGCTATATTTTGATTTGATATCCATGTTTGAATTAAGCTATAAATATTATGCGGGTGATTACCGGATTTATTATTTTTTAATAATTTTCTGAATAAATATTAAAATTATATTTTTAATATTAAAATAAAATATTTTTAATATCTTTTAAAATAGATTTTAATATATTATACTTATATTTATGTATAAGCATAGATTATATCTTTATATAAAAATTATATAAATAAAATTCAACAAAAATATTTACTATATATAATCGTTATATTATTTATTATAAATTTATAATGAATAATTATGAATTTTAATATAATTATTATATTTTCATAAATTATATTAATTATGCTACTTTATATATAAATAGCTTCATTAATATCATTAATTCTTTCGGTTGAGCATAATTCATTTATTTGATTTATGAAACTACCAATACTCGTACGATAGCTAGTTAATAAATTTGATATACGCTGTTTAGGATGCAGTTCTTCCCATGTTGCTATATTATCTTTAATAATTTGTGTACTAGATTTTAAACTGCATAAATCATCAATCATTTTTCGAAGATATTTTATAACTGTATGCCATCTTTCTGGAGAAAACTTTTTTTTAGCTTGTGCAGAATTAGAATCGCGCTTTTTCATATATACGTCATTTAATTTTTGTAAAGTTTCTTCTAACGATGAAAATCCGCCATGTGATAATTCTAAAAAATCATCTAATTTTTGATTATTAATTACATTTATAATTTCTCCAAAAGACTGATTCGTTACAGGTGTAATAAAATTATTTTTAGAATTTAAGGCCTTATATTTATTATTAAAGCATGTGTTACGGTATCTTTGTAATTTACTAGTATTATTTTTAATAGCATCAGTTAATTCTTTTAAAGTAGTAATATCATTTAATATAGGATTATTACTAAATGTTGAAGCTAAATTTAATGCTAATTGTCTAGCTCGTAAAAAGACATTATTATCGAATTCTTCTAATTTAGCATTTTCTTCAATAGTTAAATTCAAATTTAATAAATTACGGCGTATATTAACTATACTACGTAATTGAGAAATAATAATATCAGCTTGTTTTGAAGTTAACTCCTTATCTTTTACGCGTTGATATAATTTTTCAATTATATCATTACCAAAATATCTATGACATTCTTCTAAATTAAATTGCTCAATACCTTGTGGATCTAATAATATTTTACGATTATTAACCTTTTTAATAACATCTGGATCTGTTAATGCTGATTCGTCATATTTATCATAAATATTTGAATTTTTTAAAATTGTATCAAAAATAGCTCTTTTTAAATTATCAAATAATTGTTGATATTTATTTATATTAATAGATGCAAAGGAATTTAAACCTTCAACTATAGCTTTACGTAATTCGGTATACTGTTCAGATGCCAATGAATTAACTTGTACTTGTTGATATTTTTTAAAAAAAATTTCAATTCGTCTTATTAAGGCAAAAAAACCATATACTTTGTTAAGCGTAGCTTCGCTATCTTGTGAATCTTTTACGCCTTCTTTATAAATTTTATATATCTGATTAACAATACGTTCTTTATTAACATTAGTATATTCATTATGCGCACGATTTAACCAAGAAAAAGATGTAGCATAAATTGAATCTTTAATAATTGGTAGTAAATCAGCATAATATTTAGCTTGTTTTAAAAATTGCCTTATAAATCGAGCGAATCGCAATTGAAATATTTCAGGCTTAAATTGCGCTATAGTATCATACCACACTGAAATTACGAACCCACTAACTGCAGAAATATATACATTTCTAAATGCTTTATATTTATCGTTATTTTTAATATCATTTATAAATTGAAGAACTTTAGAAAATATATTTTTATTATATTTGATTATATTAGCAACATTTAAATTTATATCTGAATTTTCTTTCGTTGCTTTTATGTAGCTATCAAATAATAATTTTTCTGTTCGCTGCCAATCAACTGGAAATGTATTATTATCAATACCTATATCTTTACTATCTGCTTTTAATTGTTCAACAATACTTTTTATTTTTTTTCTAATTTCTAAATCAGTATCTTTAATTTTTGAATCAGTTGCCATATTTTTATTCACTTCTCCTATATAAATTTATAAATTTTTTAAAATTATAATTATGTCATTGCAGATTCAAAAATTTTATTTAATTCATAAGTAATATTCGCACGCGTCCATTGAATATTTAATTCTGGAATATCTTTATAATTATCTTCATTAACAGGATTATAATCTTTTTTTGCGCCGCCATATTTATTAATCATATTTTCTAATAAATCTATACAATATGCAACATTAAAATTTTTATATGATTTTTTATCAATACGTGCTTGTATCACTCTAACCATTTGATTTAAATATCTTTGCCAATTAGCTGGATTTTCTATAAGTGCACGAGTAACGCCGAGTTTATCATTATCTTTTACTTCTGCTAACATATCACCGAAAAAATTAACATGATCAATAAAAGCATTAACAATTTGATTTAATTTTACTGTACGATCTATTAAAGTAGTTTGATATAATTTATCTTTTTCTTTATCAAATTCTTTAAATAGATTTTCAAAGACATTTTCATATTTATTATGCAGTTGCTGAATTTGAGCTAATCTATAATCTTTATCTATTGTTTCATTTCGTATTGAAGCTATATCTATGCCCAGCATTTGTTTAATAAAACGTTTTTTATCTATTTCGGAAATATTATTATCTATTGATAAATTATTAATATCAGTCATTATATTATTTTTTAAATTTTGAACACGATTATTAAATTCTTGCTTAGTTTTCATTAATTGTTGTTTAATTGTATTTAATCGCTTATACCAATCTTCTCTCTGAGCATTATATTTATGATAATATTCAGCCCAAGTAATCATAATTGGATCAATTTTTTTATGAAAATTTTTATATATATCATAATCATATTTTGCGACAATTTTCATATTTGTTGTAGGATTTGAATTCATTAAATTATTAATTCTATCAATATTATTTACATTGCGATTATATAATTGTTCATTTATGAATTCATTAGAATTAGCTTTAACATATTTACCAATAATAGCTAACGTTATCTTATCAGCATTTAATTGAGCATTATTTATTGAAATAGCTTTTATAAAATTATCAAATTTATTTTTCCATTGATCATCAATAATATCTTTTTTGGGATCTGCATCATCAATCATTTTTATCCATTTTACATAATTTTTTAAATCATAAAGGAAATGATTTACATTTTCTTTTGTATCTTCTACATTTGCATATTTTTCGCGTAAATAAGTTACTATAATAGGATCAATATATCCGTCTTTATTATAATATTGTTTTTTTACTAATTGTCTGGTAAAAGATAATATTCTACCATCAGCAAAATAAGAATCATTTTTATTTGATGAATTATCAGATTGGACTCGAACAAAATTCCCCCCCTCGGGAGCATACTCGTATCGTTTAGTAGTTGCATTATATATATAATTTCCTTTTCCAGATTCTACTTGCTTAAATATATAGTTATTACTGCTTCCAAAACTTTGTTCTAATTGATGCCTAAAATTATTATTATTTTCTAATACTGTTACACGTTTATACATATCTTTAGATACTTTATGAAAATTTCCATTAGATATTTTTTGATATTCACCTGAGGGTAATTGCATATAATCGCCACGAGCATCTTGTTTATATTGATTTGTCGTAGAATCATAACTATATTTATATTTTGCTGGAATATAAATATAATCTCCTTTTGGATTTAATTTATATTTTTTAGTAGATTCATCATATTCATATCTATCCATAGGCATTGGCATAGAAAACTGAGTATGAGCATTTAATGGTTTAATTTCACGCGTAAAATTACCATTTTCATCATAAATATAAGTTTTAGTTTCATCATCATAAGTATAATTTCCCTCACCAGGTTTAGTTGGTGTATATGTTACTACCTGAATATTATTATACTGATAATTTGTAGGATCAAAATCTTTATTAAATGCAGGATATCGACTATATTTATCATAAATATCATCTATAATTTCGCGATAAATACTAGGCATTGCATTAGATAAAATATTTAGAGCTTGCTGAAATGTGTGCAATTTATTATATTGATATGTTGGTGATTGATTTACTTTAATAGTATCTGATATATTAGCAACTTTACCACATTTATTCTGAATAAATTCACAAGCATATGCATATGGGCAATATTGTTCATATAATCCATTATCAATTAATTTATGTAATAAAGCACGTGTATCAGTCTTTCGACGTTTTTCTCGATCATTTTTTACTTGTACTATTTTTTTATTTAAATCGGATATTTTTTGCTCTAATACTTGTTTAACTGTATTATATTCTTCCATTGATTTACGTTCATCTTCAGGTATATTATCTATATTGTTTGTTGCTAATTGCTGCATATAAAAATCTATTTTTTTTAATTCTTTATCTGTTTCGTCTATTTTAATTTTAATTTTATCTATTACTTTTGTAAATGCGTCAGCTTGTGTATTTTGATTATTAAACATATCTTCATCAAATATATTACTATTATCATTATATCGTGAAAGAGTATATCTAATTTGTCGATCAAACGGAGATCCTTGCTCTTGTAAAATTCTTAAATCTTTTTTCAACTGTTTGCGTTGTTTTATTAATTCATTAATTTTTTCTCGACTATTTACCAAGCTTGTACGTGTTATTTGGTTACGTTCACTAATTAATAATCTAAATTTTCTAAGTTCATTTTCTAATATGCGTTTTTTTGCTTGTGTTTGTTCAGATTGATCTCCACTATCATGTATTTGCTTTAATTGCTGTGTTAATACTTCTTCATAATCAGGAACTTTATTAGAAGTATCTTCGTCAGATGTATCTTCATCTTCATTATTTTGTCGATTTTTTAATTTGCTTAATTCTTTTACAAATTTATCAGCAAATTCTTTTGAATCTATATCATTTTCAATATCATTTTCATTTGAATTATTAATATTAGTTGCATTAGGATTACTCATTTTATTAATTTGTGTTGTAATAATAGCTAATCTATTATTAATAGCAGTAAATTCGCGTTCCGCTTTTGCTATAGCTTTTTGAAGATCTTTTAAAGCATCTTCTAATGCTTGCTTTTTATCCTCATATCTTTTATTAGTATTACGACGTACCTTATGCATTACAAAATCTAATGCATCAATATCGTCAACAGAATAATTATCATTATCGACAATATCTGTATTTACTTGATTTGCTTGCACTTGTAAATCATTATATATGTGATTAAAAAATTCGTATAATTCATTTTTAGTTTTTTCATGATTTAATCTACTTTTAGCTTTTAATGCTGAAATAAAATTATCATAAGTCATATAAGGAACTAATTTCATTAATTTTAATAATATTTCATTATCTTGACCGGGAAATACTGCAGTACCCATTTTAGGACTTTTACTAGAATCCCAATTTGCAGCTTTATCCTCGTTTGCTGCTGCTAAAATAGATTTTAATCTTGGATTTTGAAATGAATTAATGAGTAAAATTCGATTCAATATACTATTCAAATATTTTTCACCCTTTTTATAATTCATTTTGTAATAATTTATTTTTTTATTAAAAAATAAAAATATATAATAAAAAAAGAATTCATATATTTTAAGATACATGAATTCTTCATAATTATATATTAACCTCTATTTAATAGAAGACTTTTTAAAATTTACACTTCAGCAGTTTTATTATTAAGGTCTGCCTTAAATGCATTACTTAATTTTAATTTAATTGTCTTTTTAGGCTCAATCCATAAAGTTTCGCCCGTAATAGGAGAACGTCCATTTCGTCCAGCTCGCATAACTGGTGTAAATGTACAAAAACGACTAATAGAAAATGTTTCATCATTTAATAATGTCTTTTTAAGATTATCAAATACTGCATTTACAGCTGCAGCGGCATCATGTTGAGTTAAATCTGCATCACGAGCTACATTTTTAATGAATTCTGCTTTTGTCATAATTGGTATATATCATCATTAATAACAATGATAATATACTACACTTCCTTTCATAATATAATTATTTTTATTTTAATAATATAACTTAATAAATAATTTTATCACTGCACAGTTAATAAATTATTTTCTTTATTAATAATATAATAATTTTATAAATTTATTTTAATAGATTATTAAAATCTTGCTCCGTAATGATCTGAGCTTGATATTTTTTAGCTTTATCTATTTTAGGTTGTTTAGCACCATTACCAATAATTAAATAATTCAATCCTTGCTTAATAGATGAATTAATACCGCCATTTTCTTCAATTAATTCTTGAATTTTTTTGCGAGAAATAGATAATGCTCCAGTAAAAGCAAATGTTTTATTCATTAATTTGCCTATATGATTATTATCATTATCATTACCTAAATTCAATGCAATTAATTGATCTAATAAATTATTATTTTGATTAATCCAATTAATAATATTATTAGCTACTGTAGATCCAATATTATTAATCAATATTAATTCTTGATATTTAGCATTTTTAAAATTACTTAATGACTTATAAAATTTTGCTAAATCTTTACCTGCAATTTCACCAATATTAGCAATTCCTAAGCCTGCAATAATTTTTGCTAAAGATGTTTTTTTTGATTTTTCAATATGATCAATTACTTTATTAGCTGATACTAAACCCTGTTTATCTAATACTGATATATCACTAACTTTTAAATAATATATATCTGCAATATTATTTAAAACATTTCTATTAACTAATGCAGTAATTAATTTTTCGCCAAAATCTTTAATATCTAATTTAGTAACAAAATCTACAATTTTACCTATAATACGACCTTTACAATTGCTATTATTGCAGCGAATATAAACTTCTTCAAATTTTAATTTACTACCACATACTGGACAAGTTTTAGGAATTACTATATCTTGTTCATTACCTGTACGTAAATCAGTTAATACATTAATAATTTTTGGTATTACATCACCGCGACGAGTTACTGTTATATGATCACCAATTTTAATATTTAATCTATTAATTTCTTCAATATTATGTAAAGTCACGTTACTAATATCTGCGCCTAAAATATTTACTGTTTCAATAATAGCTACAGGTGTTAACGTACCTTTAGAACCTAAATCCCATCTAACATTCTTTAAAATTGATACTTTTTCTTCTTGTGGAAACTTATAAGCTATAGCCCAATTAGGAACAGTTTGCTTATTACCTAATTTTTTTTGTTCTGCATAATAATATACTTTTATTACTAATCCATCAATTTCAAAATCTAAACTATCACGCATATCATTAATATCTGTTAATTTCTTTTTTAACTTAGCCATTAATGTATTAAAATTTTTTCCATAAAAATCAATAATAAAATTAGTAACAAAATCATTAGTTATTTTAAATCCCAATTCTTTTAAAAATTGCATAGAAGCTTTATGGTTTAAACATTCATTATCTAATGACATATATGCTGCAAATTGTAAATATTTAGATTTTTCAGCATTGGGATTTTTATCATTTAATAATCCACTCGCTGCATTTCTTACATTCTTTTTTATTAATTCTTTAGGAGAATATTTCTTTATATATTCATTAATTTTTTCTAATCCAGATTTAGTTAAAAAAATTTCTCCACGTACTTCTAAATCTTTTTTATAATCTATTATTTTCGGGATAGAATCTATTTGCCAGCATATTTTAGTTACATCTTTACCTACTAAACCATTTCCACGAGTAGCAGCTTGTATAAATCTTCCTTGTGAATAATGTAATACACAAGCTAATCCGTCATGTTTAGATTCAACAAAGAATGTATTAATTCCGAAATTATTTAAATTCTTTAACCATTTTTGTAATTCATCAAAATTCATAGCTTTAGCTAAAGATAAACACGGTATTTTATGAGTTATTTCTTTATCAGTTGTATTAATAGATCCCATAATTCGTTTTGTAGGTGAATCTTCACGTATCCAGTCTTTATGGTTTTGTTCTATAAATTGAGCTTCATAATATAATGAATCAAATTCAGCATCTGTTAAATCTATTAATTCGGAATTGTAATATTGATTTTCATATTTTATTAACTGATCTATTAATAAATTATATTTTTCACGCGCAGTTAACTCTGACTGAATCTCTACATCTTTTGCTTCTGCTGGTAACGTCATTGTAAAATCCTTTCATTAACAATAATTATAATTGTTGTAATAGCAAATAACTATTATATTTAACATTAGGAAATTTTTGACATAATTTTTGTAAAATTTCACAAGCCATATATTTATAATATATATCAATAAATATTAATTCATTAGGAGTTAACATATCTTTATTCAATAAATAAAAATATGTTACATTATTAACAAACATATCTTTACAATCAATATATGAAGTTATATCTGCAACTTCAAACTCATAAGTAGATACAATTAATTGATCATTAATATAAATAGCATCTGCTGATAAATATTCATTATTAATTTTTACTATTGATATATTAAAATATTGTTTAAACTCCTGATATAAATCCTTCATAATTGTCATATATATGCTCCTATTAAATAAAAATTATAATTGTTTTAATAATAATTTACCACATATATTATGATAAAAATCGGAAATAAAATTATTATACTGCTGAAAAGACATTATATCAGATACAAATTTAAATGTAGACTGTATAAACGATTTTAATGATACTTTTGATATAGTCTGATTATAATAATTAAATATTAGACTGACTTGATTTATGTCTTTTATATATAATAAGCATATAGATTTAAATTGATTAATAACTAATTTATATTGATATATATTATTAGTTAATTCACATACTTGATATTTATCCATTTCTAACAAATTTATTAATATATTCTCGATCTTTAGCAAATACCGGAATATCATAGTCAATAACCCAACGATAGCGTTGAATATCTTCATTTTTATATTCATCATGTACTATATATCCTTCTTTTTTAGTACACACTCCACGTTTAAAAAATGTAGGATATTCATTCCAATTAATTCCTATATTTTTTAATTTTTCTTGAATATTAGTATTACTTAAATTTCTTATTTTTTCAGAGCTAAAATAATAATTACCTGCTAATTGAACTGAATTTTTAGCACATTCAGTTTGTCTATAAAGAAAATAATTAATAACTTCACTTTCAGGAATATTAAATACTACAGATTCGAATGACATTCGATTAATATTAGATGAATATTGATTTGTTGCTTCTGCATCTAATTCTGCATGATTTAAAATCGCATGAGTATATGCGGCATTAAATGCTATAGTAGCAATTGAAGAGGATATTGACGCAATTTTTTGTACATTACCATTTTGCCATTGACCTAAAGTAATTTTTTTATAATCAGTTAATAATAAATTAATTTCATCTGCTTGAATATATGCGAATTCTACATTAGTTAATTGTTCACATAAAGTCAAAGCAGTATTATGCATACTTTCCATAAAAAGTGGATCAAACGGTTTTTTCATAAAAGACATAAAATTATGAGCATTTAACATATCAATACGAATAATAACAGGAGTACGCTTAGTAAGAAAAAAACGATATGGAAATTCATAATTTTGACGCATTCTTTCGCCTAATAAATCTTTATTATTTTGCATAATTAATAAATTTACTCCTTAAAAATCATTATTTTTGCCAATATAAGGCTGATAAATAAATACAATGACTTAATGCAATACTAGCTTTAGTAGGATAATCATTTAATTTGTATAATAATAAATAACTTTCTATTTCATTTTTATAATCATTATTTAATAACGCACATAAAATTTTATTTAAAATAGAAATACCACAATATTTATAATTTTTATAAATAAAATCTTGTTCTTCAATTGTTAAAGCTTTACAATTGTTACATAAATATAATACAATTTTATTAATAGTCATAATATATAATGGTTTAAACGTCCAATTACAAGTACATATTTTTTTTTCATTATATATTAATTTAAAATTATAATATAAGCCTTTTTCCCAATTAACAGATATATAACGAAAATTAGGTAATTGCTTAGATATACTTTTATACATTTTTTGAAAATGCTTATTCATAATTTTTTCCTTATAATGTATATAACAAAATTAAACTATTAATATGAAATTGATATTTTTCAATAAAATATTTTTTAAAATCTTTTAAAAATTGAATTTTATCATCATTATTATTGATTTTATTTAAAAATAAATCTATATGTTCTAAAATAAATAACTGTTCAAATTCATCAGAAGTATTATTTACTACATAAAACAAAAATCTTTCAGCTAATTCTTTAATAATATAATCTTCACTAATATTAATTACGTATTTTTTATTATATGGAAAAAACCATGAAAGAAATCCTTTTTGTCTATAAAAAACTTCAAATAATATTCCAATTTGAGGCTTTTTATTTTGTAAAGTATATTCATTAATAATAAATATTATCTTATCATTATTAACATATTTTAAAATAATCATTTGTGCTTCATGTATTATATCTAATATATCATTTTTAACTAAACATTGAGATAATTTTTTCTTTCTCATTATATTAATTTATGAATTGCTTGCTGAATTTTTTGCGGTAAAAAATAATAATATTTTAATATTGTATCTGTATAAACATTTTTAGAATAATTATATATAAATTGTAAAATATAGTTTTCTTCATTTTCTGTTAATATATCATTTTTTGCCTGTTCGCAAACAATATAGCATAATATTTTATGTATATCATTAAGATAAATATGTATATCTATTAGATCATCTATATTATTAATAGAATATTTTAATAATATATTTTGTCTATATAAACATAATACTTTATATTCATTATTAAAATATAATGTATAATTAAAAAATCGTTTATCTGGAATAATTTTTAATAAAATTTCTTTTTCTTGCTGACAAAATTTTTGAATTGCTTCTTTATCCAATTGTATATTTTTTTCTATTTTTTTTATTTTAAGCACAATTTTTATCACCTAGTCTTTCAATTGATTTAATCCAATTAGTATTAAACCACACAGTAGATTCACAATCCCAACCATAAAGTTGCGGAAGTGTATAATCAATACAATGAATTCCATCGAATAATTTAGAAACTTTATTAAAATTAATCATATATTTGCCAAGAAATGAATCAAATTGTTTCGGTAAAGAATTTAAATCCTCTTCATTATTAATTTCAAAAACTTTTAAATTATTTTTAGGTATAATTTTATATTTAATTTTATGATTTTTAATATTAAATTCATTAATTTGGCACCACAAATCCCACTGACTACTATTTGTATCAATTAATGTTGATGTCCATAAAGCTTTATATGGTTTATTTAAGCTATTAACAAAATTAAATTTTACCTTAGAAATACAAAAATCAGATGAATGAATTAATAATTGAGTATTAATTTTATTAGTAATCATTTTGTACCTCAATTTCTAAAATACTCTTTATTAAAAATATTTTAATATATTAAAAATTAAATAAAAAATAAATTAGATTTTATTTAATAATAGATACGCTTTTAATTTATCTTGATATACTTCAGAAAATTGAGATAAATTACGTTCTAAATGAATATAATCAATTCGATGTTTATATTTATAAATGAATTGCTGCTCTATATTTGTAAATTTAAAACTGAAAAATAAATATAATAATAATTCATTAATTGCATACTTTAATGAATTATTATTTTCAACAGCTATATTAAAATCAAATACAACATTAGATTTATTGTAGCAGAAATATTCTTCCTTTAATTCTAATAAAGGAAGATCTCGATGTAAAATATTAAAAATATGATTAATTTTAATCACTAAAATTCCTCCTTAAAAAAATTAAAAAAACATTAATTAATAATGTTTTTTTTTATTGCTATACAAGAGTACTTCGTATAAATGCATCAAATAATGGCTCAGAATTAATAGGAGTACTTAATAATTCAGGGTGTCCTTGAATTCCTATATAAAATTTATTTTTATCATATTCTATAATTTCTACTAATTCATTGTCATTATCATTTTTATTATATGATGATGTTCCGACAATTTTCATTCCATAATTAGTAAATAATTCTCGATATTGATTATTAAATTCATATCTATGCCGATGACGAATATTAATAACATCTTTTTTATAAATATTATATATTTGTGAATTTTTTTCTAATTTACAAATATAATCACCGAGCCTTAAAGTTTGGCACATTTCGGTTAAATTACGCTGTTGTTCCATTAAATGAACTATTAAATTATTACTACTTTGTTTAGTCTCACTAATAATTTCTTCTGAGTTAGCATCCGATAAATTTAATACATTTCTAGCAAATTCAACGAACATTGCTTGTGCACCAAAACATATACCTAAACACGGAATATTATTTTCTCGTGCATATTTAGCTGCTAAAATTTTTCCCTCAAAGCCTCTGCTACCAAATCCGCCAGGAATTAATATCCCATCTGATTCTGATAATTCATTAATATTAACTGCTTCAGCATTAATCCATTTAATATTAATATTAACATTATTTTTCCATCCAGCAAATCTTAAAGCTTCAGTAATAGATATATATGAATCTTTTAATTTTAAATATTTGCCAACAATTCCAATTGTAACAGTATTATCGCATTGATTAAATATAATATTATTCCATGGATCATCTTGATAATTAAATTTTAACTTTAATTTATATTCTAATGCAGGAATAATATTTTCTTTAATTAACATAGACGGAACATAGTATATAGAATTTGCATTTAAATTTTTAATAATAAATTTAGATTTTATATTAGTAAATAAAGATAATTTATTCTTTATAGCATCATCAAAATCTTGATCCGCTCGGCAAATTAAAATATCTGGATTTATACCCAATGATTTACAAGATTCAACGCCTTGTTGAGCAATTTTAGTTTTTATTTCTTGCGTAGTTTGCAAAAAAGGTAAATATACTAATAAACAAATTAAACAATTATTAACTGATAATTCATATTGTAATTGTCTAATTGATTCAATATATGGCAAAGCTTCTATATCTTTTATATTTCCACCAATTTCATGAATAACAATATCATATTGATTATTAAATAATTTAATATATCTTTTTATCTCATTAGTAATATGTGGAATCATTTGAATAGTTTCTCCGAGATATTTACCTTGTTTTTCATTAGTTAATATATTATCATATATTACTCCAGAAGTAATAGAATTATTTTTTTCTAATAAATATGGATCATTTAAAAAATTAGCATAATTTAATAGATCCATATCACCTGTCCAGCCATCTTTTAATGGAATACTTTCTCCATGAGATTCAGGATTAATATTGCTCGCGGAAATATTATAGTACGGGTCAAATTTTTGAATTGTAACTGTATAACCGCAAGATTTTATAATATGTGCTAAACTAGCAGAAATAATACCTTTACCTAATCCGCTTAAAGACGCGGATAAAACAAATATATGTTTAGTCAATTTTATTACCGACCTTGATATAAAAATTCTGTATAATTATACTTTTTATTTATCAATTATTTAATAAATTAATATCAAATAAGTAAAATTCAATAATAAGTTTAATCATTCTGTTGAGTAAAAATCTATATAAAAAATACTTTTATAGTTTTAATAAAAGTTGTAAAGCTTTCCACTGTTCATTATTAAATGAAATCCGTACTGAAGAACTATTTAAATATTCTGCAATATAACCACGATTATATAAACTGCTATGTAATTTTTTATACATAGATTGTATAAAAGTTGTAATCATTTCCGCCGTAAAATATTCTTGAAATAAAAGAAAAAATACAAACATTTTATTATATCCACGCTTACATTTTTTATATAATTGATCTCCCCAACGATTAAATATATCTTCTAAATGCGGTTCAAGTAAAAATAAATGCTCTGATTTAATTAATTTATTTGCATCTTTCTTTTTATAATATAAAGCTGGATATACCAAATACCAATAATTTGATTTAAACAAACAAATATATAAATATTCTATATTATTAGATAATTTATTAATCATAAGCGGAAAATATTTTTGATATAATTCATTCTGTCGTGCATCTTGCGAAGATAAAGAAGAACAATATAAAAATGCGATTTCGTCATTTGCATTTATTAAATATTGTTCTATTTGTTCTTCAGATAATCCTTGTTCTTGAGCAATCACAAAAAATCTATCAAAATGACCATATAAACTAATACTTTGTCTATATTTATTACGTAATTTTTGCTTAGATAAATATACATTCATTAATGTAGAATTAAAATCTAATATATCTTTCATATAAAAATCACCTTTCATTATTTTTTTTATAATAACGAAAGGCTAATATATTTTTTTATAATATAGATTTTATTTATCTATCAATAAAAATTTTTACAATAAAAGAATTAATTAAAGATCACGTAATAAATATTTACTATTAAATTCATGTTTATATTCATTAGGACATGTAGAATCATTAATATATTGTTTTATTAATTGTATACGATCTAAATTTATATCATTTTTAATTAATTTATCATAATAACGAATCATTTTATCAATTAAAAGTTGATATTGATCGCTAGTAAAAAAAGGTTCAAAATATATAAAATATATAAATGTATCTATGCTTCGTTGTTGTGCTCTCGTCCAATAATCTTGTCCATATTGATTATAAATTTTTATTAAAAATGAATATAATAAATCAAAAAAACGTTCTCTTAATAAAAATTTTTTAAGTGATTCATTATGATATATAATAGTTAAATTATTCATAAATAATATATTATAATTAGTAAATAATAAATCATATAAAGTACGTTCAAAATATAATAATTGCTTTAAACAATATATAAAATATTCACGATATGTATTATATGTACTAGATATAATTTTCTGATTATTCATCATATTATATGGTACTTTTTTTAACTTTACTTCTGTATTAATAACTAATTCATTTTCGGTAAAATCTTTATTAAAAAAATTGCAAAAATATAAACAATATAAATAATAATCTTGTTTAGAAAACTTTTTAATTATTACAGGATTTATTTTTAATAAAAAACATAATTCATTAAAAATACTGTCATAATTAATAGTACTAATTGCTGGAAATACTGCCACTTAATTTTCGCCTCCTCTCCTTTAATTTTTTTTGTATTGTATTATACAATATATCCGCTTCATAATTATTGCAATTAGGCATTATATAATCTATAAATCTATAATAATGATCAATTAAATTTTTTTCATATTCATAATATGACGGTAATTTATATTTTATATATTCTAAATGCTTTCGGCATATTATAGAAATTAATAAATTAATTTCAGAAAATGATAATAAATTAATAGATCTATTATATATTCTTTTTAATTCATTTTGTAATAAAGAAATATTAATATTATCTGGATTAATTCCAAATTCATTTTCTAATCTAATAATCGCTTCTTCGCGCGATACATGATTTAATAATTCATAAAATTTTATTATATCGCCGCCAGCATTACAGCCAAAGCAATAAAACGAATCATGATCTTGCGGACCTAATTGAGTCATAAAGCCTTTAGGATAAATAGTAAATGATGGAGTTTTTTCATTATGAAACGGACAACAAGCTTTATAACTAGTTCCAACTTGTTTAATATTAGTTACATATTTTGATATATAATCTACTCCATCAATATAATTATATAATTTTTGAATTCTTAACTTATTCATTTAATCGCTTTCATATAAAAAAAATAATGAAACTAAATTAATACTTTTCCCCAAGTAGTTTCATTATTAATATTTTCAGCTACTGGAATCATTTGCATCATTGCATAATTCTTTTTAAAAGGAATTGAAAATGGTGCAGCATCCCTTGTTTTAAAACTTTCTAATATAGCATAATCTGATTCGGGATTTACAATTTTTATAGAAATACCCCAATCAATATGATCGCCTACTTGATCAGATTCAGCTATATAAGCAGATTCTGCATGTCCTCCCTTCTGTTGCATATCATTTTTTCCTTGCCTACTCATTTGGGCAGCTGAATATACTACACAATTTCGCTTTCTAGCAATACGTTTTAAACTTAACGCAATATTACCTTGTTGATGACGTTTTTCTGGTACATCTATATCAGGCATCATTAATCCTGCATAATCAATTACTACAATGTCAAATTGTATATTTCGTTTTGTCTGTTCTAACGCTAAAGTCGAATCTATAAATGCAGGTTTACATTGATTAGGTACGTCTATAATTACAAATGCTCCCATTTGATTTCCATCAATAGTTTTATTATGTTTTAAATTATCGATATATTGTTCAAAACGTTTATAATCTGCAGTATTTAAAGTAGCGCGTTTTAAATTATTAGATGAAATAGAACAAGCACAGGCAGCTAAACGTCTTTCATAATCTTCTTTAGAAATTTCTAATGAAAATAATAATACATTATAACCTACTTTACAAGCATTATAAGCAAGATTTAATAATAATATAGATTTACCAGTACCTTTACGCCCAATAACATAAACTAATTCAGTACGTCTAAACCCGCCTTCTACTTGATCAATAGCTTCGAATCCTGATGGTATATATTCAATACTATCAGGATGATCACGAAGATAATTATATCTTTCTAATTGTTCTTTAGCTGATTCTTGAAGTGATCCGCTTTTTAAAATAATGTTATTATCAATAGATAAATCTGTCAACTTCGTTAATAATTCAGTGTTTAATGTATCTACTTCAGCTTCACTTAAAGTAGTATTAGATTTTTCAGTAATTTCTTGCGCGATATGTGTTAATTCTTCTCGTTTATATTGATATTTTAATATTTGTATAGTTTGTTTAAAACTAGCTTCATCAGGCTCTATTTCAATTAAATCATCATTATACAATGAATTATATATAACCATATCGTCATCTGAAATATATTGACTATATATTTCACTATAAAATATATTTGATAAAGTAGTGGGAATTAATACATCATTATTATGATGATAATAAAATTTTAATAATTTAAATATTCTTTGATATTTTTTTGAAAAATATTTAGAATGTAATTCATTATCACTTAATTCTAAGTATTTTTTGTCAGTTAATAAATATTTTAATATTTTTTGTTCATTTTGTAATTTTAGTTCAGCTAAAGTCATTCAAATCACCTAAAATATTTACACTGAAGAACAAATTAATTTACAATTACGTTGTATAATATCATTTATTGACTTAGTATAAATATTACTAATTTCATTTATATCTATATTAGTAGTAATCCAAGTTAATTTTCCTGACATTTCACGATTACGTAAAATATTATCTAATAAAGACACAGATGATCTAGCTTGTGTATATAAACCAGTTTCACTACCAATATTATCTAACACTAATATTTCTGGTAATTTAATTATTGTTTCTAATATAGTAAATGATTTATCACTTAATGATAAACGTACTAAATCATCATATAAAATAAATCGTATACAATATAAATTTAATAATAAAGGATTTTTAGCTCGATATATATTTTTAGCTAATGTATGCACAGCAATAGTTTTACCTGTATTTGCTTTACCAAAAATAAATAATCCTTTACCTTGCCGTTCATATTCAAGAAAATTATTAAAATATTCTTGAATAAATTTTTGTAAATGTGAATTATTCATTTGCTTATTTAAATAAGCTCTACCAAATCCATTTAATTCACATTCAACTAATGCATTTATTAATGTTTCATCTTTATATAAATTAGACCAATATATATATTTTTCATCATTTTTAGTCATGTTTATATTTTCCTTTTAAAAATAATTTAAATAAAAACCTATACTTCAAATTTTTGTTTATAATTTTTTAACCAAGATTTAAAATTTTGAATATCTATATCATTAGTAAAATGATATAATTTACCATTAATATTAGATTTAGCTAATAAATATAAATCTTTTGTTAGTGGTACTTTTATATTATATAGCCATTCAATTGCTGAATATTGTTGATTGAATTGATTATCTTTTAAAGCTTGTATAATTGATGAAATAAATATATCTTGTATTCCATATATATTTATGAGATCAATATATGTCATTTCTCCGCGCTTTAATTGATCAATTGCAGAAGATAAATAATTTTTTTCTGCTGTCGCTTGTTTAATTTCTTTTGCTTGATATGACGATAGAATTGTAATAATTTTACTTTGAATATATGTTAATGGTATAACTTTTTTATTAATTGCATATTGTAATATAAATTGTATTTGTTCTTCATTTAATTTATAAGCTGATTTAATTTTTTGTACGAATTGATAATCTTTAATTGTTTGATATATAGGTATATGTAAATTTAAACTATCATAATATTGTGTTATAAAATATGGAATAGTATTTTTTTCTTGTAAAAATGGTTTTATTTCTTCTAAATATATTTTTGCATCATGTGCTTTAAAATTACTCACACCTTTTATATTACATTTTCCCTCTTCTACTTGCATTAACAATGCAGTTTTAACGCATTCATAAGAATAATTATGTAATATATTTTTTATAATCACTACTTCTATTCTATAATTATTACATTCTTTATTAATACTATTATAAAATTCTTGTAATAACTGTTTTGCTTGATGATTAATATTTAATTGTATTTTATGTAATTTAGCTTTTCCTTTTTTATATATATTATATTCTAATTTAATACAATCATTAATAAATTGACAATTATAGCATTTATATTTATCACAGCCTAAACACTGTAATTCTTGAATAGTATCAATATCATTATATGTTTTTTCTAATAAATCAATTTTTTCTCTATATTTATTATGTAATTCATCTTTTTTCAATCGTAAATGCGCTTTTGCTTTCGCTTTTGTTTCAAATACTTGATTACATATATGACATTTGTATACTATTGTAGGCTTTATTTTATGACTATCCATTACATCATCAATATGTTTAATCACATTAATCACCAATCCTATTAATCTGTTATATATTGAAAATAAATTCTTCTCACTTTTATACATATTATTACTGAATAAATAAATTCATTTATTTATTTATAGCAAAAGGATTTTATAAAAATTTTAAAATTAGATTTAAAAATAGATAAAAAAAAGACATTAATGTCTTTTACTAAAGATAAGCAAAAAATATTAATGCCTCAACGGCTTTAAATTATAATCTAATAAATTCATAGGAAACATTTTTATATTAAACGCTGGTTCTTGCTTATATAATCTATTACGTACTTGAGCTTGCCGTAATAACATTGGAGTAGAATCTCTAAAATCATACACAAATGCTCTATTTTTACCTTCGCATTTACGAAGTACACGGCCAATTCTTTGTAGAGCACGTGTAGATGATTTTCCTCCTCCTGCAAGAATCAGACAATCAGCTGATGGAATATCCAAACCTTCATCTGCAATAGTAGTACAAATTAGAATTTTGCATAATTTTTCTCTGAAAGCTTGAATAGTAGCATTTCGTTTTAAAGAAGCATCACTACCTGATAAAAATTCTATTTCACTAACTTTAGCTGGTAATTTTTTATTACTACCAGTTTTTGATGCTTCAATCATAAATGCTTCATTACTAATATATTGTTGTAATAATCTTAAAATCATTTCACCATGTTCTATACGCTGAACTAAGATTAATATAGTTGCATTCTTTGCTTTACGCATTTGATAAGCAATTTTTACTATATCCATATTACGTTCACGATTACAAACAATAGCTTCACGATATAGATCATTATAATTTTTTTGTGGAAATACTCGTTGATGCTTTACCCAAAAAATATCACAAGGCGTTATATAGCCTTGATTTATTAATTCACTAGCTGTAACTTTATTATTAGGCAGCGGCCGGGCACATATAGCATCAATTAATAAATCAGAATTATCTGACCTCCACGGAGTGGCAGAAACTCCAATACGATAATAAGCATTTACACACCATTTACTTACATCATTTAAAGTATTACATGGTAAATGATGACATTCATCAAATAATAATAATTTAGTATCTTTTACCATTTCTTCTGTAGCTGATTGTGCAGAAAAAACAGTAATATCTTGTACATCTCTTGTTCCACCACCAACTAGACCAATCGGTTCGCCTAAAAATTTTTCAAATTCACTTTTTAATTGAGTACATAAACTAATTTGATTTGCAAAAATTGAAACTGGCTTTACATTAAATTTTGCAACTAATCCTGCCATCATTAATGTATTATGTGTAACAATAAAATCTTTACATATAAATGTATGCTTAGGAGAATCAACAGTAATACATTTCATTTCCTTTTTTATATTTAATTTTTGAATATTAACAATTCTTAAAGTATTAATATTTAATATTTGAAATATATTATTACCTTGTTTAGAAACACGATATCCTAATGAATATAATAAAAACTTAACATAATTCATTAAATTATCATTATAAATATAAACATGATTTTCATCTATATAATGTGCTTGCATTAATCCTTTTAAAAAAGCTGTTCGTTCATCAACAGATGAATAAAGATAATTTTTAATATTATATTGTTTTAATATATCGCGATTATTTTCTCTATTAACTAAAAATCCAAAATCATATGGAGATAATATAAAATATCTTCGATAATATTGAATTGGCTTATTAACTGGAATTTGCATATCTATAACTAAATCTTTACATGCAATAATTTGTTCTTCTGATCCATTAATAACTTTCCATAAATGATCTTGACAACATTCTATTTTAGTTGCATCAGCAAAAGTAATTTCATATATTTCTTTTTCGCCTTGATAAAATTCTTTTAATACTCTTGTTTGGTTGCCATCTTCATCATATACTATACTACCAGGATGAATATCTTCTAACTTAACCCACCCGTTGGGTGTAAGAATATTCGTATCTAATGGCATTGCTTTACCCAAATTTATTATTATAAATAAAATTTATACTATTTATTAAAATATTTTAAAATAAATAGGTTAGTATATATCTTCTTTATTAAAGTTATAATTAATATACGTTGATATATTAATAAAAATTTTTATTAATATATTCTGATTATTATATTTTTCAGAAATAATTATAATTAAGTAGCAATAAATTACTACTAGTTGCAGCTTGAATAATATCTCTCGGACGACAATTATCTATAATTTTTTGCTGATAATCTCTAACTTTTAATTCTTGAGTTCTTTCTTTATCTAAATATTTAACTAATGAATAATCAGCATTCGGTTGCCAAGCAACTCTTTTATCAATAATTTTATATTCTTCTTTATTTTCTTCTAAAATTTCAATAATATAATCTAATAATCCGGTATAACTCTTTTTTGTAATACGATTAAATAAATGTCTAACTTGTGGAATTGAATTGGGATTATATTCTTGTATTTCAAAAGATAATTTATCCCAAATTTTAAATTCTATATTATTACTTGCATATTTTACTTCTACATATACATTATCTATGTGCAATTCAATCAAATTCATCACTTCCATTTTCTATTTCATCAATATTTTTTCATTTATATCATTTTCATTTATAATTGGATCAATATCAATTTGCGGATCAAAATCAAAATATAAATTAATTTTATTTTGTTTCACATTAATAAAATTTAATGGTTTAAACATACTTTTATGAACAGATATTTTTAACCAAATCGGTAATTGTAAATTTCGTATACTATATAATTGATCTAATACTTGTTCCGCTAAAAGAAATTTTTTATTAATAGAAAAATTAGATTCTAATATGATTTTATCATTTATTATTTGAATTGATTTAATTGCACGATGCATATAATTGATATTTAAATAAACATAATCATTGAAATCAAATATATTCTGATCGATATAATCGATTATTTTCTTTATAAAAATCATAAAATATGCACGGCAGATTCCCCCTCACTTTAACTGTGGGCAGGAACCGTGCTCCTCCTTTCCGCTAAATATGTCTTGCGCCTAGAAATTAGAAAGAGCTTGTATGAGCTCACATTTTTAGGCGTGGGATTACTGGCTAAAACTATTCACCAAGTTTTAAATAAATCTTAATCAATATTTAATTTTTTTACAAGAATTTTTCTTTAATTTTATAATATGCTTTAATAATATTACTAGGATCTATTTGATTAATACAATGTGCTTCAGTTGATATACATCCATTATATGTATTATATTCTAAGCATTCGCCTAATGAACTATCGGGCTGTAAAAGAATATATTTATTATGTGTTGGATGAAATCTTGCTTTAGCTGATAATGATCCAGTATGTATATTATTTTTATCTTTTGCCTGCGGTAAATAATAAATTATCGGTTTATTAAAAACTTCTGCTATATGCATTAATCCAGTATCATTACCAATATATAAATCGCTTTGCTGAATTACCGCTATACTTTCTAATACTGAAGTTTTATTAACTAAATTAATACATTCTATATGCTTATTTAAATATTCCGCATCTTTTTTTTCTTGTTCTCCTGCCCCAAGTAAAATAAATGTATTATTATCTTTTACTATTTCTTTTAAAGCAATTAATAATTTTCGAGCCGAATATCGTTTAGTATTATTACTACTAGCTAAACCAATAATTATTTTTCTTTTTGCATCTTTTAAAATATTTTTTGCATATATTATACTTTTTTGATCAAGAAATAATTCTAACTTTTTACTAGTTACTTTTAATCCGCAAGCTTCTAATATATACATTTTTCTATCTAATTCATGATACATATAAAAAGGATTAACTATTGGTTTAGTTAATATAAATTTATCTATTTGAATTAAATCTAAAAAACTTTGTAAACTAAAATCTTTATGATAATATTGTCTTTCTGCTTCAAAAGAATATCCAATATTTTCTTTTGTTATACTTAACCATTGTATAATTGATCCTATAAATACATTACAACTAAAATGTAAATTAATTGCTAAATCATATGTTCTATTCCATAAATATTTATAACAAAAATTTATAGAATGTAATAAAAAATTTAATAAATTAATATGTGATATATTTGATGGAATAAATTCATCAACATATGGCAAATATTTAACTATATCTTTAAATGTTTCAAAATAAACTAAAGTAATATGTGCATCTGGATAATTTTTTCTTATTTCTCTAATTGCTGGTATAGCTAAAATTAAATCACCCATTGCATTTAATTGAGTTAATAATATATTTTTACGCTTATTTTCCTTTTTATAAGAATTTAATATTTTATTAATATTATTAATAGTATTATCTAAATCATTAGATGTTAATATAGTATTAATAATTTCTTGTTTTAATTTATCTTTATTAATCATTATATTTACCACTAAAAACTAAAAAAACCAGAAAAAATTTCTGGAATTATAGTTTTTCTTTCGCTTCATTAAATAATTCATTAAAAGCATTTTGTAATTTATTAATATCTTCTAAAGAAGTAATTTGAGTAATAAAACCATTTTTAGTAGGTCCATCATAATCTGCCGTTTTTTTAAATAATCTTGCAGAAGCATGTAATGTTCCGCGCTTTTTATGTTCTTCCAATCTAAACTGCCAAGTAAATACTTCATCAACAGGTAATTCTTTCACATAAATTTGATTGTAATTATCGGACCAAGCCATTAAAAATCAATTCCTTTCAATAATATTAATTAAAAATACTTTCAACAAATCTTTAATAAAATATAAAAACTTAAATAATATATAATTTATAAATTAGATTTTTATAGTAGGTAATCCAGATAATTTAAATAAATCACCATATACCGGTTCAATTATATTATGTGTAGTTTTATTATTATATGTTAATTGATTATTATTAATAGATCCAATAATAAATAATAATAATTGTCCTAATTCATCAACTACTATACACGCCATTCCTGTATATTTACTAATTCCTACTAATGAATCCGGTAAATATACTTTAAAATTATTAAATGTATATTTTAAAGTATCATCTTGGTACCCTATAGTTTGTTTATTAATTTCAAATGAAGTATCTAATTCAAAGAAATAATCATCAAATTTATGATCCACAGAAGTAAATAATGCATCATTTAAAAATCTTAATTCATAATTGCCATCAGATTTTAAATATTTTTTAATCTTATCCGCAATATTTATTTCTACATCTGTATTATTATTTAAAACTAAATTTAATTCATCAATACTATCAATATCATCATTTAATTCTTGATTAGTCATTATATAATTATTATATAAGTTTTGTGATTGTCCTATAGGTATATCCGTGTTAAAAATAATTTTTTCTCCTGTTAAATATGATGCATAAGTATTACCACCTGGTAATCTATTTACTAAATTATTTAGCGAATTAACATTATCATATTTAGCTGATAAAGCTTCTCCACCTGAAGATAAAGTAGTAATAAAATATTTCCAATCAGTTAAGCGTTTTAATTTTTTAGTATTATTACTTAATATTCCTTGATATGGCGTATATGTATACCAAAGTGATAATACATCATATTGAGTTGGTTGATAACTAACCAATATAGGAATTTCAACTTTTGCATTTTCTGCGGGAGTATAATTAAAAGTAATTTTTAAAAATGGCGTATGCCATGAAGTATTATTAATACTTAATTGAGCTAATTGATATGCGCCTATTGATGTTTGATATTCTTGCGAATTATCCTGTATAGGATCTGTTGATACATTTACAGATTCATCTGCATTCCTTATAGCACGAAATGGATACATTTCTCCATCAACATAACAAGCATATTTAAATATTTCATTGCCTTCATCATCAATATCAATTATACTACAAACTGATTGTAATACACCGCCATTTTGTGTATAAATAGGTAATAAATATTGATTATGAATTCCATCAGTATTAAAAGAAATAATTTGCGTACGTAATATATTCGAAACTAAAGTTTTAGTATGCACATCATAATCAAAAGTAGTTCCACCTAGTGCTAAAACGAATTCGATATTTTCTCCTAATGTAACAGATTGTTGTAAATATACAATAAATTGTCCACTTTTTTCTTCTGTATCATTTATCTTTTTTATATTTCTTACTTGTTTATTAGATACATATAATACATATAATACTGGATAACCATATAATTTATTAGGAATAAAATATTCATTTGTGCCATTACCAATTTTATGATAATATAATATACGTGCAAAACTTTGATGCGTAGTACGATCAGTATGATAGTCATATAATTGATCTATACTATCTTCTAATACTGTAGAATGAAAATAATTTACTAATCTAAAATTAGTATCATTTTTTCTTGCAAATGAACATTCTTCATAAATATCTGAATCCGTAACATATCCTGCTGCTAAAATTTCCTCTGGCATATCACTAACGCCATTTCCAGCAGGAACTTCAATAGTATACTGCACTACTACTGAAGTAATAGTAATATCATCTGCTTGAAAAATCCATTCTTCATCAAATGAATACCATGTACCTGATACTGTTAAAATATTACCATCTAAATCGACTTCACCAGTAGATTTATAAACAATTGGCTCTGTATTAATTTTAATATCTATAGATATAGGTAATGAAAATAATCCATTTTCACCATTTAATACTTGAATTATTTCATTTTGTTCTAACCTAATATCGCCAAATCCACGATATAATGAATTAAATGATGGTAATATTTTAGCTGATCCTTTAATAAAATCATTAGGTAAACCAGGCCAATATTCATTAATAAAATATGCTGTATTATCTGTAGTAATATTTTGTTCGTATGTATTATTATATAATACTAATTCTTCAATTATAAAGCCATAATTATGATTAACACGCTTTTGATTAATTTTTTGTAAATATATCTTTTTTTCATTCTTTCTAAAATTTTTTAAACGATTTAATAATAATATTCGTGTTTTTTCATTATTTAATAATGAATTAATATCATTATCTGTTAAATTATCTACATCTAATTGTAAATCATTATTATCTTCATCACTACTATGTATATCATTATTAATATTTTCTGCGTTTGTATTATTAGATTCTTCATCAGTCACATCAATAGTACCAATAGGATATCGTTGCCCAGCAATATTCGCAAATACAATATTATCATTTAATAATAACTTACCTGTTAATTGCTGAATTTGTTCTTCAGATAAATCACTTATATCTATATCTTGATTATTAGTTATATAAAAATTTTGATCTTCTTCTTTTTCTTCATCAGTAATAATTAAATTAGCATAATTTTTAGCGTCATTTTTATCTCCAATAATTAAAGCATGTGGAATTAATACTGAACCAATATAAGAAATTCTAGCAATAAATGAGCCATTAATATAAAAAATTATATAGCTTTTTGATGGATCACTATCCCATGCAATACGGAATATATTAATTTGCTTAGCAAAAATTAAAGTATTTTTTAAATCTATAATTAAACTACCGTCTTTATTATTATCATCATTTAATATATCATATGTTCTATTAACTTTTAATATTAATTGATCATTTTCTTTTATACATTTAAATATAATATTACCATTCACATCAACGATAGTAAATAATGTTTGATTAATATCAGTATGGCCATTATATAAAAATTGTGTATAAAAATCTAATGTACCTTTATTAATATTACAAGCATCAATAATATATTTATATTCAGCTCGACCATCTATATATAGTCCTTTCGCAATAACTGCATCCTTATATATTGGTTCATATAATATTTCATTAGATTCCATAGATACTGTAGAAGAATAATCATCTAATTCATCAGGGTCAATATTACCATCAAATTCCACATGCAATATAACATTATCATTTTCAGAATAATCTACATATTGTCTACCGAATTGTACACGTCGTACTTGTGCTTTATCTTTAGTACATAATTTTCCCGTAAATAATTCTTTCAATCCTTGATTTAAATAATGTGTATATGAAACATTATTTAATACTGTTTTTCTTAAATCAACTATATCATTTTCTGCAATAACATCATAATAATAATGATCAGGACGGATATTATTTAATAAATCACCATATGCCGATGACGGAATATCATTATATTGATATATAATAGTTCGTGATCCGTTATAATTTTGTAATGAATATGCTTGTTTATTACGGCGTTTAATACGAAACATTGGTAATGCAAAAATAAAATTACCAATTACTTTATTACTATTTAAATCATGATTGGGTAATCCTGCTATATATAAATTATTATCTTTATAAAATGGTTGATCTCTAAAAGCTAAAAAATCAGCTGGTTTATAAATTAATTCTCGATGATATGTATTAAATTCACCATTAGCTGTAGCTTGTATATTAGAAAAATCGTTAATGCTATTATATCCAAATCCATTAGGAAATTTATTAAAATTTATATTTTGTGCGACTTTTATCGAATAATGTACTATTACGCGGCGAGAAGTTTCATCTTGTACTCGAGAATCTAAAATATTATAATTAACATAATTACCATTAATATTACCTTCAAATTTAAAAGTATCTTTATATGATGCACGTTCTAACCACATTTCTAAATATACTAAATCTTCTCTCGTACCCGTTTCAGGCGCTTCACCTAAATTTAACAATAAATAATTACCTGCTTGTTGTGTGGTAAAATTACCTACTAAATTAACAGGTATACCATTAATTATGGCTTTACAGGGTGCAATAGCGATAGAATTTAATATTACATTATTTAAATTATCTGTTGGCTGATATATAATAGCCGATGATAAAAAACTTTTATCCACTAATTCAATAAATCCGCTAGGAATTAATATTCTAGCTAAATTTTGACGATTTTTATTTTGTATATCTTGTAATTCATTTAATTCTAACTCTAATAATGGAGAATTATTAGAAAAAATTATACTTTGTAAATTAACATGATCATTAAAAGCACTAAAATAACGAAATCTTTCAGCATCTTGTGACAATTTATTCACCTCGGTATTTAAAAAATTCGTTTAGCTAGTCGTGCTTGTTTTAATATTCCGCTTTGATTTCTTGGAGCGGAAGAAATAAATACTTTTAATATATTTGGTTCTTCTCTTTTAATAATATCTGCTACTTCTTGTAAAGAATTATATCCATTATGTTCATTAGTTGATAAAATAGCTATTAACCCATGTAAATATGCACAATTAAATACTTCAACACCATCTTTATTTTTACAATTATTTCTTAATTCTGGATATTGATTCAATACATCATTATGATGCTGTCCATAATCGCCAATTAATACATGATCAGTATTATCCTTAAAATTGTGTATAACAACAATTGGTGCATCACGTAAAAACGGTATTTGTGGGTCAAAATCAATATATTCTTTTCCATTATTCGAATCTTCTAACTTATTTATTTTTAATCTATGGTTTCTACGTTTATTTATTATATTGTTATTTTTTTCTTTTATGTAATTTTGCAAAATACTATTAATTTGTGCAAATGTCTTATTCCAATTAAATTTTTTATATAATGTATTAATTCCAAAATTAACATATCTTAGCTTTTTATAATTTGGACATACTTTACACACAATATTAAATAAATTAAAACTAGTATCATCTTCATTAATAAAAAAATAATCATTTAAATTAGGCTTATAATAAATATCATAAAGCATAGTATCTCTATCTCGCGGCCACGATAATTCATCTATAATAGTTTTAATATTATTTTTAACCCATGCTACAGTTTCTTTTTGTACTAATTGTGCTAATTGTTGCGGAGTCATTTCAATATAGTCTTTAAATGATTTCGGCTGATATTTATTAATATAATTAATTATTAAATCTTCATTATTATATATATATTGATTAATTAATTTTGTATTAAATACTTTTACCATACATGTATTTAAATATTCTATAATTCTTTCTTTATTAAAATCAAAACAATCCTTATATAAGTATAAAGACATATTATTTAAATAATCTTGAATTTTTTCACGTATCTGTCTATTACTAAAAATATTTTTTCACCTCATTAAATAACTTTCTGCTATAAAAATAACACCTAATTAATATAATTAGGTGTTAATTATAATACTTTATTATATAGTTATTATTTATTATACTAATTAATGCTTTTTTATATATATTATTTTAATATATCATAATTAAAACTTAATCAAATATATATATGCATTAATTAGATGATATTTATCTATAAAAGCATTTCTATGATAAAAAAATATCTTAAATTAAATATTGGTTTATAAAATTTTTAAAAATTATACTAATTGAAGAATCCGCACGCACAGCATATTTATCTTTATAAATTGCTTTTACATTATCATATTCTACTTCATTTTCTAATTTTAATAAATGTTCTGATTGTATATTTAATATTTTATCTTCATCGCCAAAAGTATCATCTACAATAAATAATTTTTCAATATCAATTACAAAACATACTTTTTCAATATGATTAGGATTATCATTAAATGCCAATTTATAAAATTCTGCTTGATTTTCATAATTAATTGTTGTTAGCATATCAAAACATACTAAAATCAAATACATGTGTACAGGTTTTTTTAATTGTTGTTCCATTTTATATTTAAAAGAAAAATATAATTCATTTAATTTTTTAGTAGTTAAACCAGTATTATATATCCAAATAGGATTTTGCTTATTTTGATCATCTAATTTTTTGCGCCATACCATACCAGATTTTACATCAAATGCATGATAAGAATTATCTTTTATTGATTGAACTAATAAATCTGGCATTTTCATTTTATTATATTCTGTAAAATTAATAACATTATCAAATGTATTAGTAAATTCAGGAGTTAATTGATAACTATATAATATATTAGCAATTTCTTGCTCATATAATGATCCAATTAATACATTTAATTCTTTTGCCATCCAATTATAGATTTTTGTATTATCTTTATATTTATCAATTATTTTTTGTAATTCTAGCTTTTGCTTATATTCATCAATTTGTAAATACATAAGTAATTCTTTAAATACTTTTTTTATCATATATTGTTTATCAAATAATTTATTATATTGAAAACTAGTAGAATAATAATTTTTTAATATATTATTAATAGTCATTTTATAAGGTAAAATATAATTCATTATTAATAAATCCTTTCTTAAATAAAATAATTTTTCATTAATTATATTTTAATGTGTTATTAATATTATTTTAAACTAATATTAATTTTTAATAATTTAGATTTTTTAATTTCTTCGTTTATATTACTTATCTAATAATCTAATCATTTTTTTTTATTATTTTTATCCTTTATTATTTTATAAAAAATATAAGTAGAAAGGATTAAAATAATTATGTTATGTATTCCATATAATTCAATCGAATTAAATAATAATGCAGTAGGTAAAATTTTTAGAATTTATAATAAAAATAATAATAAATCTTATATTAATTATACTAATAATAATTTATTTACTATATCAAATATTATAAATGAATTAAAAGCAAAAAAATTCTATATTACTGATATGCAAAATGATTGGAATAATAATATTGCTAATTTTTTTGCAGAAGATTTACAATTATATTATTCAATTAATGAAATTTCTATATTAATGATTAATTGGCAAAATTATTTTGGCGGTACCAATAAAGAATTATTATATAATATTGAAGAATTTAAAAATCATAAGAATATTGATGAGTTATTGGATGAAAATAAATATTATATTTATTATACTACACAATTATTAAAAGTAAATAAAAATTTACAAGAACAATTAAATATTTTAAATCAGAATTATATTAATTTACAAAATTATAATATTAATATAAAAAATGATTTAACATCAATTAATACATTAATTGCCCAACAAATTAAAGATTCACCAATTCAAATATTACAAATGTTAACTTCATTATTAACTATTACTAGCGCAGAATGTAATATTCAATTTAATAAATCTATAATTAATTCTTTATCCACTAATACAACTTCTACTAATAATATGATTAATAATGAAAATAATTCTTCGCAGCAAAAAATTATTATTGCTAATAATAATTCTTTGACTAATGAAAATATTATAAATGAATCTATTTCTAATGAAAATAAATTTATCTCTAATGAAAATAAATTTATCTCTAATGAAAATGAAAATAATCATAAAAAAATGTATAATAAAAATCAGTCATTAGTAATACAAGATACTAAAATTACATATAATAAAATAAATGCAGCAATACAGCTTATTCAACAATACATTCCTATACTAAAACGTCTTATAAAAGTATTAAGAAGTAATCAATTCGTTAATATTAATAGTAAAGATAAAGTATTAAACGATATTAATGATATTCAAAACTTATTTAATCGTATAAACGCTCAAATTATTATATATAAAGAAAATATTATATTATTAAATAATAGTTCACAATTCGTTAATATTATGAATAAAATTAATAAGCAATTACAAAATTTTAAAAATGATTTTAATGGATTAAAAAATAATATTTATAATCGTATTAAACAGATTGAATTAAAAAATAATTCAAAAATTAATACTGATAATTTAAGTATAGAAGAATTGATAAAATTAAAATTACAAAAAAGTGATAATAATATAAAAACAAAAGTAGAAAATACTATTAATAATAAATCGAATAATAATATAGAAACAAAAGTAGAAAATATTATTGATAATAAATCGAATAATAATAACAATAATACTAATGATGATATTAATAATGAAAAAAATGATTTTAAATTATTTCCGTTATTTGATGGTAAAAAGCCAATCGCCGCTTGGCTACGTATTGCATATCAATGGTTAATTAATAATAATTATATCAATTTTGCTCAAGAGTTACAACATGAAGTTAATAAATCATTAATTAATAAATCTCCAACCAAAGCATTAAATTACGCTTTAACTTATAATAAAGGTATTAATTATAATGATATTGCTAAACTATTTAATATATCAAAAATCAAAGTTATGCAAAGTATTGATAGCTTACAAGCTACACATCCTGCAATTTATTTAGCATTAGGTTATAAAAGTAAAAATTCACAAGGTAAAAATAAACGTGTTATAAAAACTTTACACAACCTTAATATTACTAATATTCCTTCAGAATTATAAAAAATAATATTTATAAAAATATTATTTTTTATATAAATATATCATTCCGTTACGAAAACATTTTAAAACAAAAGAGTAGATATAAAAAATATCTACTCTTTTTTTAATTATATTGTTCTAATAACCATAATGCATCAACTTTTTCATTAATAAATCTATTTCTTAATCCATTAATTACACTTAAATTATAAGCGTGACAGAAATTATAAGTTGATCGATAATATCCTAAATTATAATCCCAATATACAGAATCGCATTCACCAATTAAAAAGTTATAAATTTCAATAATAATATCATTATCAAAATATGCACTATCAATATAGGATAAATTAGGATATTCAAATATATCTTCATTTACATATTCTAATAAGCTAATACATCCAGAATTGCCATTTTGAATCGCACGAGCAAAAATTACACTTTGCATTGCAAATGAATGTTTATCTATATTAAAATATTTAACTTTTAAACGCTGTAACACAGGATAATAATATTGACTTAATGCAAATTCATCTTGTAGCTTTTCAAAATTACCGGGATCAACATTACCTAATTGCTGCCACAATTTAATAAATTTATTACTATTAATAGTATACTTATTTAATTCTTTACCATAATTCGCTAATCGAGGGTGTGAATAATTACATAACCATTGTACAAATTCATCTACTACTCCAACGGTAGATGAGAATTGATATTTCTAGTATATTTATTCAATTTTTCTTTAAAAAAATTCTATATGTAATTAAATTATATTAGAATTTATTTGAAGAAAAATTGAATAAAATTATTAATCTATTTATATGAAATTAAATAGCATATGACTATATCTTTATTAAAAGACTTTTAATAAATTTCGATATAATTAAATATATTTACTTATAATTAGTCGTTAGATAAATATTTATTATATTAATAAATATTTATTATTGATATATTAAATATTAATTATATCAATAATTATATATTATATTAATAGCATTAATATTTACCATAAGATTGTCCACCAATATCTCCATAACCAGTAGAAACAAATCCTGGTCCGCGGCCAGAAGTTTCATATTTATTAATTAAATATGTAATAATTGGAATATATTCATTCATTTTTATTTTTCCTCTTTTCTCTTTTCTTGTATTGCTTTATTATACTCTTTACTATCGGTAAAAACATAATTTTTATCATGTTCAACCGTAAAATGATCTGCTGGATCTTGCGGAATAAAAATATTAATTGTATCAATAGCATTTTCATTGTCATCTTCTAATTTAATCATTAAATCTCCGCATTAATCAATAGGATCTAGATAAAAAGTAACAAAACATTTACGATTATCTAAATTATATTCATAAACTTCATGCACTGGCATTTTTTTAGGATAATCATCGCTACGAATTTTAGCAATTCTATTAATTATTCTATTTATGTTTTTTTCTCTATACTTCAATATATTAAAATATTACTTTATTAAAAAATAATTATATATAATAAAAAAAATGACTAAAGAAATTAAATCTCTTTAGCCTTTTTATGTGCTTATTTAAGTAAAATTCAATAATAATACTACTATTATCATTAACTCAGCATCTGAACTCTTAGTCTACTTATCACTATTCCTATATATGCTTTTTATATGACTTAACATATAATATAATCATGTTTTTAATTTTTAAATTATAACAATTAATTAAAATGTTAATCTCCATGTACACTAAATAATATTGGACTATATAATTAATTAATAAAGTTATTATAGTCTCTGAAGAATATACAAATTCTTACTGATTAAATTATTATTAATTACTTTCAGTAATTTAAACTTTTTATATAACTACTACATATATTAAATAGTTAATCTAGAACTTGCGTCTTTCTAATATATTATTATTTTAGCATATACTTAAAATATCTTATATATTTTATATAAGTTTAGATTATATCTTTTATATAATTAAATATAAACTATTATTATAATCGTTGTATATATAAATTATTCTTATATAATTTATATATTACTAATTAATATTATTAATAATATTTTTAGTAAATAAATAATTTACGGAACAAAAATCTATTATAAGAATATAAAATTTTTATAATAATAAAAAACATCGTTCCAAACTGGAAATACTTTCATTATTTTTTATTTGGACTATATCATATATAAAAATTATTTATATTAATATTACTAGTCTCTGATATGATTAATAATCATATACTGATTTATTTATTAAAAATAAATATTCCAGTAATTTTATTATTTTATAATCGTAAAGTATTTAAAATATAATCAAAATTTTATCAGCGATTGAACATATAACCAGTATCTTTTCCAGCTCCATTTTCCCAGGCAGAAGCATTTCCGCCAAATATAGCCATTTCAGTAATTGGACCTACAGCTTCATCTTCATTAAATGTTGTTACTAATTTTAGAATATTCGTATTATAATCTTGCTGATAATTTTTAAAATATCTTCTCATCTTAAAAATTCATACCAATTAAGCTCTCTTGTTATTATATATGTACTAATATATAATCAAATCAATCTACACTTCGCAGCGTATTCTAAAATCAATTCAATATATACTTATCTCTTATATATATCATAATCAATTCTATATTGATTCTTGAACTCTAATTCGTATTGGCGCTACCAGCGCACCTCTACAGTATAAAGTAGATATATCTTCATATAAATTATGTATATCTCGACTTTCTATTAAGTCTTCATAAGATATCTTTCTACTTATAACCTTACCTTTATTTAACTGTTTTATTTTTTTATATTCTTTATTTAATAAATATTTCTTTAATATATTCAAAGATCCATTCATATCTGCATTTATTAATATACCATTCTTGGACTTATAAAGTCCTCTCTTTATTCTCTTACCTGCAAAGTGTTTCTTTTTTAATTCTATCTTATCATTTATTGTTCTTAATACATATCCTAATTTTTCATCTTTTTTATATGATAATATATAATCATTATCTAAGAAAGAAGCTTTAGATGTAAATGATTCTTCTTGAAGAACAAATTTAATATTATTCATCTTACATCTATATTCTAAATTATCTTTTATCTTACTAAATGGTATACTAGTAAAGAATTGATTATTTTTCTTACCTAAATTAGATTTTCTTTGAAAGTCATTGTTCCATCCTAATATAATAATTTTTATATTATTTTGTAAAGAATAATCTATTAATTTTTTACAAATCTTATGGATATAATAATTAACTTTATTATTTCTTTTCTTTAATATATTATACATCTTTTTTGTATATCTTAATTTTTTATTAGTATTTTTCTTTTGTAATTTACTAATAATTCTATTATATCCTTGATTTATAGATTTCAATTCTTTACCATCTAATATAAAACTATTAATTTTTTTCTTAGAATTATGATTATAATTAATACAAGTCATTAAATTATTAATGCCTAAATCAATTGATAAATAATTATTATTAACTTGTATATTATCATTAATTTCTATTTCATAGGTATAATGAATTTCAAAAATTTTACCTTTATATTTAGGAATTACTTGAATATATTTTATTTTTTTATCTTTTAATATAGCAGGTATTTTTATTCTAAATCTATCTTTACTTTTTAAAGTTAAATTATATTCTTTTAATATTTGATAACTTAGAGGAATAATCCATTCATTATTTTTATTTATATGAATTTTATTAGTTGGAAGTATAAAATAATCATTTTTGTCTAAATATTTAGGAATATTACATTTTAAACCTTTTTGTTTTAAAGTGAAGAAAGATTTAAAATTTTCATCTATTATATATAAGATATTACAACTACAATTAGCTTCTAATAATTTATAATTAATATTATTTTTAATACTATGATAATTATCTATATAATTTAAATATTTACCAATATTAAAGAAATATTGTCTAATATTATATAGAGCAGAATTATATAGATTTTTACTATATTTACATAATTTTTTAAATAATATATATAATTGTTTATATTTATATATACTGACTTGTTGTTTAACAGTTAAATAACATTTTTCTTTTTTATTGATATTATTTTTAAGATTTCTACTAATAATAATAATTCACATCTTTTTAATATTATAAATTTTAATAATATTAACAGTTTAAATAACTATTAGTAATAGGATTAGATATTTTAAAACCTATTAAGCTTTGATTTTAATTAAAGCATAGATTATATCATTAATATATAAGATATATAATTAATGATTCTATAGAAATATACAATATTAATCGTTAGATAGATATATATTGATAAAATATATATTTATTATTGATCTATTATAAAATTATAAATATTCCAATAAATAATTAAATTATCAAACCATTGTATGGTTCATCGTTTTCATCAACAAAACACCACGAAGTAAATTTCTTACGATATAATTCACCTACTAATCTAGTATCAGTTAATTGTGCTTTATGTTCCACCTCTGGATCCATAATATCCCATAATACTGTATTAACTTTATTATTTACACGGTCATATGGCTGATCTTCGTGTTCGAGAATACCAACGCCAACAGCTAAAACCTGTAAGCCTGTAATTTTTTGAATATCACTAACAGTAGTACCAGTTTCCGATTCCATTACTGGTGCCATTCTCCAAGCCATTAATTCGCTAGCTTTATTAACAATTAAATTTTTTGTAGTTTGTTCTTTTGTAATTTCTTTAGCGCCTTCAATTTTACCTGTTTTAGGATTATATTCTCCGCCTTTGTGCATAACCATTGAAATTTCGCCTTTAATTACATGCTGTTTTTTATAATCTTCATTATTTATACTCATATATTTTTATCTCCATTCTTTTATTTTTTAATATAATATTTATTAATAAGATAATTTGTTAATTAGATTATTAATTTATCTATATAATAATATTAATATAATTAACGAATTAATTAATAAAAAATAATATTAATTTATTAAATAACTAATAAATTAAGTAATATTAATTTGTTATATAGCTAACAAATTAATAAATTCAAGTTCTTTACGTAATTGCTTATTTTCTTCTATTAAAGCTTCAATTCCTTTAGTATGAATATCCATATTATCTTGAGTATCTTTTACATAAGTATTAAAATTACTTAATTGTAAATATTTCGTATTTAATTCATTCGTTCCTAAAAATGCTTGATAGCGCTGATCTTGTATATCATTCCAATAAATTACATTAGCAAATTTACCGTCTAATGATACTCTATCGGATATAGAACTAAAATTTTGCCAATTAATTGCTCCATAAATATTATGATAAGCATTATAGCCGGTTGTGTTTAATCTAGCGACTTCAAATAAAGGTATTGCATAAACATATCCATCCATAGTATTAAAGATATTCATAGTTTCTGCGCCTTTACCTGCAATAAACATATGCGGGTCATTAAACGGTTCAAAATCAGCCGTAGTATATATATAATCTAAATTATCATAAACTTTTGGACCTTGCTGATATTTTTTAAAATATCTTTTCGTATTTTAAAAATTTATTAAGCTTTAATGATTTAGTTAAAGCATAGATTATATCATTAATATATAAGATATATAATTAATGATTCTATTAGTATATACCTATAAAATTAATCGTTAAATATATATTTATTATTAATAAATATATATTATTGATCTATTATAATGGTTTATAAATATATCAATAAATTTTAAATTAATAATCCCTTATAAGGATGTATATCTAAATCTTCAATACGATTTTTACCGTTATCATAATGTAATTCATGTTTATCTTCAATTGCTCTAATACACCATTGTAATTGAATTCTAGTTGTGCTGGGAATAGAAATACGATGATCAATCATTTCAAATGCTACTGAATCATTAGCTATACCACCAAATAAAGGAATGTCATCTCTAAATTTAATTTCTTTAAACCAAAATTCTAATATTACTAAATCTTGGCGTCTAACAGATGTAGCTGTAGGTGGAGGTAAATATACAACTAATCCATCGCGTTTACTTGATTCAATTCTTACAATATGTCCATGTAAAACTGCATGAAATGGATTAATAATAAAATTATTTAATTCTAATTGTGAGCCAATAGTACTAGCATCTTGAATAATATGATCATGTTTATCTCTAATTAAAAATTGATGTGCTTTATATGCGCCTAATTCATCAGTATTAGCATTATTTGAAATTTGTAAGCATCCTGAATGCGTCATAGTTCTAATTAATTTTGCTCGTTCTTCAATCTGAATCCATTGAAGTTCCTTTATATATTTATATATTTAAATATACTTTTTAAATACATTTTTATTAAAAGTCTTAAAATAAAAATGGTTAGACTATATCTTTTTTTAAAAATAAAAATTATTATATAGTCGTTGAATATATAGATTTTTATATAAAAATTTATATATTACTAAATAAATTGATTATTTTTAGTAATTAAATAATTCGATTGGAACAAATTTATTCCATTCATCTTCAATTAAGAAAGCATCTGATCCACCTTTTAATGACAAAAAATTAACAGTAGGATCAAATTTACCTTTCGCATTTCGTGAAAAATCAGGAAAATATGCCATTTACCTTTATTCACCTCAAATAGTATATTTATTTTTTGAAATAAATATTTTTATTTTCTTTACAATGAATTTTTATTTTTTACAAAGAATTTTTTTCTTTATAAAAAATTTTATTTTCTTTTCTTTATAAAAATAGACTTTAATCTAGCATAAACAAATACGGATATACATTATTTAATAATACTGTTATTAATTCTTCATATGATTGAGTATTATTTATATCGTTTTTTAATTTATCCGGTATATTTTTTATTTCACTTATATTAATTAAAAAATATTTTATATTAATTAAATCTTGTTCTGATAATTCTCTATCTATATAGAAATGAAATAATGAAGTTAATATATCTTTATTATCAATTTTAGATTTTTCAATCTTTTCATTTTCTATTTTAGATTGTTCTTGAGCATTTATTATTTGTTCTTTAATACTATTACTAATTATTTCATTTAAATCAGATGAATAAATTCGTTCTGAGTTAAAATATTGATCCATTTTAGAATCAATATCTTGACTTATTTGCATTTTTATATTATCTAATTTATCAAATATAATTTGATTTATATTATCAGATTCTTTATTCTTTTCTTGTATTGGAAATTTAGTATTAATATTATTTATAATTTGATGATTAATACTATGATTACTTTTCTTTACAGTATATTTATTTTTTGGTAAAGTAACCAATTGTATATCATTATCTTCAATAATATTTAAAAAGCCGCTGGAAATTAATTTTTTATATGGATTTAAACTAATACTTCTAATTTCTTCCCCAGGCTTTATAAATTTTCCTAATATATCTAGTGTATTATTTGATACATTTTTTAATTTATACATTTTTAATCAACTACGCTTTTAAGTTTTATAAAAATATGAACCAGTTTGTAATAGAAATTTAGTATTATTATTACTATTATTATTACCTATTTTATTATTAACATTATCTTCAATCGTAGTAACAGTTCCATCTGCATTTATATGTTTTAACTCTGTAATAACATTAAAATTTGGATGATAATATTCAAAAATATATGTACCTGGATCTAAAAAAAATATATATTTACCATTACTATCAGTATAATCTTGTGCACGAATATTTTCTTCACAAATTGTATCATCTTTATAAAAAACATTTACTTGTACTTCATTTATTGGATTATTCCATTTATCTTGTATTATATCTATAATTTTTAATCTACCAATTCCATTATTAATTACTGGTATATTAGAATTAGTTAATATATTAGCAGTAATATTATCCATCATAAATGTGCCATCAGGTAATACTTTTAATCGAAATATACGATTAAAATCAGTATTATCTAAAGTACCATTTACTTTTAGTATATAAAATCCTTCGTCTAAATATAATTCCCATACTCCATTAGTATCAGTATTAGTTTCAGCTATTTTTATTGCTGGATTTATTATGTCAAAAACAGTAATATTTAAATTATATAATGGTTGTCCTGTCTTAGTAGTAAATGAATCTGTTAATCTAAATAATCCTGTACCTTGCAAAACAGAATTATTACTCAATGAAATAGTTTCAAATAATAAATGATTATTATCATCGGTAATTTCAGTATATACAATTTCATCATTATAACCATTACGTGAAAAAATAAATTTATATTGATTAGGATATAAATAAGCTTCCCAATAACCTTCACGATTTGTTAATGATTGATATACTTTAGATTCAGTATTAATTTCTGTATTAGTTTCATAAATAGATACTCTAACATCCTCGGCTGGAATAGTGGTATTTTTATAATTAACATAACCAGTAATTTTTACAGTATCCTCATATATAGAGGACTGTTGAATAATATAAAACATTTCCATAGTATGAGCAATACTATTATCGTTACATTTATCAAAATTTAAATTCTGTAATTGTATATCGTCTAAATATTGCTTACTAATTAAATCATAATATTTTTTATTATAAATAGATTTATATATAACTTGATATTGTCCAGGAGATAAATCATAAGGAATTGAATAATTATAATAAAATTCATTATTACCCATAGTTAACATATTAGTCCAAGGTAAATCTTCATATATATTTCCATCATTATCATGTAAAATTCTACATTGCATTTGGTGTGAAATTTGTTCTACAATAACACAATCTTCAATATTTAAATCTTCTAATGAATGTACATAATAATTTGATGTCCATGAATAGCCATTTAAATATATATTAGAATAATATGAATTATATGCATAATAAGTAGTATCCCATGCAGTATCAACTAAATAATCAGAATAATATCTCATATATTGATCATAAGTAACATATTCACCATTGATATATAAGCCATATTTGGAATTATCTGTAGCAATATGATTAAGATCTTCTTGATGATTAGTAATAATATTTAATCCTGGCTGAAATGATGAATATAAAAAGATAACTTCTCCTGGAAAATAAACATTTTTCATTATACATCACTTTTTAATATATTTTTTATATATAAAGAAAATAAGTAGAAAATTTATGTAGTTAGAATGTGGTGATGATTTGTGGAAAACTGCCTTCTACTTTTAGCATGTCTATTATTTTCTTTTGCAGGTAATTTAATTCAACAAATTTATAATAATAAAGTATATTCATCTATTCAATCAATGCTATATCATGCATTAGTATCATCCGCGGCTGGATTTATTTTTTCCTTAATATTAAGTGAATTTATATTAAATCCATTATTATTAATTTTTTTATCTGGCGTTGGCGGATTTTTAGGCATAACTTATAGAGTGTCTAATAATTAATTTAATTTATTAAAATAATTTTTATAAAATTGATTAATATTATATTAATATATGATATTAATATAATTAACGACTAATTATATAAAAAGTAGATTTTATTGAAAAAATATAATGTAATTATATAGTCTTATACTTATATGAATAATATAAGCAAATATATTAATCAAGGATTAACATTTATTTTACAGCATAAATTTAATATTGAACTTAACGATTTATTACACAAAAACAATACACAGTATATGTTAATATATAATAATAGCATATTAAAAATATTACAGCAACCACATAAACATATACATTTACAAATTATAAAAAAAGAATAATATAAATAAATATATTATTCTTTTTTATTTAAATCGCATATTATTTAATATAATTTCATTAACATTTGTTAAGTTATCATTATTAACAACAAAATAAATATCATTACCCCAAACTTTAAATATAGAGTTGCAATTAGGACATATTTTAAATCCAGAGTCTTTTTCTAAATGATATAATGATTTACATATTGGACATTTATTAGCTCTAACTTCTGCTGCATCTAATAGCTTCATTTTTTCCATAGGATTAGTTGCAAAACAAGCTTCACAAGTTATATTTTTTAATAAATCTGCATTCATATAAAGCTATCTCTCTAATTATATTTTTTCTTGATTATACAAAACTATCAATTATATTGACGTATATAATTGATTATATATAATTATCAATTATATTACCAATATAATAATAATTATTATAATTTAATAAATAATTTTCACTATATGTATTTTCACGATCAATTGTTGTTTTAAAATCGTTTATATATGTTTCAATGTCATCTATACCATTTATACCTTTCATTGATTTTTTAATATCATCAATCTGAGATTGTGCTTTATGCTGCTGATAATTAATAAATTTATATTCACTAATCTCATTAACTTGATGTATACGTTTATATTTATTCTGATAATTTTTAAAATATCTTCTCATCTTAAAAATTCATACCAATTAAGCTCTCTACTTCTCAATATATTAATCACTTAATATATCTAAAATCAAATCAATCTACACTTCACAGTATATTCTAAAATCAATTCAATATATACTTATCCTTTATATATATCATAATCAATTTCATATTGATTCTTGAGCTTTAATTCGTATTGGCGCTACCAGCGCACCTCTACAGTATAAAGTAGATATATCTTCATATAAATTATGTATATCTCGACTTTCTATTAAGTCTTCATAAGATATCTTTCTACTTACGACCTTACATTTATTTTTATTTAACTGTTTTATTTTTTCATATTCTTTATTTAATAAATATTTCTTTAATATATTCAAAGCACCATTCATATCTGCATTGATTAATATACCATTCTTGGACTTATAAAGTCCTCTCTTCACTCTCTTACCTGTAAAGAGCTTCTTTCTTAATTCTACTTTATTATCTATTGTTCTTAATACATATCCTAATTTTTCATCTTTCTTATATGATAACATATAATCATTATCTAAAAAAGATGCTTTAGATGTAAATGATTCTTCTTGAAGAACAAATTTTATATTATTCATTTTGCATCTATATTCTAAATTATCTTTTATTTTACTAAATGGTATACTAGTAAAAAATTGATTATTTTTTCTACCTAAATTAGTTTTTCTTTGAAAATCACTATTCCAACCTAATACAATAGTTTTTATATTATTAGCTAAGCAATAATCTATAAGTTTTTTACAGGTCTTATGAATATAATAATTAATTTTATTATTTCGCTTCTTTAATATATTATACATCTTTTTTGTGTATCTTAATTTCTTATTAGTATTTAATTTTTGTAATTTACTAATAATTCTATTATATCCTTGATTTATAGATTTTAATTCTTTACCATCTAATATAAAACTATTAATTTTTTTATTAGAATTATGATTATAACTAATACAAGTAAATAAATTATTAATACCTAAATCAATAGCTAAATAATTATTATTAACTTGTATATTATCATTAATTTCTATTTCATATGTATAATGAATTTCGAATATTTTACCTTTATATTTAGGAATAACTTGAATATATTTTATTTTTTTATCTTTTAATATAGCAGGTATTTTTATTCTAAATCTATCTTTACTTTGCGAAGTTAAGTTATATTCTTTTAATATTTGATAACTTAAAGGAATAATCCATTCGTTATTACTATTAATATGAATTTTATGCGTAGGTAATATAAAATAATCATTTTTATCTAAATATTTAGGAATATTGCATTTTAATTTTTTTTGTTTTAAAGCGAAGAAAGATTTAAAATTTTCATCTATTATATGTAAAATATTATTACTACAATTAGCTTCTAATAATTTATAATTGATATTATTTTTAATATTATGATAATTATTATTATAATTTAAATATTTATTAGTATTAAAGAAATATTGTCTAATATTATATAAAGCAGAATTATATAAATTTTTACTATATTTACACAATTTTTTGAATAATATATATAATTGTTTATATTTATATTTACTAACTTGTTGTTTAACAGTTAAATAAAATTTTTCTTTTTTATTGATATTTTTTTTAAGATTTCTACTAATAATAATCAACTACCTTTTAATATTAATATAATAATATAAATAGATAATGATTATTAAAAAGTAATAGGATTAGATATTTTAAAATCTATTATACTTTAATATTTAATTAAAGCATAGATTATATCATTAATATATAAGATATAAGATATATAATTAATGATTCTATAATAATATACAATATTAATCGTTAGATAGCTATATATTGATATAATATATAGCTATTATTGATCTATTATGAGATTATAAATATTCCAATAAATAATTAAATTATTAAACCATTATTAGGTTCAGGCATATTAAATAATAACCATGAAGTATCTGTTATATACATATTCATCATAATACGCCTCCTTTAAAAAATATTTTTATAATTATGCTTTATAAATGCGATATCTAATAGTAAAAGTATCTGATGGTGTTTCTTTTGCATATAAATAAAAGCATCCCGATGCTGAAACTGTAAAGTCTGCTAATCCTGCTGCACGAGCTATATTTGTATTACTTGCTAATTCTACTTCAACTACATCATTAGCTGTTAAATTACTAACATTTATTTGATATCGCCGTGCATATGATATATTATTAATAGTAGTTGCGGTGGTATACCAAGCACCAGCAGTTGTAGAACTGGTAGTAGTTGTTTTTGCAATAGTTACTGCCGAAGCATATGTATATTTAGTCATATAAGTAGTATCAATTCGCTGTCCTTTAATATCTTGCAGTGCTTGTAAAGCATTAATACCCATAGGTTGGAATTCGCCATTTACGTACTGCCAATATTGATTATATAAAAGATTTATATTCATTTGATATGTAGAATATGATCTACCAACATATAAATAGGTATATCCGTCTTCACTAGTAGGAGCTGTAGTAGTTAAAATATCAGAATGTACAGTAAAAGTATTACCAGATAAAGTACCTTTTAAATATACTGGTTTCTTTTCTGCAAATGTTCTTGATGCATTATCAACTATTGTTTGCATATTAGCACCAATACTAATCCAATACAAACTTGTACTCAATGCAGCTGCATCAGCCACCGTTGATCCATTAAATAATACTGGATGTCGAATATCAAAAGTATCTCCTGCATTAAGTTCTTTATATGCTATGCCATCAGTTGTACCTACAAATCTTGCAGCAGCAATAGCACCATCAGCAGTTGCTACTGGATTCGCTATTCTTATTCTATCATAATAGTTGGCATCATAATCAGCAAGTACAAACCAATAAGTACCATTATAAATTAATGGAACATAATAATTCGCACTATATTGTGTTGTTAATCGAGTTGTAGAGTATCTATAAATTGCTTTTGCGCCTGTTGTACTTCCACCTGAAAGTGTAAGATTTAATGTAGCATTACCAGAACTCGAATATGGTAATTTATAAATAATCATTTTACCAGTATATAGAGCAGCATCTTTTGTTACGCCAGTCCAAGCACCTGTAACTGCTGTTTGAGTACCTACAATATATTCTATAGTGTGTTCACTAATCTTTTTACCATTAGAATCATTAGTAGCTGTAGCAGCTGTTCCGCTAATATTAATCCCCCAAGTACCTGAAGCATCTCCACCTGTTCTACTAGGAACTGATAAAGTTGTTCGCATTGCTGCTACATCTGCATCATCTAATAACGTTCTTGCTATAGCTGTTAATGGTGTAGTTGCATATGTATTAGAAGCAGTTGTATAAATCATTTGATTTGCAGAAGTAGCTAACCCACTAATAGAAGTTAAAGCTGCATGAGCACTTTGTTTAGTAGTAATAGCATTATTTAATGTAGTATATACACTAGCATCTTTATTAATAGCATTAGCAATTTCTTCCAAAGTATCTAATGTACCAGGTGCCGCACCAATTAAATTATTAATAGCATTATCGACAAAAGCTGTAGTAGCTACTTGTGTAGTCTTAGTGCCTAATGGAGCTGTTGAAGCTGTTACCGTTCCTGTAAATGCAGCACCAGCCAGTTTAGCATAAGTAGTATTAATTGGTTTATTATCGCTGTCATTAGTTGCTTTTGTTGCAGAATCAGCATTACCTGTTAAATTAGCTTTAATTGTCGCAGGCAATTTAAGAATAATATTAGAAGATCCATCAAAACTAGTAACAGCACCTGTATTAGCAGCAGTAGAATCTTGAATACTAATAGATTTTGCAACAGCTAATTTAGTAGCAGTATCAGCATTGCCGTCTAAACTTGCTTTTATAGTCGCTGGTAATCTTATATTTAATACAGAAGTATTACTTCCATCAAAACTAATAGCCGTACCAGTATTCGCTCCAGAACTATCTTGAATATTAATAGATCTTGCTGTAGCTAATTTAGTAGCTGTAGTTGCATTACCAGTTATACTACCAGTAAAAGATTGTGCAATTACTCCCGCAGGAAATGTAACGTTATTATTTATATCCCAAGTATAGAATCTGTTATGACTAACTATATTGTGATCAGAAAACCACCAGTTACCACCATAAAAACGAATATCATTTAATGATGGCGAACCATAACTAGCATTTACTGTTGTTTGTTTAAAAGTCATACGCAATGCATACATATTTCCTGATTGCGAAGCAGATTGATTAAAACCTTGTACTTGATTGAAATAAATTATATTATTTCCTGACCATCCGCTTAATGGCTTCTCAGTAAATAAATTAATCCAAGTATCAGTATCTTTATCTGCAAATTTTTGCCAATCAAGCGTTACATTCCAATTATTACCATTAGTGGAGCCCCAAATATATAAAGCATTTACACTAACATATCTACCTGAAGGCATAATAGTAATACGTAGCTGATTATTAAGACTATTATCTGCTTTTACAGATGCTTTACCTAAGAACATGTTAGTAGTACGTAATTCCATAAAGATAGCCTTTTTTTGATCATCAGTTAAACCATAATCAATCCATGTTTTGCCGCCATCGCGTGAATATTCTACAATAGTTGTCGCGCCACTAATACCAAATGTTTTATTAGATGCCCATGCTCCTACGCGATTACCAGTAATCCAGTCTAAATTACCTGCTATACTTTCTGTTGTGGTATTAATTGATGATGGAGTAATATTACCAGATATATTAGTCGCTTGAATATTAGTGGCTGATAGTGTAGATGTAGCGGGATTAACTTTTACTCCAGAGCCAAAAATTGCTGTATTCGCACCACGATTTGTTGATGCATTTTCTGTAGATACTAATAATACTGGGTATGTTGCATCCGCAGTAGATACATTTTGCGTCATTAGTGTATCAGTATTAGTATCGCCGTATAATGTAGTAGTTGTACCATTTATAGTAATTTTACCTACTTCAGTACCAGAAGTCTTTGTTTGTGTAAAACTAACAGCATCTGCAGAAGCAGTAATACCATCTAATTTAGATTTATCTGCGGCAGACATTAATCCAGCAATACTAGTTGTTGCTTCATGCTCAGTACCAGTAGAATTAATAGTAATTACACCATTAGAAGCCGTAACTGTAGTAGAACCAGTACCTTTAATATTAATGGCATTTCGTACAGTAGAATCATCAATAACATTTAAATGCACATTACCATTAGTAGCAACTGCATTAGCTGTTCCGTTATTAGCACTAGCTGCTACTAAATGTGTGGTATAATGCGTATTAGTATCTGTAGTTGGAGGCGTATAGCCTAATGCAGTGGTAACATTATCTTTAGTTAGACTAATCGTACCTGAAGAATTAGTAATATTACTACCTATTTTAACTAATCCTAAATTACTACCAGACGCAGCAGAATATGTCGTATCTTGTGTAGTAATAGTACCAGTATCTCCATCACCTTTAGTATAAGTGATAGTCTTACCAGATACAGATAAGTCTTTAATATAAGTATCAACGATATCTTGATTTTTACTATCTTTAGTAGCAGAAGTAGCCGCACCTGATAAGTTACCTGTAAAAGTAGTAGCTGTTACTTTAGTTGCTAATAATTCACCAGTTGATGGATTGATTTTTATATCTTTACCAAATTGTGCAGCATTAGCCGAAATATTACTTGTCGCATTAGCTGTAGCCGCAATTAATACTGGATATGTTGAATTTACAGTAGAAATATTTTGTGCGACTTTAGCATCCGTATTTGCTGCGGCAGCTGCAGCTTTAGCAAAAGCTGTTGTAGCAATTTGTGTATCATTAGTAGCGATTGCCGCTGTAGGAGCAGTTGGCGTTCCAGTTAATTCAGGCGATGCTAATGGTGCATAAGTAGTATTAATTTGATTACCGACAGAATCACTAGTCGCTTTTGTGGCTAGACCACTGAAATTTTTAGCCGTAATAGTACCTGCCGACGGATTAATAGTAATTGCAGAATTAAAATAAGTACCACTAGTAGTATCTGTTACCGCGGTGCTATTTTTAAATAATACTGGATATGCAGAATTAACAATTGATATAGCAGTTTGTGTTACATTTTGATCCTCAGTAGTAATAGTTCCGGTAGTATTATTACCTTTAGTATATGTAATAGTTTTACCTGAAATTGCTAGGCCTACAATAGCATTAGCTTTAGCTACATAAGTATCGGCGATATTATGCCCACCACTATCATTTGTTGCATTAGTTGCAGAAGTCGCATTACCAGATAAATTACCAGAAAAAGTAGTAGCATATAAAGTGCCAGTAGATGGATTAATTTTAATAGTTTTACCAAAAATTGCAGCTTTTGCACCTTGATCTGTTGTAGCATTAGGTGTAGAAGTAGCTAATATTGGATATGTAGAATTAGTAGTAGATACACTTTGTGTTACAAATGTATTTGTATCAGGTGTAGTAATAGTACCTGTAGTTCCATTACCTTTAGTATAAGTAATAGTCTGTCCAGAAATAGCTAATCCTGTAATAGCATTAGCTTTAGTTTCATAAGTAGTAGCAATATTATGTCCTGCACTATCTTCAATAGCTGCATCTGCAGTGCCTTCTAAATCGCCAACAAATTTAGATGCAATAATACTTTTATTGTTTGGATTAATTTTAATATCTTTACTAAAAATTGCAGTTGTAGTTGCATTAGTACTTGCATTTACTACTGACGATGCTAATAATGGATAAGTAGAATTAGTAGTCGAAACGCTTTGTTGCATTTTTTCATCTTTAGTAGTTAAAGTGCCAGTTGTATTATCTCCGCGTTTAAAAGTTAATGTCTGATTTGATAGAGTTAAATCAACAATTCCTTCAGTCTTTTTAACATAAGTCGTGTTAATCGGTTTATCATCACTATCGTTTGTCGCTTTTGTAGCAGCTGTGGCAGTAGAAGCATTACCGTTTAAAGTAGCTTTAATAGTAGAAGGTAATTTAATATATAATGTAGAAGTATTGCTACCATCAAATTTAATTTCTGTACCAATATTAGTACCATCAGCATCACTAATATTAATAGATCTCTTATTAGCTAATTTAGTTGCAGTAGAAGCATTACCTTCAATAGTAGCTGTAATCGTACCAGGTAATTTAATGGTACCAGCTGAAGACCCATTAAAATTAAATGCAGTACCAGTATGTGATCCGTCACTATCACTTATATTTATATTTCTTCCTGTTTCTAAAGTAGTAGCAGTAGCAGCATTACCGGTACATTTTGCTGCAGTATCTGCCGTAGTTGCTGATGCTGCTTTTTCACTTTTACCTAAAGCATCAATAGTTGTACGCATATCAGAAGCTGTAGCATCATCTAATAAATTCCTTGCTAATGCAGTTAATGGCGCAGTTTTATATGTATTAGAAGCTGTCGTATAAATCATTTGATTTGCAGACGTAGTTAAATTACTTATAGAAGTTAATGCTGCATGGGCTGATTGTTTTGTAGTAATTGCATTATTTAATGTATTATATACATCTTGATCATTATTGATTGCATCTGCTAATTCTTTTAATGTATCTAATTCTGCTGGAGCTGCTCCAATTAAATTTTTAATAGCATTATCTACAAAAGCTGTAGTAGCTACTTGTGTAGTCTTAGTACCCAATGTAGCTGTAGGAGCAGTTGGTGTTCCAGTTAATTCTGGTGAAGCTAATGGTGCATAAGTAGTATTAATTTGATTACCAGAAGAATCATTAGTAGCATTAGTAGCAGTATCAGCATTACCTGTTAAATTAGCTTTTATAGTACTAGGTAATTTAATAGTACCATTTGTCGATCCGTCAAACTCAATAGCAGTACCGGCATTAGTATTATCAGCATCACTAATATTAATAGATCTTTTATTAGTTAATTTAATAGCTTTATCTGCTGTACCAGTTAAATCAGCTTTTATAGTACCAGGTAATGCAATAGTTACTGCTTGACTACCATTAAAACTAGTACCTGCTCCAATATTTGTTGCATCCGCATCACTTATTTTTAAAGTACGAGAATTTTTTAATGTAGTGGCAGTAGCGGCATTACCAGTAGTATCTATACTAGCTGTACCACTTAATTTAGTAGCATCTAATGACGTAACAGGAATAGTAATATCTAAAGTACCATTAAATTCTGTAGCTGTACCAGTAGCGGCGCCAGAAAGTGCTATTGTTTTTTTATTAGCTAATTTTGTAGCTGAATCTGCATTACCAGTTAAATCAGCTTTAATAGTAGCTGGTAATTTTAAAGTAACATCTGCAGAACCATTAAAAGTACTAGCAGTACCAGCATTTGTGCTATCATTATCATTAATAACAAAATTTCTAATATTCTTTAATACAGTGGCAGTAGAAGCATTACCATCAATTTCAGCTGTAATGGTTTTTGGTAATGTAATAGTACCATTAGCAGAACCGTCAAAATTAATAGCTGTACCTGTATGCGTTTCGCTATTATCTTGAATATTAATAGACCTGCTATTAGTTAATGTTGTAGCAGTAGTAGCGTTGCCAGTTAAATCAGCTTTAATAGTAGAAGGTAATTTAAGATTAATATTTGATCCGCCGTTAAAACTAGTAGCAACGCCTGTATTTGTTTTTGATGCGTCGCTAATAGTAATATCTCTACTAACACTTAAATTACTTGCAGCTGTAGCTGTACCATCTGCGGGAAGAAATGAACCTACGATAGAATTATTATAAAATTCAGAAATTTTGCTATCAATTCGATTATCTGTAGCATTTGCAAAATCTGTTATTTGTGAACTTTCAGTTTCTGGATGTAATACTTTATATATAGCTTTATTATTCAAATCGCGATCAGCAATTACATGTATTTTTCCTTTAATTTCTGCCAAAATTCTATCACCTACGATTATGATTGTAAAAAAAAATATATATTTTCTTTCATAAGAAAAATATATATTAGAATAAAATTATTTCAACTTATAAAATGCTTAATTCATATAATAATTAATAAGTGCATATAATTATATTAATTTTTTTTATTTTTATAATATTCATTTTTTATTAACATAAATGAAACTAAAATAATCATTATAATAATAATTAAAATTATAAAAAATGCATTTATATGTAAACTATTTATAGGATTAGTAATAATATGATGTCTAAAAGTATTAATCTTAGTTATATCTCCTGAATATCTAGCTTGTAATTGCTGATATAAATTAAATGTTTGCACAACAATTATTTTATGATTTTGTACTTTATTGCCATATATATCAATATCGTCTACGCCAAAAATATCTCCGTTAGGTGTAATATAAGCTGGTGCGAGAAATTGAATATTTTTAAAAGCTTCTATTCCATATTGATTATATAATTGATGCAAATTTTCTATATCAATTTCTGGAGGAATTACAACTCTATTAGGATCGTCACTCGGAAATTCCCAATAAATAAGTCCATCTTTCTGCGATAATAAAGCATTCACTGCGGCTTTAGTAAGCTTAATATTAGTTTGTTCTTTATAAATTTCACTCCATAAGAGTGGAAATTTTTCTATATTTTTTCTAGCGCGACGTGATTGATTTGCTAATACACCATATCTATTGCAAATAAAAACATTATTATTATTATCATCTGCGTTAACGTTAAATAAATATACATCTTTGATAGTTTGTTGCATAATAACAAAATATCTAGGATTTAAATCTTTATTAGCATTATTATCCAATTCTTCTTGCAATACAGATAAATCTGAATATTGACTTTTAATATTAATAATTAAATTATCTGCTATTAATTTTGCTTGATTTTTTGCCGCCAAATGATCTTCATATATAATAGATTTAATAAAAGTCCACTCTAAATCATTAATATATTGTGTACGCAATTCTATATTCGAAAAATTCGTAACATAATCATTATATATATATCCTATATATGCAGATAGAATAATGAATATTATAATTATACACATTGGCAACAATTTATATTTATTTATCTTAAACAAATCATATGGTCTGTAAAATATTTTATTAAAAAATTAATAAAACTATTAATCAATTATTAATTTCTATAATTGCATAGACTATATATTTTTATAACAATAAATTTCAATAAAAAATATTTACTATTATAGTCATTACTTATATGATAATTTTAAAATTATCATATAATATTGATAATTTTAAATTAATATACCAATAATCAATATATTTACTGAGGCTATATTAATACCTCCTACATAATTTCATCAATCCTTTAAGTTTTATAAACAATTCCTTTATTTAAAAAATATTTTTCTTTTTCTTAAATAAAAATTTTCCTTTAATAAAAATTTTTTTAATAAAAAATTTTATATAAAACTTTTTATAATGATCGATATTATTTATCTAAATCTATTTTTTATTTTATATTATTATTTAATAATTATAATTATATATTTTTTATATTAAAAAGAAAAGAGGCGTATTTATATATTATTATTAAATGATTATATACAAATGTATATTAATCCTCAGCATTGGTATGAAAAGCAAGAAGCTGAAAATATGAAGCAAAAAATTGATAAATATTTAATTATTAAAAATAATGTAGGTTATATACATAATAGATTATTATCAATACCTATTACAAAATTTGCTATTTATTTAGGTAAAAATATTAATTTACAAAAACAAATTAATGCATTACTTAAAGAAGACTATCAATATTTATCTAATATTGTTTAATTTTATTAATACTTTTTATTAGCGACTCGAATAATTAATTCGTCTGCAAATCTAAAAGTATAAATTTTTTTATGTAATTTATGTTGTACTTTTTTACATATGCTTTTTATATTTTCTGTTCTATAGGTAATTAATAATTCATCAATATCATATGAATAAGCATATAATCTTGCCGCAGAAATATTATACTTATTTAAATCATTCCAAGTTAATATTTCTACTTGTTCTAATATTTTTGTTAAATCTTTTTCACTTTCATGTTTATATTGGTCATATTCTAAACAATATTGTTCTAATAAATCATCATGTAAGCAGTCTCTTTGTAAAATAGATCCGTTAATATATAATACTGCTAATCCGTCAGGATCGAATTCTGGTTCTAATATTTTATATTTATCATCAACATCATCAATTATTGAAGTTAATTCTTTTTTATGTTTAATAATTTTATAATTTGTTGGAGTATTTAATTTCTTTTTAAATGAAATTAATTTTTTATTGATTTTAGATCTAATTGACTCATATATAGGTAATTTACAAATTCTTTTCATATATATAATAAATGATATTGGAGGTAATCGATAAATATAATTATCAGGCATTAATGAATCTATTAAATCGTAATCAATAAATATTATTTTTTTACTATATAATAGTTCATGATTATCAATTAATTTATCAACATTTATATTATTTATTTTAAATAAATTGGTATTAATAAATTTATTAATATAATCTAAATATAAAGTAATATATTGTTCGTGTAAAACATTATCTAATTGTTTATGTGTTTTTAATATTATACTCAAAATTAAATTCACCCTATAATAAATATTAAATCAAATATAAAAAAATCCTTATTAAATTAATCTTTTATATTAAAAACTAATTTAATAAGGATTTTTTATTAAAATTTTTTATATTAAGAACTAATTTATTAAGAATTTACTAAGTAAATGCATAACCTAACATATTGTTATTTAATTTAGCATTTAGCAATTCAATTTCATCACATGAATTATCAAATATTTCATATACAATAATTTGATACTTGTGTCCACGCTTTTCATATTCTGCTTGCCAAATTTTTTCTTTATCATTAATTAATTCTAATACCTGAATACTATGCATTTGAGCAATATTAATTGCTTCATCCTGTGTATTAAATATACCAATAATACATATTCTAATATTATTAGTATTAATTGTATAATCTTTCTAAACTACAATAAACATTTTAGTTCTCCTTATAATTGTATTAATAATACTAACTAAATTTAAAATAAAAAATATTTATTAATTTATATGCTTTTATTTTTTTATAGCTAATCGTTTAAGCTTTCCACCATGTGCTCCATCTGGTGCTAAATATACTTTTTTAATTCTTGAATCATTTTTTAATATATTAACTAATTCATTAATTGTATATCCAATTTGTCCTTGATAATCAATAAATACACATGGTTTATACCAATATGCTCGACCATAATGATAATTGTCATAATTACAATTTTCAGTATTCAATTCATGATGAAAATCTCCATAATTACCAATTAATACATGATCTTTATTATTTTTATCTCGATAAATAACTACAGGTCCATCGCGTAAATTAGTATTATGTGGATCATAATTAATCTCTCCATAATATTGACCAATTTTATCATCATTATCTAATTCTAATAAATATTTATTTTTATCTTTTATATGTAATTGATCATATATATCTATAACATAATTTTCTAATTCATTAAAATCATTTTCTAGTACTAAATTAATAGTTGGCGATAATGATAAAATATTACTTAAAGATAAATTAAAATTTTCTTTACAAAATATATCATCTACAATAAATGCATTAATTAAATTTATTAATTTATTTCTTATATTTGCTTTAATTTTAATATTATTAATAATTTTAGGTATTAATTGATATATATGTCCACAAATTAATTTACTAAGTCGAGAATATATTTGTTCTAAATTAATATCTTTACTTCTTTCATTAATTATTTTTTGTATTATATTTTTAAATTGTTTTTTATTATCTTCAACGAAAGATAATAAAATATTTTCAAGATTATATTTATATTGTTTATTATTTCTATATTTTTGAATATCAATATTTAATAATTCAGCAATATCAAAATCTTGATTATCTAAATATTCTTTAATACAATTAACATAATGTTCATTAATTAAATTATAAATATTATCATTTAATTTAAAATCAATACCGAATTCAAAATATAACTCAAAATATTCTTTAAAGGATTTAAATAATTTTTCTTTATCCATATTTTTATTCATTAAAAAATAATTATTAATTTTATATATAGCAAAATCACGTCAAGCTAAAATTTTAAAAAAGATAATAGCTTACGCGCCGACTAATTTTTATTTTTTAAAAATTAACTAGCAATTAATTTACAATATATAGTAATTAATTTATACATAGCGCGATTGATATTCAACGTACCCAGGATACACATTTCCAGCTATCCACATATCCCAACGGCTTGACTATCCTTTACGTGGGTCATCGCAACCTGCGTGTATCATATGCTCTTCTATATATATATTAATAATAATATATTTTAAATTAATATTTAATTAATTATCAAATGGAAAAAATTAATTTAAAAAACTCTCTGTATATAAAATAGCATAAATTTGCTATTTTATTTCGTCTTAAATTGACAATACAATTAGCTTAAAGAATGTTTTTAGAAGAAATTTTTTAGAAGAATATTTTTATATAGAGGTGAATAAATAATGGCTATTATTTTAGAAGCTAAAGATGATCTTAATCAGTTTATATTAACAGATTATGAACGCAAACTTATTTATCGCCTCCGCGTTTTACTAAAAGATTTACCAGATGATGTTCTTAGAACATTAAATACGTTAGTCGAACAAAATCGCGGAATTAATATTATTAATACTAAACTACATTTTAGAAATTATATTAATTTTTTTATGCCGCGAAAAATTATAAAAATTTCAAAGAAATACTAATATATTATTTGAATTATTAATAAAATTATTTAATTAATAATTTCTATATAAGCAACGTATATTATTTATAATTAATAAAAAAGAAATATACTAATCTTTTTATATAAAAAGAAAATATATAATAAAATATTTATAAATATAAATGGAACGATGGACAGATCAAATGCTAATAAATTACATATATCAATCTTTAGGATATATTAATGCAGCGCCTTTACAAACAGGATATGATTTAACAAATATACCTACAGCATGGGAAAGCCCACTATTAACCGGTGCAATGGTATTCTCACTTTTAGCAGAAGCTATATTACAGACTGGAAACATCATATAAAATAAATATATTGCTTGTATAGCAATATTAGTTTTAAATTATTCTCTAGTCAAATAAATTAAAATAATTTCGAGAAATTATTCAATAAATTTAATTCGAAAATATATTATATATATTATATAATAATTGCAACGCATAATTGAATTTAATATAAACATAAAAAATTATGCTAATCTAAAAAGATAATTTTTAGATAATAATTAATATAATTATTATTTAATACAAAAAGAAACATTTTCCTATTCAGATAATGGAATCAGTCAAAAATTAAAGGCTGAAATAAAATTTAATTAATTACGAGAATAATATATCTATATTTATTCGTAACTTATATAAGTTCAAAGACTATATATTAAAATTATTAAAATAAAAAATAGTCTAATTATATAATGCTTTCAATTTCTAATGCTGGACAGTACCAATCTCTAGCGAACGGATTACTATCCGGCTTTGAGCAACAAATAAAATCTTTAAAAGCATATACAAATATGCTTATACAATTAATTAATTTAATGAAAACACATATATTATGTATATATTAAAATAATATTTATTTTTAAATAAATCTTATTTCAGAGCATATAAATATTAATTTATAATAAATGATTTATGCCATTCTATATTAAAATTTATAGAATTATATAATAATAAATATATTTTCTTCTTAATTCAAAAAATTTGAGGCCAAATCCGGCTGGAATTTTTCATAAGTTCTTGTATAAATATATTATTGCTAAAAATATATATTATATATCAATTAGCATTTATTTAAATATAAATATATTATTTATAAATCAACGACTATATAATATTTATTAATAAAAATATAGTCTTATTTTAGCATTTGTTAAAAATATTAAATTTATAAATTTAATAAAAAATTCAAAATTGATATGGAGGAATGAATTCAGGAGTCCGAATTCGCTCATATTCCCCGCGAATGTGGGTTTATAGATAAGTATATCAAGCATTTTATAATTTTTATAAAAATGAATATAATAATAATTTTTATAAAAATTATATTTATTCGTGCAAAAAAAAAAAAAGTGACTCTAGAAAATTGAAATAAAATTATAAAATTATATTATTTTTATCATGTATAAAAAACTTATACATGATTTTTTTATTAAAAATTTTTTATGAAATTGAGGTAAAAATAATTATGAGTATGACTTTAGAAGAAAAAAGACAATTAGCTATTCAAAGTTTAAAAGAAAAAATGATTAATAAAATGAAAAAAATAAAATCATCAGATGATACTATAGAGAATATACTCTATAATATATCCGATGAAGCTGAAAGAAATTTATTACGTATATTCAATTATTGCCACAGGCAATTTGAATATCAATGTAAATATTTCGAATTAAATAATACTATATTTATTCCTAATATTTACTGTAATAAAAATAAAACATTTTATATATTAAATTTTATTAATCAATATACCGGTTCAGATAGAAAAAAAATAATAAATGAATTTATTAATTTATATCCAAATGAAAAAATAAAACTAATATCATTAAAACAATATAGAAAAATAATAAAATGGTTTCGAGATGATATTTTATTTGAAAGTAGTAAATATAAAATTAATTTTAGCTTAGATAATAAAAAAAGAATAAAATGTAATTATTGCGGAACAAAATTTACATCTAACAATAAAAAAGATAAATATTGTTCTGAAGAATGTGCTATAAATGCACATAATAATAAAACAAATAAATCTATAATACGTCATTATTATTCAGGATATTATATGGATATACATCATTATGTTCGATCTGGATGGGAACATAATATAGCACGAATATTACAATGGAGTCAATTAAATTATGATTATGAATGCCATACATTCAAATTAAGTAATGGTACTACATATACTCCAGATTTTTATATATATGCTGATAATACATTTTATGAAGTAAAGGGCGAAATGCGCACAAACACATTAACAAAATATAATATGTTTAAAGAAGAATACCCAGAAAAAAAATTAATAATAATAGACGGAAAGATATATCAAGACTTATTAGAGCAGTATACCAATATTGATTTTAACCAATATCAGTATAATCAATATCAAACATTACCATATACTATTAATAATATTAATCAATATAGAGTTTCTAATATAAAATATGAAATGTGGGAATTAGATTATAAATTTTATACAAATAAGCGCTATAATAATAGTAAATCAATTGCTGCAGATGAAAATATTAATAATTTTATTAATATAAAAGAATTAGCAAATAATAATTATTTATTAAAAAACATAGCAATTAAAACTATACGTTATATGCATATTAATAATGAATTTTTTATTTTTAAGGATGATATACAGATTAATTCTACTAATAAACAAGCTACTATTATTCAGCATAATACTTCTTTACCAGAAATATTTCATAAATGTTTACAAAAAATCTTACCTAATAAATATATTGTTATTTGTCAAAATTGTAAAAAACAATATATAAGTAATTATATCGCATATAATAAACCTCAAATTTGCCGTGATTGCTATCAAATAATATATAATAATACAGATATTAAACGTCAGCAAGCTAATAAAATGCTTATTAAAAATTTAAAGCATATACACTGGCATATTAATGATAATCATATACAATTTAATAATGAAGCAGAAAATAATTTTGCTTTAATCTTAGAATATTTAAATAATGAATATACATATGAAGATGATTATCGATATATTGACAATTATCAATATATTTATCAATTTAATTTTTTTAGAAATAAAAATAATACAATTTATATTTTAGAATTTTGTTTAACTTACACGATTAGACTAAGAGTAAAGTCATTTTTAAATGAATATAATGAAAAAGTACATATTATTACGCGCAAAAAATACGAAAGAATCTTAAAATTTTTTAATACAAAAATTAATTTTACTTATAATCAATATCCTTTACAATATTATGTATTACATATTTGTCCTATTTGTAATAATAATTTTTATGCTAATATACAACAAATTTATTGTTCTAGTCAATGTAAACATAAAAGCATGAATAAACAATATAAAGAAATAAGAACTAATTTATATCAATATAAGCTTACAGATGAACAATTAAATAATTTACAATGTACTAATTTACAAGCAACAAACAAAAAATTATTAAAGCAAATGCATAATTTAAATTCTAATAATATTGATATAAATAATATTAATTTACCCAATGAAGAAATTAATTTTATTAAGGTATTACAATATTTAAAATTAGAATTTTATTATAAAACTGAATATAAAAAATTATCTACTGGAAAAATTTTAATTATGAAATTTTATTTACCAGTAGATAATCACTATTATTTTTTAACTTTTGTCTATAATCGTAATTATATTAATAAAATAAAACAATATATAATTGAAAATGAAAATAATAATTGTATATTAATTGATAAATATATATATGAACAATTATTACAACAATATAAAAATAAAATTGATTTTATACAAACTACTATTTGTACATTAAATAATAATCAAATAGTAAATAAATGTAAATATTGTGGTAAAGAATTATCTACTGTAAAAAAACAGCATTTATATTGTTCTAGAAAATGTTATGAACTGGCTAAACGAAAATATATTAAAAAATCTTGTATCAATTGTAATAATAAATTTTTAGTATTAGATGATGATATTAATAATCAATATTTTTGTTCTTCAAAATGTGGCGAAGAATATAAACAAAAAATACAAAATAATAATAAATTATCAGTAATTACTGAAAATAATATAATTAAAAAATTTTATAATACTCAATGCGAGTATTGTCATAAACAGCATTATTATTTTGGTACAAGAAAGCACAAATATTGCTCTAATATTTGTAAAAGAAAAACAAATGCTAATAAATAAATATATTTTTTATTTTAATAAAAAACCAATTATTAATAATAAAATAAAAAGGAATATAAAGAATAATATTCCTTTTTATTTTATATTTTATAAAATTATTGAGTATTAATTTATAATTTTTGCATTAATCTTTTACCCATATATATTAATTTATATTTATTAAATTTAGCTTGATGACAATGAATATTACTCATATCATCACTTAAACCTAATATTTTTATATTACCATAATACTGTTTAAAAGCTTGCACAGCTTCATCAGTATATTCTCCACCATCGATTAAAGTAATTATATTATGTTTCATTACAGCTCTAACTGTATGTAATTCTTTTCTAAAAACTGATTCATAATCATCGTTATATATATCAATTTTATTCCATTCTTCCTCGGTTTTAATTACGTTATCATATTTATGCAATGACATATTATGCATATATTGATCAATTAACTCATCATGATGTACACGGTGATTAGCTGCATTACCGCTTATTTCTCCTTTTTTATTTTCTAATACATTCTGATATATTTATTAAATTTTATACATTTAATAAACTTTATACATAATTATTTATATATAAATAAAATATTTATATTAATCTATTAAAATAAAATCTAATAAAATCATTAATCAATTATAATTAATAATTGCATATGACTATATTTTTAAATATCATTTCAATATATATTATATATTTACTTATAATTAGTCGTTTAATAAATATTTATATAAAATAAACATTTATTATTGATATAATATTAAAATATTTATACCAATAATATTGGTAAATATTAATGGCAATATTACCATTAATATATACTATACATTTATAAGAAGTATCATGTGAGTTGTTCCACCAAAAATAATAACCATCAATTTCTCTGATTTCTCCAGATTTCATATCTGTAATGCCGATTTTATCTATTTTTCTTTTTTCTAAATCCTTTTGAAATTGTTCATTATTAGTATTAATTTGCTTATTTATTAATTTTATAAATTCTTTGTGAGCTATAATAGCTCGAGTAAATTTTTCAATATCAGCTAAAGCTATATTTAATCTAATGCCACGCTTATTATTATCTATAAATTCAATTTTAAATGATTTCTTATCAATAAACATATCTTTTAAAATATTAAAAATCATATTATATAAGTTATTTTTAATATTATTAATACTTTTAGATATATTTATATTATTATCATATACATCAGTAGCAATTATATCCATTATTTGATTATTTAATTTTATATTAATTTCATCGAATAAAATATTTCTTAAAGATTTAGTATTTAATATATGTAATAAATCTTTATAATTTTGAATAAAAAAATAATGATTATTAATAAAATTATTAATAATTTTATCCGACCAAATTATATTAATAAATTCTTTATATGAACCAAATATATTATCAATTCTGTCATAATCTGCAGCATCAAATTTAGTATTAAATTGATTTAAAATATAAACAGTATTTTTTTTAGGTTCAAATTTATTTAATAAATATTGATTAATTTTTTCATAAACTGCTATAGTATAAGTTGATAATCTCTTTTTAACTGTGCCGGTTAATTCGTGTTTATTTTTAAAACTTTTAAAAAATAAACGTAAATTAATATCTTCACATATTTTTTTTTCATCAACAATTAAATTACGTATATGATTAATAATATTTTCAGTAATTTCAATATATATATTCTTAATTGCTAAGCGTTTCATAAATTTTCACCGTAATTATGTTTTATATATAAAAAATAATTTTAATTGATCCGATTACCTTCTTTATCAAAATAAATAGCTTTTATATCTTCTTCAAATTGTTGTTTTCTTTTAATTTTATCTTGCAATTGTGCTTTTAATTCTTGATTATTAGGATCATTTTGTAATTGAAAAGATATTTTTTTTATTTCAGTCTCATATTCTTTAATATATCTTTTCATTCTACTATATTCATATCTAGAAGATATATAAGGCTTAATAGGTTTTATTTTTTCTATATACCATGATTGTATTTGCTGAACAAATGTATACATTGATAATTACTCCTTTTTATTTTTTTATTATATTAATAAATAAAATAAAAAGTTATTTTTAGATAAGATTTATAAAAAAGTTAATATATAAAGGTAGGTGATAATATCTTGAATAAGCAAATTATTATTTATCATATGAATGATATTCATGCTAGAGTATCAACTGAAGATGAAAACAATTCAGCTATAGGTTGGGACCAAATATCAAAAGTAATTAATTTATCTTTATTAAGAAATAAAAATGTTTTATTTTTCTGCGCTGGTGATATTTGTCATGGAACGCCTTATATTAATTTTAGTAATGGTGAATACATGATTCAATTATTAAATTCTACACATTTAAATGCTTTATGTCCCGGTAATCATGAATTTAATTATGGATTAGATCAATTATTAAATATCGTTAAACAATTAAAATCTAATATATTATGTGCTAATATAATATATAAAAAAACTAAACAATATGCATTCTTACCTTATATGATTTATGAAATTGATATCAATCAAGACGATTATATAAGTGAAAATAGTAATACTAGTACAAAAGACAATTTAAAAATTGGTATATTTGGTCTGACCACGCCTGAAACAGCTTATAAAGCTAATCCTGATAATGTTAGGGATTTAGAATTTATTAATCCATATATAGCTGCTCAAAATATGGTTAATTTATTATCTACTACTTGTGATATTATCATAGCCTTAACACACCTCGGCTTAGATAAAAGTAGTGAATTTACAGATGATAAATTAGCAGAACATGTATCTGGAATTGACTTAATTATTGGAGGTCATTCGCATACTATATTAGAACACGGATTAAAAATAAATAATACATTAATTGTACAAGCTGGTTCACATAGTCAATATTTAGGTAAAGTAATTATTAATATAAATAATAAAAAAATTAATAATATGCAAGCTGAATTATTAAATGAAGAACAAGTTAATAATATTATTAATACACCTGATACGTTTATGTCTAATGAGTTAAATAATATTCATGAAGAAACTAATAAAATATTAGATAAAGTAATCGCTTATAATAATTGGAATTTATCTGGTGAACGGACTTTAGTACGGCAACAAGAATGTCAATTAGGAAATTTAATAGCTGATTCTATTCAATATATTAGTAAAGCTGATTTTGCTGTAATTAACGGAGGAAATATCCGCACGAGTTTAAAAAAAGGACCAGTAACATATAGAGATATTTTAGCTATACTTCCTTTTAATAGCATAATGAATATAATAAAAATTCCTGGTAAAATTATTAAACAGATGTTAGAACATTCAATAGAATATGTACCAGCTTCATTTGGAGGATTTTTACATTGTTCTTCTAATTTAAAATTTAAGTATAATCCAACGGCAGGAAAATATAATAAAATTAATGAAATTTATATTAAAAATAAATTAATTGATATGAATAAAATTTATACTGTAACAATTACTGATTTTATGTATATTGCTGGCGACGGATACAATATGGTACAAGGATTAGAAAAAATTGGTGAATGTGGGCTTTCAAATGAAATATTTATAAAATATTTAAATGAAGTGCCAATTAAAGAAGAATCATTTAAATTAGGTAGAATAATTAAAACTATTTAATAATAAAAAAGACTAAAGTTAATTTTTAGTCTTTTTTATTTTCAGATGTAATCTGCTCATTAATAACCTTAATTTTTGCTTTTTGAACAGCTTTATCATCATTTTCATAATCGATCTTATTATAATCTGGAATATTATATTTATCATAAGTCTCTTCATTATAAGAATTTTTATCGGTATTCATCTCAATATGCGCGGCTTCTCTTTATAGCTTTAGCTATGGGAGAAAACCACATCCCTCCTTTCTGTTAAATAAGTCTTGCACCTAGAAATTAGAAAAAGCTTGTATAAGTTCATATTTTTAGGCATGGGGTTATTAACTATTATAAATCTTCTATTAATAATTTATTATTATTAATAATAATAAAAGGTTTAGGTGAAAAATATTGCCGATTTTAACAGATAAAATTACTTATAATTTTCGTAAAAATAAAACAACGCAAGAAAATATGGAAAAATTTAATCTTATATATCCATTTGGAACTGATGTAGAAATACCAGTATTAGATTTAAAATTGATTACGCCTAAAAAATCTAATATACATATAGAATGTCAATGTGATTCTTGCGGTAAAAAATTTACAAAAACTTTATTACGTACTAATTTAGAAGATATTAAAAATAATCATATTATTTGCAACGTATGTATTAGAAAAGCTACTAATCAAAAAAAATTTGGTAGAGATTATCCATTTGCAATTCTTACTTCAGAAAAAATTGCGCGTGCTAAAGAACGTGAACAAGCTAAAGAAAATAGCTTATTAGAAAATATTAAACACCCTGAAAAAATTAAAGAACAGCCTATGAAAAAAAAAAAAAAAAAACAAAAAAAAAAAAACTCTTAAAAAAAAAAAATATTTTTAATTTTTATTTTTTTTTTAAATAATTAAAATAATTTTAATTAATTTTTATTTTATTAAATAAATTTATATTTATTACATTGAACTTTCAATTTGATTAACAATTTCTTCTGCTTTAGTTTCTTCGTTTAAAATTTCATTATTAGAAATTTCTTCTTCAACTTTTTCTTGTTCTTCAGCTTTTTCTTTTTCTTCACACTGTGCAATTTCTTGACGAGTAATATTAACATCTTTAAAACGTGCAGGTATTAAATTAATTTGCTGACGACCACGTCCATTAGTAAATCGATGTTCTTCAAAAGTAACACCAATTAAAAGACCTTCTAATTCCTTTTCATTCCATTCTTTGCCATCTTCACAAGTACATACATAATCAGGATTACTTGCAATAAGTAATTTCAATAATTGTTTAAAAAATTTAATTGAATAATTACTCATATTCTGACTATATACACAAGGATATGAATTATTACCGCGCATTTGTCTATTCTGATAAATAGTACTAAAATAACCAGCATATTTACCTTCAACAATATCTAAATGCAACCAAAGACAAGGTTCTTGAAATTTATTAGGAGCAATTTCTACTTTAATAATTTTACAAACGTAATCTCCAGCATCCATTTTTTTAAATCTTTTAGGAATGTTAATCATTAATAATCAATGTCCTTTCATTTATAATGTTTATTTTACAAAGTAATCCATAATAATGTTATTAATAAAATTAAAAAATATTTTTTAATTCTAGAAAATTTTTATAATGTTTATTTTCTAATTAATAATATATTAAAATAATAAAAAATATAACACTTATAAAATATTTTTATTTCATAAATAAACTATTACCTGGTGTAGTCATCATATTAATCATAGATGCCATTTTTGATTGTTCTTTATATGGATTTGCAAAATATAATAATACAGTATATTGTACATATTGTACATTCTTAGTTAATTGAACTGGCACATATTTAGAATCAACTAATACATTATTATTTTTTTCCATATCATTAATAGTTTGTTCTAATTCATCATTAAAATCTACAATACTACTATTAGAAATAAGTTTAATAATCATTTTATATGTGCGGCAAATATCCCTACTTTAGCTATAGGAAAGAGCCGCATACCTCCTTTAAAATTGATTCGCCCAAAGGCGAACGGGCATTATGTCTGTTAAATAGAAACAAACCGCCGCCCGCTAGCGTAGCAATCCTTTGCCAAGGTTATCCCGCGGTTTTGTATGCTTACAGCACTGTTCCTACTCTTCAAAACTGTTTAACCGTAAGCCATAGAGCGACAGATTAGGATTTACGTCCGCCGGTACCTATGTATTCACAGATAACGTAGTCAGTTAAGACTGAGGCTAGTCAAAAAGAGCTTATAAAAGCTCATACTTAAAAAGCATAGAGTTTTTAACTTTATATTATCCTCCTTTATTAATTAATTTAATTTATATATATAAAATGATTATTATTAATAATATTAATTAGATTTAATATTATCTATCAATATTATCTTTAAAAATTTTTATATTTTTTAAATATAATGATTTATTTATAATAAAAAAAATTTTGAAATAAACTTAATATTTGGAGGAAAATCATTGAAATCATTAAAATCATTAAATAAAATATTAAAAAGAATAGCTATAGAAAACAATTCATTAAAATCATTACGTTTTGAAGCATATAATGATTTTAATGAATTAAATGATAACTTTGTAAAAATCTATAAATCTTGCGCTGATCAATTTTTAATGCTTTTAAATAATAATGATATACTTATAAAAATTCATATACTTAATGAAAAAATTGATAACTATGATAAATTTAGAGAAGAAGTCGAAAATAAATTTATTAAACCAATAGTTAGTAAAGTATTAAATAATAAATTAATACAGAAAAAAAATGAATATAATTCTCATTTCGATCAAGATTTATATGATTTAATATTAAGCATAAGTTCTGATATTTATAGTTCATCTAAAGACATTATGTTTGAACGTTTAGAAAATATAAATTATCAAATTAAATATAATAAAATTGTTAATAATAATCAATTAACAGATTTAGGAAAACAAATTGCCGATAAATGTATTAAAGATGATTTACTTAGATTTATAGATGATAATAGTGATATTTATATAGCTTCAGTAGATAATCCGACTAATTTAGCAGATTATTGTAATTTATTAAAAGATAAAGATAGATTAAATCATTTATATAATCATTTTTGTCTTGATGTTAACGCACAAATTGAAAAACAAGCCGGTATTTATCCAAAAAATCCAGAAACTAAACATTTTATTTGTTTAGCAATTGATTATATTTTTGAACATTATCCTAATGAAATAAAGAATAATTTATTTGTACCATATGAAAAAAGAAATTCTAATATTGATATAAGTATTAATATCTTTGATACAATAGCTATTCCATCAATAAAAGCTATTAATGATCAATGGGATCAAATAAAAGATATTTTAACTAAAAATACATTATCTGCTAATAAAAAGAAATATATTATTAATTTTCAAGCTATGCCTAATTTACAAATTAATATTATAAAATTACAAAATATACATAGAACTTTATTTAATACTATTGTATTATCAGCAAAATTTGGATCATCAAAAAAAAGATTATTAAAGAAAATAGCAGAAAATCGTATGCAAATAAAAAATATAGATGAATCAATTGTTGCTTTATATAAACAAATTAATACTTTAAAAAATTTATGTGAAGCTTATATAATAAAAAATTCAGCACAAATAGAATATAATATTCAAAATGTTTTAGATATTTTTTATGTAACTTTAAAAAATCTTGAACATGAATTAGATAATTTAGAATATTAAAAAAGCTATATAAATATATAGCTTTTTTTAATTTAATATTTAATAACAATTTAATTTTGTTGGCTAATAAGTTTTGCTTTTCGCTGATATTGCCTAGATAAAAAAGGAGATCCTTGCTGTAAATAAATTTTTTTATAACCTTTATTTTGTAATGCTTTTTTAATTATTTCTAAATTGCCATTATTACTATTAATATTACCATTAACAAATTTATCTTGAACATTACTAGTAATATATTCCAATAATACAGCTTTTCCAAATATACTACCTACAGCTAAATTAGAAATATTAAATTCCTCAAAAATATTATTACCTTGCGGATTATAAAATTTAAAATGATTATCAATACATTCTTGTCTATAATCTGCTAATATTCCTAAATGATCTTTCTGTTTAGCTAATACTTTTTGATCTAAAATAACAATAGCTGCATTTCTATAATTAACAAAATTAATAGGTTTAATAGTTGAAGTCAATACATTGTCAATAGGATCTTCTTCATCTGTTAAGTTCTGAAATTCTGCTGGATCTAATGGACGTTTTGTCTTTGTAGAATCATCATTAATTAAAGCATTAATTATATAATTTACAGTATTAGTAAAATCATCATATTTATATTTACTAATTAAAGTGGAGAAATAAGATGAATGTATATCAATAAAAGCTAAGCATAAAACTTGTTCATCATTAATTTTATTTTTTAAATCTTCTACTAATATATCCATAAATTTATCTTTTAATTCTTTAAACGATAGATGTGCTAATACTGAATCAACAATAGCTGTTAATATTTGTTCATCTACTTTATTATGTAAAGCTAATAAATACGGCTGAGCAATACGTTCAACTCTATCATTTATATATTCTTCATAAATCCAATTATCATAAGCTTGATAAAAAAATGATATTATATCATTATTAGTATATACTTTTTTATCATAATCTATTAATAATTGATTAATTAATTTTATACATTGTAATAAAGATAAATTATTAGTATGAATAATTTTATTATAATTTTCATTTTTTTCTAAATTAATTTTAATTCACCAACAATATTATTTTTATACACTAAAAAAATATTTAATATTAATTATTTAAACAATATATTTTATAATAAAATCTTTACAAAAAAAACATTATATTTTTATATATAGTAAAAATATTCTTTTATAACATAGTGGTGAATACATAAATATGAATGAAGCTCCAAAAATAACATATTATGCTAGAATAAGATCTAATCTTACTGGTAAAATATTAACAAATTGGCAATCCTATGATAATGCTGTATGGTATTATGGTATATGTAATTCACTTTATGGCGGGGAAAGTGATTACATCGTAGAATTTGATATATGGAATAATGAACCAGGATTTAATGCTGGAGGATATGCTTATCATAATCAAAACGCAAAAGGATGTCAATTATCTATTGAACCTATTGATAATTCTGCTAACAATTTAGCTTTATTTAAACTTGGTTTTCCTTACATTTTTTCAAGATGTTATTCAACAAACGTAAGAGATCCTTGGGTATCTGTAACAATAGATAAACCATTTACTAAATTATATGGTACAGTTCAAAGTAAAATTAATGGCGTATTAATGGGCTATGCAGATCATATGATTATACAAACAAAAATTATTATGCCTCCAAATGCTTTATTAGAAAATTATAAGCGTTATCCTTTTAATTTAGTATTTTCATATAGTTATGATTAAAGGAGGATATAATTTTGACTATTGATAATTTATTAAAAGATCCATATAATTTAACTGATATCGGAAAAGAATTATTACCTAATATATATAATTTTATAAAGCAATATATTAGTAACAATATTAATTCTTGGAAATATAAAATTGTATATAATAATGATTTTATCAATTTAATAAAAAATCAAGTCCATGAAGGTAAAATACAAAAATATTTATTAGATAAAATTATAATTAATATCTTATCTGAAGATAATAATTTTATTACTCAACTACAGCAAAATTTTAATTTAGAATCTACAGATAAATTAATTGATTTATTATATATAATACAATGGGATTATAAAAAGCAATTATTAGCATTAATAGAACCTGTTATAGCAATTTATATTAATGCAGCAAAAAGAAAATTTATTAATAATATACCTATACATAAGCATATATCAATCGAAGAATATGATAAAATCGCTAAAAAATTAAAAAAATATTTAATATATAATATTAAAAATATTGTAAATACCTTACCTTTAATAAAAGAAAATAATTATTACGTTTCAGCTTGGAATTTTTCTCAATTTAATAGTAATGACTTACAATATGAACAAAGATATTTAAAACATTATTTAAATACTAATTATTTATCATTAATTGAAAAAATTAATTTAACAAATGAAGAATTAGCTATTGCGAAAGATAATCAAGAATATATATGTAAAAGATTTATTAATAATAATTTAAATATATTAAGAAAAATGCGAACACTTATATTAGCAAAAAATAATTCTATCCGTAATGATAAAGCAAAACAATTATTTACTTTGATAGATAGTAGAGGTAGTTCTACTACTATTGATTTTGATCCTTTTAACGATATTGAACGTGAACGTCCGATAATAATTATTAACGATAAAAACACAGATAAAGACTATATAGTATTTGGACATATAGGTGATAGTCATACTAGATGCATATCTTCAGTACTACCTTCATATATAAAAAAATATAATATAAATATAAATGAATATAAAATGGCTTATGCTTATTTATTAAATAATATTGCTTTTATAGATGTAAATGAAGAAAATCATTTTAATAAAGGCTATACAATACATGATATAATTTCAATTTTAAAGCAGCATGATAAAATAGATAAAATATATTCTACTCCGGATAAAACTTCTAAAAAAATTACTAGATTAGCTAAAAAAATAAAATTATAAGGTGATTAATATAATGAATAAGATATCAACAAAAATCACCATGAGTTTATCATCCTATGGTAAAACAATTAATACACAATTTCCTGTTATATTTGAAAATTCACCGGATGAATCTATAACAATAATAAAAATTGATAATAATGATCAAGTAACACAAGGGATATTACAAAATAATACTAAATATAATAAGCAATTAGTACCACGTACAAAATTGACTTTTTATAAAGTAACTAATACATATTATTCGAAAGAAAAGAAAAGTATACAATATATATATGAAGATTCTACTGAATATTATAATGCAATAGTATATAATGATTCTCCAAATAATATAGTATATGATTACTGCTTTTCTGATGATAAAGGTAATTATACTGCCTATTTAGAACCTGGTATTTATAAAATTAGAGTTGAGACACCCTTTAAACATTATTTTATGAATATTAATATAGACAAAGGACTAACTAATTATTACGAATATACACTAGATGCACATATAAAGCAAAAAATTGATGATACTATTCTTTTATATGGTACAGACAAAGTATTAATATCTGGTTGTTTATTTGACGAATATAATAATCCTTATGCGGGGCAATTTATTATTTCACAAAATAATAAATTAATAGCCTTTATTAATAGTACTGATGGTAATTATAGTTTTTTACTTAATTATGGAACATATGATGTAAGAATACGAAGTGAACGTCAATCAGTGCAGATATATTATGATTATACTTTTTCTCCCAATACTGGATTTTTTACTAATTTATTGAAGCATAAAATTACTGGATATACTCAAGAGCAAATCGACAGTTTATTAACTAATCAACAATTACCTAATAATTTAATAGCTGATAATTGGACAAATCAAACTAGATAAAATCAATAATTAAATTAATTACATAAATCAAACTTATTAATAATTGTATTACAATAAAAATAAATTTATAATAAAGGTGAATAATAAATGAATATAGATATAGGAATACAACGTTTACCTCCACCTGATGATATTCAAATATCTTATACTCGTGTTACTGGACAATGTATACTAACATGGACTAAATTACAAAATACAGATAAAAAAGTACATTATAATATATATAGAGGAATATCGTATAGTGGTATATTTTATAAACAAAATGTACAACCAATTTTTTTAAATCGATATGTAGATAATACATTATCAAAAAATCCAAATATAACATATTGGTATAAAATTTCTTCACTATATAATGATAATGATATATGGATTGAAGGTATACCTAGCAGACCAATACAATATAAAGTTAGCAATTTAAACAAATGGTTTAATAAAATGAATGAACGTAATTTATGGATTTTAAAAAATGACGGGCAAATATTTGATTTATATCAGCGAAAATATGAAGGTCAACGCTGTCATTGCTATGATCAATTACGTGGTCAAGCTGGAAATAGCACATGCTCCACCTGCTATGGTACAGGTTTTTTAGTACCTTACGCTCCACCCGTAGAATTATTTGTACGAATGAATAATGTTAATGAAGCTTTATTGCAAGAAACAGATTCATGGGCATTCTCACAAAAACCTAATTTTTGGACAATTAGTAATATACGTATACGTAATAGAGATTTATTAGTATCTCCACAAGGTATTATTTTTTCAGTAGTATCCAGTCATATTAATATGGCTGCAGGTTATTTATTTCATCAGCAATTTGAAACAGTATCATTAGAAAGTAATGACCCATATAATGGGTTTAATAATTTAACTATTTATTGGAATATTTATAATCTCATAATAGATCAATAATAAATATATATTTTATCAATATATATCTATCTAACGATTAATATTGTATATTTTTATAGAATTATTAATTATATATTAATGATATAATCTATGCTTTAATTAAAATCAAAGCTTAATAGATTTTAAAATATCTAATCTTATTACTTTTTAATAATCATTATCTATTTATATTATTAATTATGATATTAAAAGGTAGTTGATTATTATTAGTAGAAATCTTAGAAAAAATATCAATAAAAATAATAAATTTTATTTAACTGTTAAACAACAAGTTAGTAAATATAAATATAAACAATTATATATATTATTTAAAAAATTATGTAAATATAGTAAAAATCTATATAATTCTGCACTATATAATATTAGACAATATTTTTTTAATACTAATAAATATTTAAATTATAACAATAATTATCATAGTATTAAAAATAATATTAATTATAAATTGTGTGAAGCACAAATTGCTTGTAATATTCTTCATATTATAGATGAAAGTTTTAAATCTTTCTTTACTTTAAAAGAAAAAGGCTTTAAATGTAATATTCCTAAATATTTAGATAAAAATGATTATTTCATATTACCTACCAATAAAATTCATATAAATAAAAATAATGAATGGATTATTCCTTTAAGTTATCAAATATTAAAAGAATATAATTTAACTTTAAAAAGTAAAAATAGATTTAAAATAAAAATACCTACTATATTAAAAGATAAAAAAATAAAATATATTCAAGTTATTCCTAAATATAAAGGTAGAATATTTGAAATTCATTATACTTATGAAATAAATATTAATAATAATATACAAATTAATAATAACTATTTAGCTATAGATTTAGGTGTTAATAATTTATTTACTTGTATTAATTATAGTCATAATTCTAAAAAGAAAATTAATAGTTTTATATTAGATGGTAAAGAATTAAAATCTATAAATCAAGGATATAATAGAATTATTAGTAAATTACAAGAGAAGAATACTAATAAGAAATTAAGATATACAAAAAGAATGTATAATATATTAAAAAAAAGAAATAATAAAATTAATTATTATATTCATAAAACATGTAAAAAATTAATAAATTATTGTCTACAAAATAATATAAAAACTATTGTATTAGGATGGAATAATGATTTTCAAAGAAAATCTAATTTAGGAAGAAAAAATAATCAATATTTTGCTAATATACCATTTAGTAAATTAAAAGATAACTTAGAATATAGATGTAAGATGAATAATATTAAATTTTTTCTTCAGGAAGAATCATTTACATCTAAAGCATCTTTTTTAGATAATGATTATATGTTAAGTTATAAGAAAGATGAAAAATTAGGATATGTATTAAGAACAATAAATGATAAAGTGGAATCGACGTATGTCGATATAGAGAATTCGACATTAAAAAAGAAGTACTTTACAGGTAAGAGAGTAAAGAGAGGACTTTATAAGTCTGAGAATGGTATATTAATCAATGCAGATATGAATGGTGCTTTGAATATATTAAAGAAATATTTATTAAATGAAGAATATAAACAGTTAAATAAAGGTAAGGTTGTAAGTAGAAAGATATCTTATGAAGACTTAATAGAAAGTCGAGATATACATAATTTATATGAAGATATATCTACTTTATACTGTAGAGGCGCACTGGTAGCGCCAATACGAATTAGAGTTCGAGAATCAATATAGAATTGATTATGATATATATAAGAGATAAGTATATATTGAATTAATTTTAGAATACACTGTGAAGTGTAGATTGATTTGATTTTAAATATATTAAGTGATTAATATATTGAGAAGTAGAGAGCTTAATTGGTATGAATTTTTAAGATATTGAGATATTTTAAAAAATATCAGGCTTATAATATGATTCGTCAAAAGACGAATATATCATATTAAAGGTGAAATAAAATATGACTCATATAAATGGTTTAAAGAAAACAAAAGATGTAATAATTCAAGGATTACGTATATTCTATGCGAATAAGAATAATTTTGAACATTTATTACCTGAACAAATACCTTATACTTTTGTTAATAATATTAATATATATGATACACATCCTCAATCATTAAGAACATTTCCATTAATTGTTGTAGCTGGTTCATCTGGTCGATATATTTCTCATTCAATAAGTAACGATTTTGCTCAAGAAATTTATAATGATTATGGACAATTACAAGGATATTATATAGTATCTTAATTAAAATCATTATGGAAATATAAATATTTTTAAAATCCATTCATGATAAATATATATTTTATATTTATCATTTTAACGATTAATTTCTATAGTAAATATTTTTTTATATTGAAATATCTTATATAATCTTTTATAAAGATATAATCTATGCTTTAATCTTTAATTAAAGTCTAATATTATTAAAATCTAACCTTTTATTATTTCTATTTCCACCTGCTTATTTATTATTTAAATATAATTATAAAAAGGTGAAATAAAATTAATAAAAAAGAAAATAAATTCTATGGTGTTGTTAAACAACATTAGCTATACAAGATATAGCTAAGCAAAAGCAAATTACTCAAAAGAATAATTTATATTCTTTATTTAAAGAACTTACTCATATTAGTAAAAATTTATATAATCAAGCTTTATATTCTATTAGACAAGAATTCTTTAATAATAAAAAATATAAAAATTATAACGACATATATAAAGAATTAAAAGAAACAGAAAATTATAATCTATTACAAGCTGTCTGTTCACAACAGACTTTAATGATGGTAGATCAAAATTTTAAATCTTTCTTCGCTTTATTAAAAAAGAAAAAACAAGGAAAAATTAAAAATAGAGTTAATATACCTAGATATTTAAATAAAAATGGATATTTTAAAATATGTGATCCAGAAGGTAATAAAAGAATTAATATTATCAATGATGAATTATACTGGACAATACCTATGAGTAGATTATTCCTCAAAGGAGGAATAACATTATTTGATGGTTCAGTAGTTCAATCACATGATAGAGTAAAAGTAAAATTACCAAATATATTAAAAGATAAGAAAATAAAACAAATATGGATTATATCTAAAAATAAAGGATTTTATTTCGAAATACAAGTTATTTATGAGATAAAAATAAATAATGATCAAATCGATCAATTAAGTAAAAATAAATATCTTTCTATAGATTTAGGTGTAAATAATTTATGTACTTGTACATATTATAATCCTTATTCTATTAATTTAAAGAATAAATTTAAATCTTTTATTATAGATGGTAAAAAATTAAAATCAATAAATCAATATTATAATAAACAAATAAGTAAATTACAGCAGCTAGCTGCTAAAGATGATAAAGCTCCATATTATACAAAAAGAATGTATAATATAACAAGAAAGAGAAATAATAGAATAAATGATTATATAAATAAAATTAGTAAATATATAATAGATTACTGTTTAAAATATGGAATTTATACTATTGTATTAGGATATAATCAACAATGGAAAAATAAAAGTAAATTAGATAAGAAAAGCAATCAAAACTTTATAAGTATACCTTTTTATAGATTAAAAGAAAATTTAAAATATAGAAGTGAATTAAAAAATATAGAATTAATAATACAAGAAGAAAGTTATACAAGTAAAGCAAATTTTATAAATAATGATTATATACCTACATATGGAAAAGTAGAACTAAGAAAGAATGTATATGATGAGAATAAGAAGTATAAATTTACAAGATATAGGCCATCGCGTAAGCGAGGTCAATATGTATTTAATAATACTTCTTATAAGTTGAAATTGAAATATATAAATTCTGATTTAAACGGTAGTTTAAATATATTACGTAAGTATTTAAATAATACAAGTAAAGTTGCTGTTGCCTAGCTATATTTATATAGCTAGTGTAAATATTGTTAAAGATTTTAATAATATTTTATACCATAGAGGTGCGCTTCTTTGGGCAAAGCCCAAGCGCTTTTAGCGCGTCGCCGAAGGCGAAAAATGATAGCGCCTATACGTATAAAGTTAAAATAAGAGATTATTTTATAAGATAAATAATTCTTGGATTATTTTATGAATTGAATATTTATTAGCAGTATGAAGATGAATATTATTTGTGAAATGATTCTTAGTAGATAAATGCAAATCTTTTATTAAAAATCATCTTTTAAAAGATGTTTTTAATAGAAGAAGAAGAATTAGAAGGTACGTATAAATTTATTAAGGAAATAGATTTTAATAAAATATCAGATGTATCTTAATATGTTTAATTTTGCTTTAGAAATTGAAATAGGTACTAAAACAACATTAGAAAGAGAAGTATTAATGGATATTACTGGATCTGCATTGAGATGGAGTTTACGTAGATATTTTGAAAAACAAGGTGTAATTATTACCGAAACATCATATGGCGGGGAAAATAAATTACAATATGATTCTGATTTCATATATACATCTATGATTAGCATTCAAACTTATAGTGAATGGAGCGAATATTATAATCTATTACCGCTTAATGATGTTATTGTAAATGATCAATCAGTAAAGAAAGCAGAAAATAATAAATCAAATAATACTTGGTATAATATTCAAGCTAAACAATTTGGATTAGATTTAGCAGAAGATAGTGCTAATTATCATATTTATGATAGATCAAAAAAATATTATAATCAAATTATTAATTCTGGAGATTAAAAAATAAATAATTCTGCGAATGAATTAACAAAAACAGCTAGTAAATTATATAAAAAAATAATACATATATATTAATATAATAAAAAAGCCAATATAAAAAATATATTGGTTTTTTTTATTTTTTCTTAGCTTGCAAAGCTAAATGTAATGTCAATAGATAATATAAAAAATATAGAAAAATCTGTAAAAAATATAAATGATATATATTATAAGGCAGGAATTCAAACTGAAAATTATATTTATGATTATTTAATAAATAATCCAATTAAATTAAATAATGATAAAATAATCAAATTAAATTATCGACATGAATTTTTTAATGATATATATGATAAATTAAAAACAAATCTTATTGATGAATATATATATCCTTTTATACGATCATATTTAAATACTATAACTACTACACAAAAATTATTTAACACACTTACCGAAGCGAATATATTAAATGAATTTATTATTTCATTAATATCAAATTCATCTTTTATAACAGTTAATCTAAAAAAATTATTAAAAAATAATAAACAAATAAAATCAACTTTATTATCGATTATAAATTTACATATTTTAGAAGCTAACAAAGAAAATTGTCAATTAATTAATCAAGGTCTAGCAAAGCAATATCAGCAGCAGCTAAGTAATATTTTAAGTAATGGTTGAAACACTGCGCATATTAATATTTCTACAAATGAATTAAAAAAATTTTTGCAATTAATAAAAAATGAAAATATAGATATTATTTCTATTATTAATGAAAAAATTGAAGAAGCGCAAAATAGTATTATTAATAATACTATTAATTCTCCCAAAGAATTAATGTCTATAAATATAAAAGTAGGTCAAACCGTAAAGATATCTGATAAATTTCATGATAATACTCATTCATTATCAGCAAAACCTGTATTATATTTTAATGGCAATTTAATAGATGATAATATTAAGACTACTATAAAATTAAATACTGATACTGAAAGGTTATATCATAAGACTTTATTAGATAAATATTTAGGTAATGAATCATTACATACAAATGATATAATTAAAAAATCTATAACTGAATGGCGTAAGTTACGTAATTCAACAGAAAATACATTAATATATATTTTTTCTGGAAAATATGAAGCCGCTTCTATTATTATATATAAATACGGAATTATTTTTTATGCTTTACCTAAATTTATTGATAAAATAACAAACATATTAAAATCATATAATAAGCCAATATTTTATATGAATAATTCTGCGAATGAATGAACAAAAACTGCTAGAAGACTTATATAAAAAAATAAAAAGACCATAGTCTGGTCTTTTTTATATATTTTTTAATTAAATTTATTTTATTATTATATTATAAATAAAAATATTCTTAATTTATATTAAAATAATAACATTATGAAAGGCTTAAATAAATGATTAAAAAAACTAATGAGCAATTTCTACAAAATTTATATAATGTACATGGTAATAAATATACACCACTAGAACTATATAAAGGTAGTAATATAAAAATTAATATAAAATGTAATATTTGTAATAATAATTTTTTAATGCGTGCGACTGAATTATTAAAAGGTCATAATTGTCCTATATGTGCACAGCAATTAACAAATAATAAATTACGTAAAACTAATGAACAATTTTTACAAGATTTATATAATATACATAATAATACTATTACCGCTATTGACAAATATATAAATAATCAAATAAAAATTAAATTTAAATGTAATATATGCAATCATGAATGGTATGCTACTCCTGCTAATATCTTAAATAAGCATGGGTGTCCTAAATGTGCAATGAATAAACCAATTATAATTAAATCAAATATTGATTTTTATAATAAATTACAAAATATACATTATGGCAATTATATCGCATTAAATAGTTATATTAATAATGATACAAAAATAAAAATAAAATGTAATGTATGTAATTATCATTTTGAAGCTTTACCATTAGAAATATTAAATACTCATGGAGTACTTTGCGACAACTGTAAAAAAAATTATATTAATAAGCCAGTTAATAATAATTATTCTGTATATTACATTCAAGATACAAAAACTAAAAAGCCAATATATGTAGGCATTACTAATAATGTTATTCAACGTTTTGCACGTCATTTTCAAGATCCTAGTGATATATTATATCAATTTCATGATCAAAATTGGAATGAACTATTTCAAATTCAAGTAATAAAAAACAATATATCTTACTCATTAGCTTTAGATATAGAAACAAAATTAATACATGATTTTTTAAATCAGAATTATCAATTATATAATAAAGCAAAAACGACAACTGCAAAAACTAAAAAAAACAATAATATATCTAAAAAAAAATATAAAATAAAATGCATAGAAACAGATCAAATATTTAATTCTATCACTGAGGCTATGCGACAATATAATATTTCATACAAGCGCTTATTAAATGCTTGTACTTATGGCGATTCCGCTGGTATAGATAATAATATGAATCCATTGCATTGGGTATTTGAGCCATTTAAAGAATATATAATTAAGCATCAAAAAACTAATACTATATATGCATTAGAAGAATATGATAATCAAAAACAGCAATGGATTCCTTTTTACGTAGGTATTACTACTATGAAATTAAAGGATCGATTAATAAGCCATTATATAAATACAGCAAATAATAATAAATATAATATAGCACTATATAATAAATTGCATTCTAAAGGTAAACAATATTTTAATAATAATATTAGAATTACTGCAATAAAACAAAATATTATAAATAGGCAGCAAGCTTTACAAGAAGAAAAAAAATATATTAATTTATATAAGCAGAAATATAATATTGTTAATATACGTTAATATTTTATAAAAATATAAAATATATTTAAAATTTAATAATATTATATATAATAAAAAACCAAATAAAAGCATATTTGGTTTTTTTATTTTTATATAATTTAATATTAATATTAACACTAATTACTAGCTCGCGAATGAAAATGTAATATCTATATCAGTATTAATATACTAAAATAATACATTATTTAGTATTTTTATTAACTTTATAATTACATAAAGCTTAGATTATATCATTTTAATAAAAAATATCTATTATTGAAAATATACTATTTTATATAATCGTTAAATAATTATTTAATTAATCTAAATAAATAAATAATTACTATTAATATATTTATAATTATAAATAATATTAATACATAATTTGTTAAATAAACACATATATAAACATGTTAAACTATAAATTGGCTTAATCTTAAAGGTAACATTAACAGCGCGAGGATCATCAGAACTACGTTCAACACTTAATCCAGTATAAGATTCAATAATAACGCGATTAACAAACTGAGATAAAATAGTATTAATTGTGTAAGTAATATCAGAAACAACATTATTAGTATTTTTACGACCAATATATTGTTTACAACTACTACGTACAGCTTCAATTACATAATCTTTAATTTGAACCGAAGTAATTTCATAAGTATTGACGTCAGAAGGATCTGTTGTAATACCATGACGCACAATAATATTATTACCGCGCATAAATAATAAGCATGCGCCTTTAGCTGCCATATTATTGAGTTCATTTTCGGTATATGTATCTGGTAAATAACTAAATCCAGTAATTGCTTTATTAGTAAGTGGTTCAGCTGGATCGCTGCCTAAGCCTAAGCAAGCAACTGCAACTGCAAGATAGCAAGCAGGCAAAGGACGATCATAAGTTAAACCATTACTATTATTAGTAATAGCTTTAATAGCTCGGCCAGGTGCCACGAAAACAACACGTTCATTACCATAGCCTTCACAAGCTTCCATAATTCCTAAAGAACGATCACTATTAGATGGGAATTTACTCATTTTTTGACCAGGGAATGCACCAAGATAACACATGCATTCTTTAGAATAATCATATGAAGACATAATAGTAACATGTTTAGCACAATATGTACCAACAACAGCAGATGTAGTTAATGGAACAATGGTATTAACATTATCTACACCTGGAATTGGCTGGCGAAGTCTATCAATAGCATTGCAAAATTCTACATCAGAATTAGAATTACCTTTTGCTTGAACGCAAATAATTTGTGAAACGCCATTAGAAAATGCAATATTCGCACCAAGAGTTAATGAATTCTTAACGACTCCAGATGCAGTTACTTCAAAGTCGCCATATTCAGCTAGAATATCCTTATAAGACGAGAAATATTGAGGTTCATATCCGGCTTCATCCTTACGATATTTATAATTAACATAATATGTACTACCTTCGCCAGGAATCACATTGCTATCTTCATCAATAGTTATTTGACGTTCAGTAGCAGTAAATGTAATTGTATTATCTTTAACAGGAACAGCTGTTGCAGGGAAAGATCCTAGAATAATTTCAAAGCCTGGAATACGATCATAAATTTCATCACCGGCAATCCAAGGCTGTGATTGAGTTGAATCTCCTGCAACAGGATAAATAATTTCATCGCCTGAATCAGTGGCCTTAGTGACTTGGAAATTAAGGCTATCATCAGTAAATACTACTTTATATGTACCAGCCTGAACCCTATCTGGGTTAATTAAATTAATTTTCTTAACACCAGATTTAAATGAATCAACAGTAGCACCGGTAATTTCTAGAGTAGCTTCTAATTCAGTCTTATAAGCTTGAGTAGATAAAATGAAATAATCGCCTGCAGCAATTAAATTCTCATCACTATCAATATCTGCATCATCAGGCTTCTTATAAGTACTTCCTATAGTTAATTCAATACCAGGAATAGCTTCGGTATTAGGTTCTGTACTAACTACATATTCACCAATTAATTCGCTACTGATAATTTATTAAAAATTGCTTCTCAATAAACTTTATTACAAATTCTTAATCTCTTTCTCCCGTAGAATTAATATAAATAATTTATTGAAAAAAATTTAATTTTTAATAATATTTAATCTCTCTATAAATGAGAGCAAAGACTAAATCATTAATATAAATATTATATTATTAATAATTTCAATAAAATTTACAATGTATTAGTCGTTAATTTAATATATATTAATTTAAATATATATTAAATACTGATTTTATTAACATAAAAAATACCAGTAAATAAAATAATTAAGATATTTAATTAGTATCTTCATTAATAACGCGATAACAACCATCTGTTTTAGCAGCATAAGTAACTTCAATACGCCATGTACCATCAACAATTAAATACTGCTTATTTGCATCAACATGCCAAAAGTTATTACTATTATTGGCAAAAGCACGTGAGCCTTCATTAACATAAGGATCTGTATCTACATTTTCAAGATTTAATTGTACATCAGCATTATCAGATGATTTACGACTTAATGAACGCCAAACAATATAATTGCCATTAACAAGTTCATAATCACCTTCCTGAGTAATTAAACCTGAGGAATTATAAAGAGTTGGCGTATAAATGGTATTTTCCTGATATTCTTTAAAATATCTTTATATCTTAAAAATTCATACCAATTAAATTTTCTACTTCTCAATATATTTATATTTACTAACTTGCTTTGCCAAATTATATCTTATATAATTAACATTATTTAGCAGTTAAATAAAAAATTTTTTTATTGATATTTTTTCTAAGATTTTTTTTAATATTATAAATTTTAATAATATTAAAATTTAAATAATTATTAGTAATATTAATTAGATATTTTAAATTCATTAGCTTTAATTTTAATTAAAGCATAGATTATATCATTAATATAAAATTATATAATTAATGATTCTGTGAATGAATACAAAATTAATCGTTAGATTAATATATATAAATTAATATATATTAATTATTGATCTATTATAATAATTATAAATATATCAATAAATGATTAAATAGATAATCCCTTTATAAGGATTATTTTTAGTAGCATAAATAGGACGTTCAGAAACAGTAATTTCAAAAACATTTTTATGCTTAAGGACGTCATATGGTTTATTTGAATTACGAGTAACACTTTCATTAACAACAGTATAATAATCGATACCGGTGCCAATAAGTGCCATAATCCTAGATGCACCAACATTAACAGGTGCTGCGGCAGTTCTTTCAAATGACGCATATACACCAGGGCTTCTATCATATATATTATTTTTTATATTAAAAAACTTTTAAATTCTATAAAAGATTAGACTATAATGTTTTATAAAAAATATTATATAGTCGTTGTATATTTACATTATTATATAATAATGTAAATATTACTGATATTTTTTTTCCAGTAATTAAAAAATATTTTGATCTGGCACAAAAGCATTTATGCCAATATTGTTCACCTCATTTCTATAAATTACTTTTTACATATCTTATAAAAAATAATATTTAATAAAATATTTTATTAAATATATTATTAAAATATATAAAGAATTATAAATCTTCCCAAACATAACTAATAAATAATCAATTAATTAAATTGAATACTGTAAATTTTATGTTATCATATAAATCTTTTAATAATTTTACAATTATATGATTTAATATTAAATATTTTTTTAACTTGTCATAATTTAATATACTCAATGCTATTTTTTTTTAAAGCATTATTTCTAACAATTTTTCATCTTTATAAAAAATAAAGAATGAAGAATACTAAATGTATTTTTATATCATTTATACTAATTCCTTTAACATAATAATCCTATTATGCTATGAAGGAATTTTTTTATCCACGTAACATATTAAGAATTCTTTCATTATTTATTAATTTTTTATTATAATATATCAAAAATAACTTTATTTAATATTAGATATTTATACTTAAATATCTTTATAATATAAAAAGTAATATTTATATTAATAAATATATTTGACGTAAACCGAAATAGAGAACCATTATAAATGTTAATAACAACTTTGTATCTTAATACAATAAATAGTTACTTTTTAGCTTAATACTCTATTCTTTAATATTTTATAAAAAATTAAAAAGTGTATTAAGAATTTTTCGCGACGTTAAAAATAGTTATATTAATAAGCAAAATTTATAATAGTATAAATAAAAGTTTCACGAAACATATTTATATCTTAATACTATTATTAGTAATTATTAAATTTAATATTCTATTCTTTAATATTTAATAAAAAATTAAAAAGTATATTATAATTTCTTCGCAATATTAAAAAATAGTTATATTAATAAACAAAGCTTATAATAATATAGATAATATATTTCGCGAAACGTATTTATATCTTAATACATATAAAAAATACTTTTAAATTTAATGCTTTATTTTTTTAATATCTTATTTTTACATTTTAATATTTTTGCTTTTAAAGGATTTAATTTTAGTTATTACTATATTTATATAACTAAGTTAAAATAAATTAAAAAAGAATATAAAAGCAAAGAAAAATATATTAATAACTTTATTAATTACTTTTCGTGATATTAAAAATAGTTATATTAATAAGCAAAGTTTATAATAGTATAAATAAAAGTTTCACGAAACATATTTATATCTTAATAATATAAATAGTTAATTTTTAACTTTATACTTTATTTCTTTACACTCTAATAAAAATTAGTAATTAATATATTAAGTTTTAAAGACTTTATTTTAATTATTACTATAAATTTATATACTAAGTTAAAATAAATTAAAAAGAAAAGAATATAGAAGTAAAGGAAACTAAGTTATTCGAAAAGATTAAATTAAAAAAGCATATCAAAAATTAAAACTAAATATTTTAGATACTATTACATATAGTATATTAATAGATATATTAAATTTTTTTTTGCAGTATTAATAATAGCTATAGTAATAAGTTTAGTTTATAACATAATAAATAAAGTTTTGCGAAACATATTTATATCTTAATACTATAAATGATTACTAAAATTTTATATTATATTCTTTAAATATTTTATAATAAAATTAAAAGAATTTTATCTTTACTATATTAATTAAATGAAAAAATATTATTACTTATATTATATGATAGATTATCTATCTATTTTAATATATTAATATTTTTTATTTTTTATATTTAAATAAAATAATTATTTATCTTTAAATGAAAGGAATATAAAAAATGTCTAAAAAAAATGTGTTTAAACAAATTGATTCTCAACAATCATTAAAAATAAATAATGATATAAAAAAAGAAAATACTATTATAAATAATAATGAAATTAATAATAATGAACATAGCATGACTTTTATGGAAGAATTACCACATATAGAAATAAAAGAATCATTTCATAAATCAATGATGCAAAATCAATTTTTGCATCATTTACGTAATAAAAATATTTATATAGCTATTCAAACTGTTACTAATGAAACTTATATAGGTACTTTAATTAGTTTTGATGAATATACTCTACATGTTTATGTAGAAGATAAACAATTTAATAGTGCAATGTTATTTTTTAAATCTGGATTATCTTATATAAGAGTATTAACAGAAGCTGCTTATCAATATTATATTAATAAATTAAATAATAACGAAAAGCAATCATTTAAAAATAATAATGAATTTAAAAATAATGCTAAAATTAAAACTAATAATAAAACTTATATTCCAGCTAAAACTAAAGTTCGTATTAATAATACTGAATTAAAAAAATTTAATTCTACTGATGATATGGCAAAAGCATTATCAGCAAAGTTTAATGTTACACAACAAAATAAAAATAAACGTAAAGATTTTTAATTAATATTATTAATTAGTTTTATTAATTAATTAATCTTATTAAATTGTAATAATTTAATAAGATTTTTTTTATTAATAAATATATTAAATTTTTTTTCGCGATATTAAAAAACTATAATTAATAAGCAAAGCTTATAACATAATAAATAATATTTTCGCGAAACATATTTATATCTTAATATTATAAATAGTTATTTTTTAACTTTATACTTTAGTTTTATATTTAATGAAAAATAAAAGAGTGTATTAAAAATAAATTTTTATATTAGTATTTAAGAATTTAATTTTAGCTACTGTTATAAATTTATATACTAAGTTAAAATAAGCTAAAAGGAAAAGAATATAAAAGTAAAGGAAAACATGCTTATAATTCTATTAATTATTATAATTAATTTTTTCTATATTTTAAAAAATAATAATGAAAATTAAGTTTATATTATAATTAATAAAATATATTTAGCATAAATCAAAACAAAATAATATTATAAACGTTAATAATAATTTTATATTTTAATATTATATTTTAATATTACATTTTAATAAATAATAATAAATATATTAAGAATAAATGAATAAATGAATTAATGAATTAATAAATAAAAAGCATAAATAAAATTTATGTATGTTATTTTTAAATGAATTTTTAAATATTATTTTTTGAACTTAATTTTAGTTATTACTATATGAGTTATATTAAATTAAAAACAAATTAAAAAAGAAAATATGTTTATAATTTTTATTAATTTGATATATTAAATTTTTCTTCGCGTTTAAAAAATAATTATATTATAAACAAAGCTTATAATAATATAGATAATATATTTCGCGAAACGTATTTATATCTTAATACATATAAAAAATACTTTTAAATTTAATGCTTTATTTTTTTAATATCTTATTTTTACATTTTAATATTTTTGCTTTTAAAGAATTTAATTTTAACTGTTACTATAATTTATATATTAAGTTAAAATAAATTAAAAAGGAAAGAATATAAAAGTAAAGGAAAGTATATTAATAATTTTATTAATTACTATAATAATTACTCTTTGCGATATAAAAAACTATAATTAATAAGTAAAGTTTATAATAGTATAAATAAAAGTTTCACGAAACATATTTATATCTTAATATAATATTAAGTAAATTTTAAACTTTATATTCTTTTCTTTATATTTTAGAAAAATAATTTTTGTATTAGATACAAAGGATTTAATTTTGACTATTATAATTTATATACTAAAGTAAAATAAATTAAAAAGGAAAGCTTATAAGAATAAAGGAAAGTATGTTTCGAATAACTTAGCTTTAGCCGGAGATGTAAATCGGAGGCAAAGCAAGTTTATTCGAAAAGATATATTAAATAAGTATATTATTTAATTCATTAATTCATTAAATAATTAGATAATCATAACCTAATTTTTAATTTTAAAAATTATTTTAATATATATAATTATAATATATAATTATATATAATAGAAAGGATTAATATATAATGTTTCCAATAGAAAAAATAAAAGATAAAATTATTAATACAGTAAAAAATAATCAAATTACAATTTTATCATCTTCTACCGGTACTGGTAAAGCAATGCCATTAGATACGAATATTCTTACACCCAACGGTTGGGTTAAATTAAAAGATATTCATCCTGACAGTATAGTATATGATGAAAATGGTGAAGAAACAAAAGTAATTAATGAATTTTATCAAGGAGAAAAAGAAGTATATGAAATTACTTTTGTTGATGATACTAAAATAGAATGTTGCGAAGATCACCTTTGGAAATTTTCAACTTATACTTCTTATTTTAAACAATGGAAAGTATGGCCTTTACATGATATATATTATTATTATACAACAACAGATGTACAAGGTACTTATCAATTAGCTATTCCTATTAATAAACCTATTCAATTTACTAAAAAAGATTTACCTTATGATCCTTTATTAGTTGGTATTATATTAAATACTAATTATATGGAATATGATAATCAAATTTTATTTACTTCTATTATTAATTATAAATTTTTTAATATAGATATTAATGAAGTATATGATATTTATAAAAAACGAGATACTATTAATTGGAATGATTATTTATATTCATCTGTTGAAGATAGATTACAAATGTTACAAGGATTAATTGCTGCCTATGGTGATATAAATGATCATAATGTACTGTTTATACCTTTACATAATAAAGATTATAGTGGTATTGAATTTTTAATTAATTCATTAGGTTATCGTTATAGAATACATGATAATTGTATTTATATTCATAATGCTAATTTAAATAATAATAATAATAATATATTAATATTGGATATTCATAAATATATTGTACCTATTAGTACAGAAGAACATGTATTAAAAATTAAACAAATTAGAAAAACTGGTATAAAAAAAGAAATGAAATGTATTAGAGTAGCTTCTGATAATGCTACTTTTATTTGTCAGAATTTTATTGTTACACATAATTCATCTTATATACCTTATCTCTTATATAAAGAATTGGGATTAAAATCTGTTATAACCCAGCCAAGAAGATTAGCTTGTGCTTCTTTAACAGAATACGTTCGTTCTTTATTACCTGATGAAGAAAAAAACATAGTCGGTTATAAAACTGGTTTAGAAACTGATTATAATGAAGAAACTAATAAAATTTTATATGTAACAGATGGTATATTAGCTGTACATGGATTAACAGATTCTTATCAAGTATTTATTATAGATGAAATTCATGAATGGAGTTTAAATATAGAAGTTGTATTATCTTATTTAAAAGAACGATTACAAAAATTTAAATCGCATCCAGAACGATATTTTAAAGTTATATTAATGTCTGCTACTATTAATGTTGATCAATTAAAATTATTTTTTCTTAATTTTAATCCTCAAACCATACAGTTTGATTATACTCCTTACCCTATAAAAGTTATAGAGAATAATTTATCTATTACTGCAGCAATTAATAATTATTATCAAAATAATAATATATTAGTATTTTTACCTGGTAAAAAAGAAATTGAAGATTTATATGATGATGTATGTCATTTAAAAAATACTAAAATATTTATTTTACACGGAGATCAGACATTAGATGAACAAAAGCCAGCATTTGAACATTATAAAGAAAAAAAATTAATACTTAGTACTAATGTTTGTCAAACATCAATCACTATTGATGATATAGATGTAGTTATTGATACTGGTTTAGTGAAACAAATACAAGTAAATGATGGTATTAAAGGATTATATACTGTTGATATATCACAAAGTGATTGTATACAAAGAAAAGGTCGTGCCGGTAGAACTAAACCTGGTACATATATATTATGTTCAGATACTAATATTAAACATAGAGAACCTGATTGTATACCGGAAATTAAAAGAATACCGTTAGAAGATGTAGTACTCAGATTACTCTCTATGAGATTAGATATATTTAAAATGAATTTTATACATACACCACCAGAAAGAAATATTAAAGATGCTATAAAATTATTAAAAAAATTAGAATTAATACTTGATAATACCACTGTTACTCCTCTTGGTAAAGAAGTAACTATGATACCTTTAGACTTACGCTATGCTATTATGTTATTAGAAAGTAAAAAATATGGTCAAAAAGTATTCAATAATGTGGCTAAAATTTGCGCTATTATGCAAGCCGGTGGTTTATTAAGATATGATAAATATCGTGGACGATATTCTAATTTTTCTTCAGAATCAGAATCCGATTTAATAGCTGAATTAAATATATATAATTGGATAAATAATAGAACTAATATTGATTGGAAACAAAAAGGTATTAATGAAAAACATTATTTAAAAGCACAAGAATATTTAAATAAAATATTAGAATTTAATTATAATATAGAAGATGTAAATTCATTAGATATTAATAAAGATATTAAAAAATGTATATTAGTAGGACATAAAGATGCTTTATATACATATATTGATTCTGATGACATTATAGATGATAATATAGATTTTAATTCTTGTACATTAAATAATCGAGGCTGTTTTGTCGGTACACCGCGTTATATAGGTCGTAATTTAATAGTATCTGCTGCAACTTATATACCTGAAAAATTATATACTGATGTATTTGGTAAAGATACTATTAAATATGAAATGGATGCAGAAAAAATAAATGAAAAAATAAATGTATATTATATATATGCTTATGCAGAAAGAAACGGCACACAAGGTATTTTTTGGTATAAAGAAGGTCAAGATACAGAGAGTGTTGATCAGGAAATCATTACTGCTTTATGGAATAAAGAACATAAAGATGATATAGTAAAAACATTTAATATATATGATTTACACTTTTATATTAAAGAAAATATTACTGATGAAATAATTAATTTAGATAATGAAAAATTAAAAAATAAATATATATTATTAATGCCTGAAGATTTTGAATATTATAATTTATTTAAAATTTTTAGTGAAGTAGATCATAGTGAGTATCAATTTATTTTAAATATTAATACTAGATTAATTACTCTTGGCCGCGGATATACTTTACATGATGATGAACAACTAGAACAAGCTTTTAATAGAGCTAATCCTATATATATATTATCTTCTAATTTAGAAAGTATAAAACAACGATTGCTAGAAGAACAAAAAAGGCAACAAATATTAGTAGATAATTTAAAAAAGAGATATATATCTATTAATAATAAGCGTTATAGAATAGAATGTAATTATATTAATAATATTCCAAAAGATTTAACAATAAAAGATAAACATATAACGGAAAAAGATAGTTTCTTTAAAAAAGAAAACGTAGATAATATTCAGTTAGAAGATCCTATTTATTATATTAATATTTCTGTTGATGATTTATATTATTTACGTAATGCAATTATATATAACGGACATAAAATAGTTATATGTCATAAAAAAACTTATGTATATAATCCATTAAGTTTACATGAATTATTTGAAAAAGATATAGGACGTAGATTACATATGATAAAGAAAAAATCAGATAAACAAGCAGAATTAAAAACTAGAGCATTATTACAATTAGATAAATCAATGAAATTTGAAGATCATGTACATCCGGTTAAATTTAAAAAAGGACAATATTATATAGAAATTTCTATTAATGCTATTAATAATGATTGTTACAAAAATATAAATAAATTAGTTACCAATGGAACAAAACAATTAATATTATTTAAATGTAAAAATTATAGTAATTATGATTTAGCTGAATTAATTAAAGAAGTAAATGAAAAAGAAATAATACCAGATAAAGTTGAAACTGAACCTAAAATTATAAATACTAAAATAGAAAATAATATAGTTAAACCTAAAAAGAAATTATATGATATTCAAACTAATACTAGTAAAGATAGTATGAATGATAATCAAGTGCCAAGTATAATACGAGATTATAGCTATATTAAATAAATATTTTATATAGTATAAAAAAACCTTATACTTTAAATTGTATAAGGTTTATTTTATATATATAATATAAATAATTAATAATGTTCATGTATAAGTTCATTAATATATTTTATTCGATTATTAGGATTATTTACAATATCATCAGTATAAGGTAATGCAATAAAAAAATCTATTTTTGAACATCCGCTAGAAAGTTTACGATAATGTAATAATAAAATATCATCATAAGAATTAAAAAACATTATATGCTTTAAATAATTCTGTTCAAATAAAATATGAATTCCCCAAACACAAATAGACATTATCATATTAATAAATTTAGGAATTTTATTAGTTTCATAATATTTATTATTGTTATTATTATTAATTTTATGCTCAGTAGGGAATAATTTTTCGGGGTGTAAGCATAATCCAAGCATCATAAATTTTCTTATATAAATATTAGAGCATTGAGGCTCTAATTTTTTTAAAATATCTTCATATTCTAAAGAATTATATGGATGTTCTTTAAAATATTTAGCTATTAATTTATCAACAGTAGGATATGGACAATGCAATAATAATAAACTATTAATATTATTATATTGTTGACTTATTTGTTTATATAAATTCATACTAAAATCTTGTAATTTCATAGAAATAGGCATAGCTATACGCTTAGCTTCTTTATTGGGTGTATATTGAGCAATCTTTTGCATAATATCCATTAATGTATCATGTTTTTGAATTATATTAGATAAATTTTCTAATATTGTAGAATTTTTATATAATGAATCTAATTCAAATACTTTAAAAATATTTTCTTCTCTCATTGTAATATTTAAAATATTTTTAATAAATAAATTTTTAATTGCTAGTTGTTTACTTGGTAATATTTGATGTGTCTGAATATTATAATTAAGCATTTTCATAATATAACAAACTCCTTTATATAAAAACATTTTTTATAATACATTATAATGGATTTATTTCTATATAATCAATTAATTGATTATATAGAAATATATTTATTATAAATTAAAAAATTTATCTTTATCAATAGTTATGAATTTATTATATAATATTTATAAAATATAATTAATATTATTTACATAAAAAAATAATTATTATAATTTATATATACTATTATTTTATATTTATTTTATGAATTGATTTCTCAATTAATATATAAAAAATTAATGATATATAAGACTTAGTTGAAACATTTTTTAATTTTTTCATAATTAAAATCCTTTCTATATTAATATATTTATATATTAAATAATTAAAAAAATATATTTTTTATAATAGATTTTTATTTTTAGATTAAAAAAGGTGGCAAAGTAAAATACATGAATAAAGTTCTGAATGATTTAATTGAATTAGGTTCTGCTAAAAAAGATGTTAAAGCATTTGGTAAAATATGGAAAATGCATACTTTAGACGCTAAAGATCAATTAGCTGCTACTAATTCTACAAGCGATTATGACACTCTTTCTAGAGTAGTAGCTTTAAAAGTTGCCATTATTGCTAATGCTATTGAAAGTGTAGATGGGCAATCTTTAGGTAATAAAAGCGAGCGTAGAGAAACATTTGGAAAATTACCAATTCCTATTATTAATTATTTATATAATGAATATGAAAAACTATTAGATTCTCAAAATGAAAAGTTAAATAATCTAACAAAAGATGATAATATTGATGATGAAATATCTATAAAAGATAATGAAATTTCATAAAAGAAAATTTATTTTTATAATATAAGCATTAAAGATTTTATATATTTTATAAAAAAACTATAATTTAAAATAAACTTATTATTTTTAAATTATAGTTTAATATTTGCCAAGATATTATCTTGGCATTTTTTTATATTATATTGATTTTTATAATACAAATTTATTCTAATTTATATTATAAAGATTCATGCTATGACTTTTTATAATATGAATATATTTATTAATTTAATTTTTTTTGAATAGCTTGCTTTGCCTCCGATTTATATCTCCGGCTAAAGCTAAGCTATTCAAAATATACTTTCCTTTACTTTTATATACTTTCCTTTTTAATCTATTTTATTCTAGTATATAAAATTAATAGTAATGTTAAAATAAATTTCTTTTACTTAATACAAATATTATTTTTCTAGAATATAAAGAAAAGAATATAAAGTTTAAAATTAACTAAAATATAGTATTAAGATATAAATATGTTTCGTGAAACTTTTATTTATACTATTATAAACTTTACTTATTAATTATAGTTTTTTTAATATCATGAAGAATAATTAATATAGTAATTAATAAAATTATTAATATACTTTCCTTTATTTTTATATTCTTTCCTTTTTAATTTATTTTAACTTAGTTATATTAAATATAGTGACAATTAAAATTAAATTCTTTAAAAACAAAAAATATTAAAATATATAGAAACAAGTTTTTAAGTATTAATGCATAAGAAATAAGGTATAAAATTAAAAAGTAACTATTTTATAGTATTAAGATATAAATACGTTTCGCGAAAATATTATCTATATTATTATAAGTTTTGCTTATTAATTATAACTTTTTAATATCGCGAAGAAAAATTTAATATACTTATTAATTTAATGCTTTCAAATAAGTTTGTTTTACTTTCGACTAAAATTAAGTTATTTGAAATATAGTTGCCTTAACTTCTATATTCTTTTTCTTTTTAATTTAATTCTACTCTAGTATATAAATTATAATAATAGTTAAAATTAAATTTTTTAAAAGTAAAAAATATTAAAAGTATAAAGTTAAAAAATAACTATATATTGTATTAAGATATAAATATGTTTCGCGAAAGTTTATTTATTATGTTATAAGCTTTGCTTATTAATATAATTATTTTTTAATATTACGAAAAAATTTAATATATTAAATTAATAAAATTATAAATACATTTTCCTTTACTTCTATATGTTTTCCTTTTTAATTTATTCTGCTTTAGTATATAAAATAATTATAATAATAGTTAAAATTAATTTCTTATAATCAATATTATCTTAATTATTATTTTAATACAATATGTTTATTAATTTTTCATAAAATATAAAACTAGAGTATAAAGTTAAAAATAATCTATTTATAGTATTAAGATATAAATATGTTTCGCGAAAATATTATTTATTATATTATAGGCTTTGCTTATTAATATAATTATTTTTTAAATTATGAAAAATTTTTAATATATTTTTTAAATTATACTACTATAAATATATTTTATTAATATTAAATTCATATCTTATATTTCATTTATATAAGATATGAATTATTTTTTTATTGAATATAATTATAATCCGAGGAGAAAATATAATTATTATGAGCTATTTACCAAATAATATAATTAGTCAAAATAATAATCAATCTATAAATATAAATAATATATTTGATAATAATAATACAAATGATAAAATAAATAATCCGCATAATCATGTTAGTATTAATAATCAAGTAAATATTGATCCTATTCAAGAACAATTTAAACGTATGTCCGAAAGACATAAACAAAAAAAGCTACAACAAGAAAAAGAAAAACAAAAACATAATAATAATAGCAACAGCAATGATAATAATAGTGATAATACTAATGATAACAATAATGATAATAATAATGATAATAATGATAATAACAATAATGATAATGATTATATAAAAATTATTACATCAGATATTGATATACAATTACAACATAAAAATCATTTATTAAATTTAATTTTTGATGATTATACTGTTATTTTTATTCAATATTATAATTATAAGTTAAAATTACGCAGTCTAATAACTCGTGATAGTGAAAATGCTTATAAAAATGCTAGTAATTATCCCGAGAATCAATTTTATTCTATGTATCAATTATTTATATTATCATATGCTTTATTAGAAATTGATGATTATATATTTAGTAATTCAGATGAATGTTTAGAATTCTTATATAAGCTACCATATAAAGATATTAATAAATTATATACAGTTTTTTATAATGATATTAAGCAACAAAATCAAATTATTAATAATTTAAGTTATTTTTATGATTTAGTTAATGAGCCCTTTTTCCGAATGAAATATAAAGTAATGAAAGCATTCAATTGCTTGCCAACAGAACAGCGATGTAAACAATTAAATGATGCGCAATGGCTATGGCTTTATTATAATTTAGAAGAAGATATGTTTGAACGAATGGACGAAATTCAAGATAATTTAGATTATATCGGATTTTATTTAAATTCTGATGCGGCTAAAAAAATTATGAAGCATAATCAAGATTATAGAAAAAAAAGAGATCATAAACGCAAATTACGATTTACTAATACTAATATTTCTACTGATAATAAACAGCAACAACAAAATAATAATACTACTACATCAGCTAACCAAGTATTAGATAATTTTTTTACTTCGACTCCAATAACTAATGATAATACAGTGTATAATACCACATTTGAGCAAGAATTAGCTGCAGCTATAGGTACGACTGATATATCTAAATTTACTGAAATTAGTGATGATAATGAAGCCGGTAATCCATTCGAAACAGAAGAAGAATTTTTAGAACGTTTACAAGCTTTTGCGCCAGTAGCAGGTACTAATTATGGTTATTCAAAACCTGAAAAACCGCCTAAATTAAGAGTTGCACGTAAAGAAAATTACATGCCTGATGCTAATATTAATGGTAAAAATGAAAGTAGAATACAACGCTATTTACGTAATACAGTAAAACAGCATCATTTTAAAAATTTAAATGTTAATCCATTACCGGTTCAACAAAATTTACAATCAATAAATAATAATGTTCATAATAATAATGTTAATATTAAGAATAATAATATTAATATTCCTACTAATAATACATTATCAAATAATAATAAATCATATATAAATAATATACCTATACAAAATGAAAAAATAAACAAACAACAAATAAATGATGCACGTAAGCAACAAGCTGATATTGATTTTATGCATAAAATGAATATTACTAATTTACAAGAAATTGAAGATTTTAAGAAAATAAAAGATAATCAAAATTTAGATTTTATAGAATTAGATGATGATTAATAATAATCACTTATTAAATAAGAGGTGATTAAAACTAATGAGTGCTATAGGAGATGCCATTCGTGCTGCCGAAGATGCTAGATCTGCAGCTGATGTAAATAGTATATTAAATCAAAATGATATTGAAAATATACGTAATACATTGACATCTACTTTAAATACTAGCATAATTAATATTTTAGATGAAGAATTCCCGCAACAATTAGCATCTAATGTAAAAACAATATTACCAGCTGTATTAGATGCGGTATTTGCTGCACACAATGATTATTTTAATGATCCAAATAATGAAACTAAACAGAATAATTTAACTGCAATTGATCAGGCATTAACACAAGCTTTAGCTGCACTAGAACAATTAGATAAAAAAAATGCTTTAACACAAGAATTAGGCTTTGATTCTGATAGATTAAATATAATATCAAATGCATTAAATACTTTAAATAATAGTATTACTAATATTCAACGAAATACTAATAGTCATTCACATCAAGAAGTATCTCAATCATTAACTGCTTCAAAAAATAATTTACAAAATACACAAAATATAGTTCAAGAAAATATAAATACTAATAATAGGGCGAATATAGAACCAGAAGATATTACTTTAAAAACTAAAAAAGTAACTGAAGATTTAAAATTAGCTAAAGATGCTGCTAACGATTTTAGAAAATCTTTATTTTCATTATTTAATTTACATGCTACAGAAGGTTTATCTAATGCTGCGAATTTATTTGAAGAAATAAATAAATCTGCACTTACAGCTAATGAAGCAATTGAACGCTTACATCATTTATCTATTAATGATAAAATTGATTCACCCGAAGCTGTACAAGGCGCTAATGAATCATTAAGAAAAGCTAGGCAAGAAATAGAAAATTTAGTTAATCGCTCACAGCAGGTTAATGGACAAATTGCTCAAGCTTCAATGGGCGACATAACTAATTTTTATACTAAACTATTAAATATGGGAACAGGTGTAGATATTTCTACTGCCGAAATAAAATCCAATTTAAGTAAACTAAATATTAGTGCATTAGAAAGACAACAATTAGAACAAGCTTTAAATGAAAATAAGCAGCAAATTGAAGAATTGTTAAATATTACACATCAAGAATTCACTACAGCCTTTACTAAAAAAATTGATGATATAGTTTCTGGTATAGATACAGCAACCAATAAGACACTAAATCAATTTGCTGTAGGTAGAGGCTTAAGTCAAAAATATATTTCATCTTTTAATCAAGCCGGACAAGCTTCTACTAATATATGGCAAATAGCTACCGGTATTGAACAGACTAAAGATAGATTTTCTATAGGTAGTTTTGGTTTCGGACGGCCAAATTTATCATCAATAAAAGAAAATGCATCAGTAGCGGGACAAATGCACTTTGAATTGCAAAATTCTATACGTGAATTTGCAGGATTACATGATAAAGCTATAGAATTAAAACAAAAAGGATTGCATAATCAAAGCCAAGCAGCTTTGAATAATGCTGATAAATTATTTGAATCTATAGCTAATATACAAGCAGAATTTTCTGCACGTGCTTTACGTGCTGTTAAAAAATGGAATCAATTATCTGAAAAAGAAAAGAAACGACTTGATCCTACTGGTCAAATGGATAGTAATATTAAAACATTAAGTAGACAATTACTGAATAGTAATACATCAGTTATTTCATTAACTCAAGCATTTAATATTAAAATGAATTCTACTACTAAACGTCAATTAGAACAATTAAGGCAAGATACTAAAGATATAGTTAAATTGGATCAAGAAGTAAAAAAATCTAAAGATAAAACAGAATTTACTATTAAACAATTATCTAATTTCCTTCAATCAGCAATTAATGAAATAAGATCAACTATAAATTCTACGCGGCAGGTATTTAATACATTTGGCAATTTAGGCACTGCATTTTTAGGTCCAATAGAATCATTAACAAAAATATATGAATATTATCGTAAACAAGGTCATTCTAAATATGCAGCTATGGGTACTGATGCTTATATTGGCTATTCTAATTTAGATGAATCAGCAGATCGTGCATATAGTAGATTAATGGCCGGTAATGATTTATATGAAAGATCTGGCGGACGTATTGATAGAGAAATATATGATAAACAATATCAAGCAATACTAAAACAAATAGGCGGTAGATATGGATCTACACCAGAACAAGCTGTTCAAGAAGCAGAAGAATTATCTAAACAAACCGCGTTATTAAAAAGTGTATATGGCGTAGATGATTCATCTATTATGCAAGCTTTAAAAACATATTTTAAAGATATGGATAAATCACCCACAGAGGCTATGGATGCTTTAGCAAAGCTAACAGTACAAGCACAAGCTGCTAATATACCTTTAGGACAATATTTATCTAAAGTATCTAGCTTATCAGAAACATTTATGCAAGTAGGTATTGAAGGTGAACAAGCTAGTATTATTTTAAATCAATTACTACAAAATGGCATTAGAATGGAAGTAGCAGAATCTGTAACTTCACAAGTTGCTTCAGTAGCTGGGCGATTTTCAGAAAATAAAAATAAAATAGCTTTTACTGGTGTTTTACAAGGCGAAGATCCTTTTCATGCTATAGCAATGTCAATGTACACACATACCGCAGATGGTAAACCTCGCGAAGGTTGGGGTAAAGAAATAGGCAAAAAATTAGATACATGGATAAATACAGTTGCTAATATTTATGGAGATGATCCTGATAAACGTCGTATGGGCGTTACAGATATTTTAAAAGGCGAAGGCTTTGACCAGCGTGCATCATCCATGCTAGCTTCAGTATTTATTGAGCAAGGAAATAATCATATATTTCAAGATATGCTAGTAAATGAACTAGAGAAAAAAGACAATCCAAACGCCACAATGGAAAGCTTAAACAAAAAAATTAATACACAGCTAGAACAAATGGTTAATCAATTAGCTAAAAGTGATAAATTATCAGCACAATTAGATAGTAAATTATATAGAGAAGCCAAGCAATTCGGTAATAAATTAGATTCTATATTACAAGCTTTAACACCAGCTATTATTGAATTTCAAAAACAAATGCTAAAATTTGCTATGGAAGCCTTAAAATTAATACAAAAATTAGTTACTTCAGATATATTTAAAAATTTAGTTGATTCTATAGTAAAAACTATTAGTGATATACCTAACTTTTTAAAAGATTTAGAAGGTAAATTAGATGAATTAATCGGTTGGGGCCAAAGCTTAATAGAAGGTAATAGCAGTGATGAAGATAAAAATGCTAAACAATTACAAGATGAATCACATGCGCCATTCAGTGATACTACATCATTACCAGCTACAGGATTAGGAGTGGCTGCAGGTATGCTTATGCCTGGAGGCATTATAGGTAAGACTATAGGTACTTATGTTTTTACTACTATATTTGATAAAATTGGTGATGCATTTAATAATGCTGCAGCAGAAAAAGATACTAATGGTAATGTAATTAAAGATAGTAATGGTAATATACAATATAAAAATACTATATTAGGTGATACAGTACAATGGTTTGCTAATAAAGAAAGACCATGGAATGATGATAATAATTCATTAGCTTCTATAGGATCTATAGCCAGTACAGCAATCATTACTAAAACATTAGGTAATATACCAGCCTTATCTTTAACTCGTGAAGGATCTGCTTTAGCTAAAGCAGGTAGATTTGGTGTACGTGGAGCTATAGCTATTGCATTAGGCGGATTAATAAAACATATGTTTAGTGATTCACCTACAAGTAAATCAGATATAACTGAATCTGATACTAATAAATCTGATATTGATGAAGAATCTGCAATTGATAAATTCTTTAATTTATTTTCTAGTAAAAATGAAAAAGTATTAGGTGCAAGTCAAGTTATTAATCAATCTTATACATCAGAAAAACAAGATATAATTAATAAACAAATAGCAGAATCTAATAAATCTACTAACGTAACAACTACACACAATGAAGAAGAAAATGAATCAATTTTTACTATGCTATCTAATTTAATATTTACTAAAGCTTCAGCTGCATCATTAGAAGATCATGTTAATCAAACATCATATTATAGTCAAAATAACGTTTCTGAACAATTATCTACAAATAAAGATAATAAATTTATTAATACAAATACAGCATTAGAAAGAATATCAGTAGATAATCAAATAAATAAATTTGTAGCATCTAATATTGCATCTAATTTAAATGAATTCGGCTACGATCAAATTAATCAAAGTATAGTTACAAAAAATATATTTAATCAAGATATGTCTACAGATAATATATCATCTGAAAACTTATCAATAATTAATAATGATGAACAATTATTTTCTAATAATTTATCACATACATTATTTACTAATGCATCAATTACATCACTGGATAAAAATAATATAGTAAATCAAAATACTACAGAAAAAAATCAAAATGAAACAGCTGTATTAGGCACGTCAAAAAATATTAATCAAGAACAAGCCAGTTTATTTGATATATTAGCAATAACTACAGGTATTACTGCTGGTTCTATATTTACTTATAATTTTGCTACTGGATTTTTCAAACAAATAGGAGAATCATTAGCTGGTGAAGAGGCATTATCTCCCTGGGAAAGAATTAAAAACGTTTTTAAACATTTCATTAATATATTAAAAACATCTTTTACTGATATAAAAAATATTATTAACACTTTATATAAAAATGTAATTAATTTACCGAATATTATAGCTAATGCAATTAAAGTAAAATTTACAGATATTAAAAATTATATTAAGTCAATTCCTAATAATATAAAAACAACTTTTCGCGCTAAAATTATAGATAATTGGCAATTAGCTAAGCATCAAGTTAATATAGAAAATAAAATAAAAGAAATAGATAAATTAATTAAAGAAACAGAAAAAAAATTAAAAATTAATCCAAATGATGCTACATTAACAAAAACATTAGAAGGATTAAAACGAGATAAGCAAGTACAACAAGTATTATATGCCAAACGACAGCAAAAAGTTGATTTAAATACTGCAAAGAAATGGTTACCAGAATTTCAATCTAGTAAATATCAAAAAATATTTAACGAATTTGATCATAAATTAAATAATAAATTATTAAATCGAAATGTTGACGAATATGATTCAATTGAAAAAAAAATACAAAAAAATAAAACTAGAATAGCTAATATCAATGAACAAATTGATATGACAAAAAAGCAAATAAATATAGAAACAGATGCTGATAAACGTATAAAATTACAAAAACAGTTAGAACGCTTTGAACGTACAAAAAACTTGTTTGAGAAAGGTAATATTGTACATTCAGATAATTTAACAAAAATTATAGCTAGTAATAAAACTGAATTTGAACGTGTTATCGGTACTACTTTAAGTGATTCTGAATTTACAGATATTAAAAACATTATTACTGAAAACAAAGACAAACAAAAAACTATGCAAAAACTAACTGATTATAATCGTAGAAAAGAAGCTTTAATAGAATCTTTACGAAATGAACAACGAAAATTAACATCCACTTCTGCTACTGATAGAGCAAAATTTAATCGTATTGAAAAGATTATTAGTAAAATTACAGATAAAATCACTACGAATAAAGGCGAAATTAAAGATTTAGAAAAAGCTATTAAACAAGGCGAAACTAATCTTGGAAAACAAATTAATGATGCTAATACCTTTTTGCGTAGAGTTATGAAAAATGGCTTTAGTTCTACTAAAACTTTAATAAGTAAAACATCATCAATATTAGGCGAAGCATTAACTGGAATGTTTGATTTAACAAAAGTCAGTATTACTAATACTGCACAATCAATGTTGGAAATTATTGGTAAAGTCTTTGGTGATACGGCTAAAACAGTCGTTGATAATTTGTTTAAACGTGCTAAAAATGTTTTTGGTATATTTGAACATTTATTAAATGGCATTAAACAAATAGCTAAATTCTTCAAAATTGGTGGAGCCGCAACTGAAGCTACTAAAGGATTAGGCATATTAAGTAAAGTTCAGCAAGTAGGTAAATTTTTAGTTAATCATATACCAGGATTAAAAAATATTATAAATAAATTTAAAGCTTTACCTCCGGCATTTAAGAAAGGTGCTAAGTGGGTATTTAATAAAATACCAATGGTAAATGCAGTTGCTACTGCTGGATCTTTTGGCATCGATTTTGTTTCAAATCTTGAACGTGGCGCAGATTGGACTACAGCATTAAAAGTAGCTTTAGGAGATAATGCAGAAAGAATTATAGAAGCTGCAGCAATGTTTGGCGGACCTATTGCTTGGGCTGGTTATGCCGCGAATAATCTATTACCAATACTGCATATGTTTGGCTTTAATGTACCAGACAAAACTTTAATTAGCTTAATAGGCGATTTAATAGGTGTACATGCTTCTTATAGCGAAGATGAGAAAATAACAGAATTTTCTAAAGATCTAGCTCAAAAATATCCAGAATTAGCACAAAAGCCAGAATTATTGAAGCAGGTTGCTGCTGGGCAAATAAATCTTGAACAAGCTTTAGCATCTATAATTAGCGATGCTTCATTAGAACAAATGAGTACAGAAGAAATGCAAAAATGGCTAGAACAAGAAAAGAATACTGGTAATGAATTAGCTGCACGTATATCAGATGCTATTGCTCAAGGAAAAATATCGATTGAAGAAGCAACAGATCAATTACATAATGATCCTAAAAAATTAGCTGAACGTATAGCTCAAGCAGAGCAAGAATCTAATGCCGCGGATGATACAGATATTAATGATGATACAGATATAGATACTGATGATACAAATACTAATAAAAATGATAATAAAGCGGTAGATAAAAGTACTACTAAAGAAAAGTCTAAAGTTACAGAATATAAAAGAAAATATAAAGATGCTTTAAAAGAATTAGAAAGAATAAAAACATTAGAAAATATATCAGATATTAAAAAGCAAGAATTAATTAAATCATTAATTGATGAACAAATTACTAATATTGATAATGATTATACTCGTATGAAAGATAAAATTAATATTAGTAATTTAAGTGAAGAAAAGAAAACTGAAGTATTATCTAAATTAAAAGAAGAACATATTAAGCATATTGATAATATAGAAAAATTAAAAACTAATCAGATTACTGAAGAACAATTTAATAAATCCTATATTGAGTCAAAAAAATCATTAGAAGAAATGGCAGGTTTATATTTTACTTCTGTTTCTAATGAAGAAAATATAAAAAATATAAATCAGAGATATTACGTGGATCCTATTAAAGAAGCACAACGTATATTATCTATAAGTAATGATTATAATACTGAACATAAACAGATGATTACTAATTTATCTAATGAAAATATTAATCGTGTAGATAATGAATATCAATATATGCTAAATCAAATAAATAATAGTTCATTAACTGAAGATAAAAAGAAAGAAGCAATTAAGCAATTAAATAAACAATATGAAGTTAATAAACAACAATCTAATACATTAAAGAAAAATTTAATAAATACTACTAATGTAAATGAAGCTAATACTTTATTACAACAATTCCAGCAATCGTATGATAAATCAAAGAAACAATTAGAAGATAATATAGGATTAAAATATAAAGACGTACCTGAAACAGCTGATGAAGCAGAAGAATCTAGATCACGTATTACTAATAAAATGACGAATAGTATTACTGATGAACAGAAAAAAATGCAAAATTTACAATATATAACCAATATTACTATTAATGAATTTATGGATTTACATGAAGAATTAATGGCATCATTACAAAAGAATATAACTGAAGATCATAAAAATATATATGATAGTATAGGAATCACTCATAAAATTTTATTAGATTTACAGCAAAGTATAGCTAAAGCTGGTGCAGCAATTGCATATACTATATCACGTGGCAGTCCTGGTACAGGAAACAGTAGTAATGCTTTAGGAGATATATCTACTATTACTAATCACCCAGAAATAGAAGCAAAATTAGAAGCAGCAGCAAAACAATTTAATGTAGATCCAGCATTAGTTAAAGCTATAGCGCAAACAGAATCTGGTTGGAATCAAGATTCAATTTCTCCTCAAGGAGCAATTGGTGTCATGCAACTTATGCCTAGTACTGCAGCAAGTTTAGGCGTAAATCCTAATAATATAGATCAAAATATATATGGCGGTGTAAAATATTTAAAGCAAATGCTAGATACATTTAATGGTAATGTAGAATTAGCAGTAGCTGCATATAATGCTGGACCAGGAGCAGTTAAAAAATATGGTAAAGTACCTCCTTATTCGGAAACGCAAAATTATGTTAGAAAAGTATTAAAATATCGTGAAGGATATGTAGGTAGAGAAGTATTACCTAAAGATGAAAAAGGCCAATCAGTAGGTAATCATTCTAGCGAACGTAAAGCAAGACAAAATGCTGCAGCAATAGCACAAGGCGAAATTACTAGATGGACTAATGATAATGAACAGTTATTATATGAAACATTATCTGATATGGTTCTTGACGGCAAACATTTTTCTGATGCAGAAATAGCTGGTATTATGGCTTATGTAAAATATGCGAATCCTAATTTCGATGCCATTTTAAATAATGAACATGGCGGAATATTTGCACTAGGCGGAACTAATAAAGAAAGAACTTTTAAAATATTAAAAGAATTAAATAAAGATCCAAATAATAAGCTAGCTCAAATTGTGGCATCAATTAGAGCTTTAGGCACTAAGCCAAATAATAAAGACGGTACAAGTCATAATGTCAATATGGCTAAATTACGAGGCAAAATTCTAGCTGAGCAAGCTGGTTGGGATGATACTGATATTGAACGAGTAATGGAACAAGCCGAAAAGTATTTTAAGCAATTTTCTAATCAAACTGTATTAGGAGTATCGGAAGAAATATCTGGCGCTAATATGTATGCTTTAAACGATGGTCGCCAGCCTAAGCCAGTAGATCAAGGCGGAGCAAATGTAGTATATATACCTGATCGTCCATCAGGAGGTACATATCATATAGATCCACAAACTGGTTATGGATGTACTAATTTTGCTGGAGCAGCTTTTTATAATAGTCATATGGGTACTAATTATTCAAGTATTAGCGATTGGGCAAGTGCATTAGATAGTATGAGTGATGAAAAAGGATTTACTAGTGCTGCTGAATTTCAATCTTTTATCGCTAATTGGTTTAAAACTAATCCCAATTCTCCATTATTTTTATTTCAAGTAGCAGGTGCAGGTAATCGTGGTAATCATGCTATTAATAAAAATTCTGGTCATCATGCTACTAATATTATTGGATTGACTACTGATGAACAAAATGCAATTATTGGTGATCCATTAGGCGGTAAAATATATACTGTGCCAATTAGTCAAGTATGGGATGATACTGCAGGCAAATATATGACTAATGCTTATGGTGATAATTGGGGCATGCAAGGTATGACATATGGTAATACTTTATGGGTACCTAGAAGTCCTAAACAAGTAGTAATTGATACTAGTAATCTAATACCTTCTCGTACAGGTAGTGTTACATCCTCTGCTACACAATCATATGGAACTAATCCATATGCACATATGACTGAGCAAGATATTTATAATCATATTATTGGTGCTCCTATAGGTTTTAAAGGTACTTATAATATAGATCCATATAAAGATACATATAAAGCAGGTTATGAAAAATTATATATTGATAGAATGCGAAATATTGAAGAAGAAAATCAAAAACGTACAAAGCGCTATGAACAACGTAAATTAGAATTAGAACAAAAATATGGATCTATGGTTAATACCACAGATACTACTGATACTGATAAAACTAGTACTACAAATAAAACTAATACTACAGATAAAACTGAAGTAACTGGTAAAATAGATGCTACTGAAAAGGAAAAAGAAACAGTAGCACAGAAAGAAAAACGAGAATTAGAAGAAACTAAAGCACAATTAGAGGATTTAGTACGTCGTACTATTGATGTAGAATATACTTATAATTCTAATAATACTCTATATACAAATAGATTAATACAAGAACAAACTAATCAAGAAGAATTAGCACGTATTGCTAATTATCATTATAAATATACGACTAAGCCTCAATATATCACTGAAGCACTTAATGAGCAATTATATACTTTACCATATACTTATGAAGCAATTAATAAAATACCTGAATATGATTTAATTTCAGATCAGCAAGATTTATATCAATCAAATAAAGAATCATCGATTATTACAGAAGAAGAATATAATACATTAAATGAAGACGAAAAAGAAGAATATACTAATATTAGCGCAGAAAAACATATTACTGCAGAACAATTTCAATTATTAAGTGAACAAGTTAAACAATATTATACATTAAATAATAATGCAATAAATAATAATTATAAAACTGCTATACAATATCAGCAATTAGAAGATAAAACAAAATATAAACCTATCACAAGTCAATTAATTAATCAAGAAAAATATGATCAATTACCGGAACAATTACAAAAATTATATTCTATTAATACTAATATAGAATCTATTAACCAAGCAGAATATAATAATTTATCAGAAGAAGAAAAGAAAAATTATACTCAAAAAAATGTTATTGCATATAAAAAATCTACTAAATCATCTAATAATCAATATATATATGAAAAAATTAATAAAGCGAATGAATATAAATTACAAGAACAATATAAATCTTTAGTAGGTACACCATTATATCAGTCTGAAAATCCTATAACAGAAAAAGATGGAATTGTTACTATTGATTTTGAACAAGCAGTAGCACCGCAAGAAGGATTAGTAAAATCTGGCGAAGTAAAAGAAGAATTAACATTTGAAGAATGGAATACTTTGCCGGAAGAATTAAAAAATAAATATGCTATAAATACTAATGCTGTAAATCAAAATTATATAAGTCAAAATGAATGGGAAAAACTTTCACAAGAAGAAAAAAATAAATATAGAAATATTATTAATCAGAAAGAACAACAACGACGTATTAGTAATATTAAAAATGAATCTAAAGCAGATAATATTCATGAAATAGAAGAAATTATTACACAAGAACAGTATAATCGAAAAAGTAAAAATGAACAAGCTTTATATGAACCTACTAGGGCTAATGTTTATTATCGTAATAATACGGATAAACAATATCAATTAAATAATATAGTATATGCTAAAGATAATATAGAAGCACAAAATATATTAAATGGAAATTTATATCGTTTAGCTAATCAATCTGATGCATTATATCAATTAACTGAGCCTACAGATGAAACTAGTGATTCTCAAATTATATCACAAGAAGTATATCAACAATTATCTAAAGAGGAACAAGCTAAATATAAACAAATGAATGAATATATTGATAAAATTCAATATAATAAATTAAATGTACAAGATCAAAATAAATATACTTTAACTGATATTAATAATATTATTACTCAACAACAATGGAATAAATTAACAGATAAAGAAAAACAACAATATAGTCCTATATTAACTACGCAAAATTTAACCCAGCAACAATTTGAACAATTGCCACAGCATATTAAAGAATTATATCAATTAAATAATATAACTAAATATAGAAAAAAGAAATTAAATAATGTATATGAAAGTATATCTAAAAATGAAGCATTTGCAATAGCTAATCAAAAACTAATACAAAATAGATTAAAATTTGCAGATGATAATAAATTATTAGATTATTATAATATTAAAATTAATGATGAACAGAATAAACAACAAATAATTAAAAATATTCGTCAGAAAAAAGATTTACAAGGTAAAAAGATTGATAAGAAAGAATTAACAGCTTTAATAGATTCAGGTTTAACTGAAGATCAAGCTTATATTCAATATTTACAACAGCATGATACTGATAATAAAATTGATGTATTAGGCGATATTAATACTTCAGCATTATATGAATTAACACCTAATTATGCTGACAAAAGTAAACGATTGCCTAAAATTAATATATTACGTAGTAAACAACAAACAGAAGAAGCGACTAGACAGATTGAAGGATATGAAAAAGGTAAAAAAGTTTCTTTTTGGACTGATGAATCTGGAGCTGAAAAATTTTATAATAATCAGCAACAATTATATACAACAGCTGATGGTAAAAATTTAAAACAATCAGATTTCTTTACACGTTTATTAGGAATAGAATTAGAACAAATAACTGATGGTAGAGAAAGAACTGAAGCAGATTGGTCTGAAGCTGCAACTAAAGCTTTACAGAAAATGTCACAATGGCAAGAATTTAATATGAACAGTGAAGAATTGATGGAATATTTAGGAATTAATATTAATCAATCTGGATATTTAGGTGATATTGCTCGTGAACAAATATATAGCAATATTATTAATGGATTAGCACCTAGCGGAAAGCCTTGGATAGAAGATATTATGAAAGCTGATGCTATGATTAGGCAAATGATAGCTAGAGAATTTACAGCAAAAGAAGCAAAAGAAAAAGAATTACAAGATCAAATTAATCTTTTAAAAACAAAACAAGATTTAAATGATGGCACAATTCATAGATTAGCAATGCAATATACGTTAAAAAATGACGAAACTGGTATATATACTCAAGTGGATGTAACAGATCCAGCAGTAGAATATGAATTAAAGCAATTAAAATTAATTGAAGAATTATATACTCCAGGTGAAAAAAGTTTCACAGAAAAGCATCCAGAACAATTAGTATCATTTAATACTTATTATGGTGGATTGTGGGGAGAAACATCTAAGAATTCTTACGGTGGATTAACAGGTGAAGGAATATGGAGATTATTATCACAACCTAATGCTAATGGAGAAAAAATAATTAATTATAATCCTGATAAAGCAGCCGCAATACGTTCAGCTGGCACTATGAATGAACGTATAGGTAGAGGCTGGCAAGCTCCTGGTAAAACATATGGCGATTTTACAGGCAAAGGCGGTGCTTCAATATTAATGTCTATACCATCATATATATCTGGTACTACTCCTGAAGCACAAGCAAGAGCTAAAGCTGAACGTGAAACTTGGCGTACTTATGGAGATTATGCTAGAAAACATACATCGGGTGAATTAGATGTTAAACGTGTATATAACGATAGACAAAATCAAACAAATTATACTATACGTGATAAAGTTACTGGTGGAAAACTAAATGTAACTTTACAAGGTAATGCTATCACTGAACAAGCTATGAGAATTATAGCTGATAGTATAAGAAAAGGTATAAAAGAATATGGTGGAGATTTATTTGAAAGCTTTGATGTAAATATGAAATAAGACAATAAAAAATTGTCTTTATTTTTTTTATATAATAAAATATAATAAAAGAGGTAATAAAATTTGGCTCGACAAGGTGCACTAGTGCGTGATGCACAAAATATTTTTGGTGCTGAATTAATTAGCTCTTCACCAGAGTTTAATACAAGTACCGATGAAAATTTTATTTATAATCGATTTACGGCCGAGTCGCAAAATATTTTATCGAATGATGATACTACTAATAGAATTAAACGCGGAACAATTCAATTATTAGATCAACTGCGTAATTTTAGTAGACAAAATCCTGGTAATGAAACAGAAATAAATCGATTAATTAATGATTTAGCTAGAGTATTGGTTGAACAACCTATTTTAAATATAGATAATTTTGATCCTAATGATGCTGATAGCATATCTGGCTTACAAACATTTATGCAAGTATTCGGTAATAGTGATGTATCTCAGTATTTTGAACAAAATAATATAGTTGTTAAAATTTCTGAGTTTTTAGCTCAAGCTGGAGAAGACGCATTTACTTCACAACAAACATTATTAACTTTACGTAGCATGGAAGAATCTATGAAAATTATTAATAGTATTACTGATTCTTCTAAACTAGATAAATACAATAATTCATTATTAAATGTATTTACTATATTACGTGATCATAAAGACGTTACTATATTTGAAGATATTAATAAACAAATTAATAGTATTAATCAGCAAACTAAGCGAATGACTGAAGACTTTTCACAAGATATATGGGAAGATGCAGCATATCAATCTATAGATGCACAAGTAAATCAATTAGACGATTTAGCTAATCAAGTTAGTCATTTACATGATCGAGCTGTCACTATGCTCAATAATAATGATATTCAAGACTTAAGCATGGAGCATATAATTGGCGTATATAATCAATTATCTAAAATAGCTTCTGCTAGTAGTTTTGTCTCAGATAGTTTAATTGGTATTATTAATACTAATAAGCAATTAACTCAAAACGAAAAACAAAAGTTAATAGATAAATGTAAACGTTTAAGTATGCAGAACAATAATATATTATCAGCTAAATTTACTGATATGTTAAATAATCGAATATCACAACGTTTAACAGAAATTACCGCTAATAAACATAATAATTTAAGACAAATATCTAATATTAGTGGTATGGGACAAGCATTAAATTCTAGTATACAATCATCAGGACAGGCTGCAACGAGTTTAGCACAAGCTACATATACATATAAAGAAACGCAGAAAGAAAGACCAATATTTTCTTTTGGCTTATCTTCATCGATGAAAAAATTACATGATCACGCAGCTTTTTTTAGTCAATTAGAAATGGAATATAATCAAGCATCTGCTACAATCGATAAAATACATACACAAGCAGAAAAGGCATTTGCAGAAGGCAATTTTGAAAAAGGTCAAATTCTCATGGATGCTTATAAAAAGCAAATGGGCAGTTTAGTACATTTAGTTGAGCAAATGGGATATCAAGCTGAAGCAATGTCTAATACATATAATTCATTATCAAAAAAACAAAAAGATAGCTTAAGTCCAGAATTCAGAAATCATATGCAAACCGTTATTAGATCACAATCAGAAAGTTCACGTAATATATTAGTACAAGTTGAAAGTTTAGGCTTAAATGTAGATACACGTAAGTTAAGGCATTTTTCGCAATTAGCTGATCAATTTGAAGAATATAATAAGGAATTAGATAAGCATAAAGATAAACCAAATAATTATTTACAAAGCATACGTAATGCTTATAATGAAGCAAGAGGTATTATTCATTCTATTCAATCATTTCATAGAAATATATTTAATACATTCGGACTTGGATCTATTTCATTAGGGCCTATATCTGTATCGCGAGAAACATTTAATTATCATGTTGAGCAGGGACGAAAGCGTTATGCTTCAATGTCTGCAGATGCTTTTATAGACGTTAATGATTTAAATGCTAGTGCTAGATTAGCTCAGGAACAAATGCTAGCTAGTAATGAATTATATCGAATATCTGGCGGTAGAATATCGCAATACGCAATAAGAGATTCATATGAAAATATGGTTCGTAATATGGGCGCAGCACCAGGAATTAGCCCAGAACAACGTAGTGCTGATATGGATTTCTTTGCAAAAAATACAGTATTATTACAGCAAGTATATGGAATAGATCAATCTACTATTACAAACGGATTAAAAACTTTTTATGTAGATATGCGAATGTCTGCAGATCAAGCAGCTAATGCTTTCGCAAAATTAACACAACAAGCTATAGCATCAAATGTACCTATTGATCAATATTTATCTACTTTTAATGAATTAGCTAAACAATATATGACTATAGGTATTACTGGTGATAGAGCAGGAATAGTATTAGATAAATTGGCAAGAAATCATTTACGTATAGACATTGCAAAAGAAGTAGCGAGTCAATTAGGACAAGCTATGTCCAAATTTTCACAAGATAAAAATAAAGTTGCTTTTGCTGCAGTTAGATTAGGTGAAGACCCATTTCACGCTATAGCTAAAATGGCATATACACATGATGCTAAAGGCGATCCTAGAGATGAATGGATAGATGATGCAACTAAATATGCAGATTCACTCGTAGATGCCTATGCTCCAATAGCAGGAGATAACGAAGACATACGTAGAATGATATATACAGATTTATATAAATCTACATTTGGTTTTTCTAATAGATCTGCCTCAATATTAATTGATGAATTATTTAAAAATGGTAATACTTCCCAATTTAAAGAATTATTTAAAAAAGAATTAGCAAAAGTAAATAATCCAAATGCCACTTTAGAAGACTTAAATGCTGAAGCATTAAGACATTTAACTAAAATGGCTGGTATATTATCTCAAGCCGATCATACAGAAGCAGAATTAAAAAGTCATTTATTTGAACAAGCTCAGCATTTCGGATCAATTGTAGATGATTTATTACAAGCATTTGCACCATTATTAATGACAATTCAAGGATTAATACTAGAAGTATCATCAAAAATTGTTGATTGGCTTAAAGAAATAGTATCGAGCGATTTATTTACACAAGGCATAGAGCATATAACTGAAGCATTAAAAAATCTACCTGTTTTATTTGGTGCATTTTTTGGCTTTATTTTCTTGCGCAAAATTAGTACATTAGTATTTAGCTTGGCTAGAGCAGTATTAGGCCCAGCTGCAGGATTATTATCTGTAATACTGAAAAATCCTCGTATATCAATACCTTTAGCTGGATTAGCTACGTTAGCAGGAATTATAACTAATAAAGATTCTATAATAGAGTCTATTAAAGATTTTAAATTACCTTCATTAAATATAGGCGATATTAATTTAGATAATATTAAAATAGATGATATAGCTAAAAAATTTTCATTTTTTAACAAGTCAGACGAAAAAGATTCAGAATCGCCAACAAAGATTAAAGATTCAGTATTTGATTCAATAAGTAAGAGTATAGATGATATTCACATATTAGATGATACTAATATTTTTGATAAAGATAATATAAAGCATTTAAAAGAAAAAATAACAAATATAGGTGCTGCTGCAACCGATTTTAGATATCAATTATATGCTGAAAATACTGATAGAAAAGATATTCAATTAATTAGAAGTTTAACAGATCAATCATATGAATATAATGATGAAAATGAAGATAATAATGAATTTGATACTGATAAATATATAAATAATGCTACAGAAATAATACAATCATATCAACAACCGGTTAAAACTATAGATGATAAGCAAACTACATCTAAGTCAAAAGAAAATACTGCAGATACAATTGTTATGGGTATTTCTGAAACAATTAATACAAATAAAGAATATAATAATGCAGAGCAAATTAATACTAATATAATTAATCAACAAACTATTAATGATGAACGAATTAATAAGACAGATATAACCAATCAAAATAAAGTTAATACTGTAAAAACTAATTTAGAAAATATAAATAATAAATTAACAAGCAATAATGAAGAATTTAATAATACGTATAATGTTAATAAAATAGCAAATAATGAATATATTAATAATGATAAAATTACTAAAGAAAAAAATATATATCAGTTAGATAATGAATATAATACTACAGAAGCTAATATTAAATTATTAAATTCAGAATTAATTACTAATAAATTAACTAATATAGATGAAGCAATAAATAAATTAATACAAGCGAAATTAATTAATAAAACTGAACATGATATACAACAATTTGATAAAGGAATGTATAATCGAAGAGATAGTATTAATAATAAAAAAGAATATGCTAATAAATCTATCATTATTAATGATAAACAATTAATTGATAAATATACTCAAATATTATTATCTCAATATGATAAATTTTTAATACAGACTGATAATAAAAATTATACATCTAATGTACAAACAATTAAAAATGACATTAATTCACGATATAAATTAACTAATAATATTGATATATATAAAAATGCTTTAATTAAGACACAAGATCAAAAAATTACACCTGATACAAATAAACAAAAAATTACACCTGATACAGATAAGCAAAAGACTATACAATCTAATAATGATATAAATACTACTGAATTAACTATTAATATACCATCTTTTAATGAATATAATTTTAATCAGTTAAATTTTTCTGATTTAAATGCAAATTTATTAGATTCATTTATATTACCTAAAGATAATACACTAAAAAAAGATATATCCGTAGATGAAGATGAAACGCATGTTATAAAAGAAGATAGTACATTATTACAAAAAGATTTGAATACAACTATAATAACAGAATCTGCCGCGACGGAAATAATTTCTAATTCATTAGCATCAAATGAAATAATTAATAATGATACATTGCTTCCTGAATCAACAATAGAATTAACAAAAGATATTGATAAAGATATTGATACAAATATTAATAAAGACATTATTAATGATCAATCCGAGCAACAGCTTATTCAAATATCTCAACAAAATAATATTACTAATGAATCTACTATAAATAAATCTGTTACAAATGAATCTACTACAAATGAATCTACTATAAATGAATCTACTATAAATGAATCTATAATATTAGGACAATCAACCGCTATAAATAACAATATAAATAATATATATTCACAACAAGAAACTAATGATTTGATAAATCAAAATACTGTTAATACTATAGATAGTAATCAATATACTACTGATATTAATGATATAGTGATTAATAATCAATATATATCTAATAATACTAATGAAATAGATCAACATACTTCTGTAAATCAATCTCAAGTTTCATATAATACTAATATTACTAAATTAAAAAAGGAATTACATAATTTATATAATACAAAATCTGATATTACTACTAGTATTAATAATATAAATAATAATATTACTACAATTAATGAACAATTAGAAAATACTAATAAAAATGATAAAGACTATGAAAGTTTAATTAATAGATTACAAAATTATGACAAGCAATTAGAACAATTAAATAAAAAACTAATTACTACACAAAGTAATATAGATGAAACTAATAAAAATATTGATACTTTACATAATCAATATAAAGATGATTCTACTAATAATTTAGATTTTGAACAAATTACTACTAAACATAATCGTTATGCTAATAAGCTTAAAGATGATAATGAAGATATTAATAATAAAATTCAGCAAGACTATCAATATACTACAGATATTACACAAAAAACTACATCACAAGCATATAATATAGCTATGTCATCAATAAATCACGCTGATGAACAAATAGTTGATAAAGAAATGCAAGTATTAACCTCTGCGGATAATGCTATGCAATCACTTGCAACCGGTTTAATTGAAAAAGAACAAAAAAAAGAAAAAGAGAAAGATAAAACTAATGATGAAGAAAAAGAAATCGCAGAGAAAGAAGCTACAGCTACTACTGAAATACAAATTGTAGCAGGCGTAAGTGAAACTATATCTCCTACAATGGATACTGATACTAGTGCAGATACTAATACTAATATTGATGCAAATACAAATGCTAAAGTGGAAACTGATATGGCTGCAGCTGAAAAAACAGCTGATGCTGAAGCAACTAAAATTGCTAATGCTGAAACTACTCATTCTACCAGTTCATCTACTTCTACTACGAAAGATAAACAAAAACAAAATGAATCACTTGCAGCAGATGATCAAAAAATTGCAGCACAAGCTCCTATATCTCCAGATGAATTAAAAGTTAACGAAAACGATTCTCCAGAAGTAAAACGATATAAACAATTAGTAGCAGAAAGTTTACAAAAAGATAAAGAATATAAACACAAAATAGCAGAATTAGAAAATGCTAATAGCAAATTAGAAAAAGAAAATAAATCACAAGCTCAATATATTGCAAATAAAGAATTAGAATCTGGCGATGGAGAAAATAAAGCAGTTATTAATGCTCAAACTCATGGAATAAAACAACCAGATATATCACGTTCTATGGGTGATTTTCGTCAAGATGAAGAAAAAATAAGTCGAAGAAATAAAGTAAAAACTCATGCAAATAAATATTTAGAAAATACGCATATTTATCACCCAGCTGGTATGTATGACTTTACATCTAAAGTAAAAATACCGCCACCTAAAGAATCAGAAATGACAATAACTAAAATTATACAATCTATTAAAGATAGTGTAAAAGTAACACCTACACAAAAAATATATAGTCCTATAGCAGGTAGTGCTCTTGATAAACAAAGTCCATATGCACCGGTTCCTATAAATTATTCACAACATAAATTTAATATTCCTAATGTATTACCCACTTTAAAACCGGAAAATATAAAAAATGTAAAAAGTAATTATGGTAGCTGGGATTTTAATCAAGTTAAAACATTTGAAACTACATCTATTAGCAATACTAGTTACGGTACTTATTACAAAGATAAATTTACACCAAGTGAAAAATCTCAAGAAACTATAGAAAGAGAAAAACGCGCAGAAGAAGAACGTGAACATAGAAAACAAGCAATTAATCAATATACAGCAGATAATCAATTTTTTAATATTAGATACGGACAGCATAAAGATACAACTTATAAAATTGCTGGTACTACGCAAGAAGAAATACGAAATATATTAAGTAAATATACTAGTTTACCCAAAAAAGATACACCAGATTATGAAGAAGTAAGAAAACAAGCTATGCAACAAATTAATTATAATGATTGGAGTAAAACTGCTTCTAAAATAGAAGTAAATATGGGTATTGGTTTTAATAAATATAAGCCTATAGAAAAAACACCAGAAATTATAGAAAGAGAAAAAAAATTAAAAATACAAGAATTACAACAAGAAAAGCAAAGATTACAAAATATGAAAACTAGTACTTCATGGACTGGATATACATTTGGTTTATCTGAATCAGAAAGAAATACGCAAATAAAACTAATTGATAAAGAATTGGAAAGATTAGGAGTAACTAATACCAATACTAGTGAAAAATCCAATATTGTAAATATTGAAGAACATATTAATGAATTTAATAAAATATTAGCAGCTACTAAACAAGAAATTATAACACCTAAAATGCATCAATTAGAAGATGCAAATATATATAATAAACGCGAACAAAAATTAAAAGATAAATATACTTATATTGATGAAGAAGACGAGGAAAAAGCTGAAGAAGAAACGAAAGATGAATCTGATCAATCAAGAGATAAATATGCTAAAAAATTTACTAAACGTGTTATGAATGAACAATATAAAGCACAGTTATTAGCTAAATCAACATATGAATTATTATTAGATTTTATGGATTTAGATAATAGTTTATTTAATGACTTAGAAAAATCAATAGTAGATGGACATTTACAATTATTATATATGAATAATGTTACAAACAACATATTAAAATTAATAACTACTTCAATTAATAGAGCAGGAGACATTATCACTAAAATTATACAAAGCAAAGGCGGAATATCAGGTACTAGAAGTATACCAGGTGGTACGCAAACAGGTGGAGATGTACAATTTAAAAATACGGGTAATAAATTAGGTGATATAGGTACTTTTGCTTATTATTGGACGAAGCAAAAATATGGTAAAGATTTACCTGCATTTTTTACCCGAGCTATATTACGTAACGAAGCAGGTATTAATTTAGATGCTTCTGGTTTTGCTAGAGACTTACATAATTATGGCGGTATGAAATATGAAAAATGGATGGCCGAATATGGTGTAACAGAATTCAGAGATGAAAAAGTGCCAGAAGGAAAATTAGGATTAGCTAAATTCCCGGATGATGAAACATTTGTTAAAGTATGGACTGAATTATATATGGGTCCGCAAGCTTATTCTGCATATAGTGAAGCAGCAGCATTAGCAGCACAAGGTAAATTTAGAGAAGCTGCCGAAAAACATGCTTTTATGTATGTAGCAGGCGGAAATCCTGAGCAATGGCAAAATAATCATCCAAATGACAATTATGAACAAATAGTTTCTAATATTGAACAAATAATTAAAGAAGAATTTGAACGTAATAATGAATTCGGTGAGAATGGATTAACTTATCAATATGTTCCAACTTCTAATGCGCCTACTACAGGTAAAATGGATATAACTAATAATCCAGAGTATTATATTGATCTTAGTAGTGGTCAAATTACTAATACATCTCCGGATACACAACGATTTATATATGCTGTTGCTAATGCTTGGCACGAAATGCATCCAGAATTAGATCCATTAGAAATTACTAGTACACTTAGACATGGTGACGGAAGCAGTTATCATGATCACGGTGCTGCATTTGATGTAGCTAATGCTTATTTTGACGATAAACAATTACGTGTAGATTATGTAAATCTAATTGAATCTTTAGGTGGAACACCATTAGACGAATGGGAAGGTGAGCCTGGTGCAGTTTATGCTCATGGTAATAATATTCATGCTACTACACCAAACGCTAAATCTGTTGAAGGCGGACAATTTAATGCACCTACTGCTGTAGCCGGAGCTGTTATGTTTATTAATGAAAATACAAATACTGATGTAAATACTGGTGCAGATACAGATACAGATACTGGTGCTAATGCTAATGCTAATGCTAATACTAATACTAATGCTGATTTAACAAAATCAGCCGCAACAAGTTCATCAGAATTAATAGAATTAGATAATAATGAACAAGCTGCAAAAGAAGTAATTCCTACTATTGTTATGGGTAATACAGCATTATTAACTGATATAAATAATAATAAACAATATAGTATTAATGATAATGAACGAAATAATATTTATAAATATATGTATTATCGTATACTTTCGCCATTATTAAATACACATATGGATTTATCACAATTTAATATATCAAAACAAAATAATAAAGACTTTTTATTGGATACGAATCATATGAATTTAATTGATATAAGTACTAAAACTATACCAATAAATAATCCATTAAATTTATCAAATAATCAAATTATTAAAACAATAAATACAGGATTAAATATTAAAAATAATACTGATATAATACCTGCAATTAATACTACTTATAATAGTTATATTAATAAAGATTATATGAATAAAGATTATATGAATAAAGATTATATGAATAAAGATTATATGAATAAAGATTATATAAATAAAGATTATATAAATAAAGATTATATAAATGATATTACAATTAATTCTGACATTAATACTGATATTAATATTAATAATAATATTGAAAATATTGCTAAAATTAATGCTGGTGTAAATAATATTTCAAAATTTAATAATATAACATTTAATTTATCACAAGAATATTCACAATTATTACAATTAATGTTGTCATTATATCATATTAATGATACTATTAATATTAATACACAAATTAATAATATAGATGAAAATAATAATATAGATAAAAATAATAATGATATAAATGAAAATAATATTTATCAATTAATTAATATACAGAATAATTATTTACATGATAGTATTATTAATAAAAATAATATTAATCAACTTAATATTAATCAGCCTAATATTAATCAATCTAATGTAATTAATATTAGTAAAAGCGATATTGATAAAAATACATATATGAATATTAATATACCTTTTATACAAGATTTAATTACTAATTATAATACTATAATGCAAGAAAAAACTGTATCAACAGATAAAATAGTACAATCATATTCTACACAAAAAGAAAAAGCTATAAATAATCAATTAATAAATGAACAATTAGATTATGATATTTCTAAAGCGCAATTAATATCAGCCGGAATAAATGATAAATTAATATTTTCACAAAATAAAAATATACAGCAATCTATAGAAAAAATTAAGCAATATAAGAATAAATTAAAACAATTAATAAAAACGCAAAATAATAAACAAATACAGTGGAAAAAAACTAATATAAAAAATCGAACAAAAGCTAAACAAATATCTAATGCATTAAATATAGAATATATGATAACACAATTATATAATAAAGATTTAAATAATAAAAATTTAGTTAATGAATTATCTGGAATTTTATTATCTAAAGATAATAATACATTATTATCAATTTCAGAATTGTCATCTATTCCAGAATTATCATCAATTTCAGAATTACCACAATTATCACAATTAATAGAATTAATTTCTAATCCAATAATATTACAAACTACTAAAATAATATCTCAATCATTAAATAATCAAATAAATAAATATAATCAAAAAGATATAAATAAAACTATTAATAATGATAATATATATTTAAATGATATTGATGAAGAAAAATTATTAGATAACGCTATGTTTAATATATTAGAATCATCAGATATATCTCGATTATTACATATATCAACTAAATTATTATCTATACCATTATTAAATATGCAAAATATTATTAAATCTAATAAAAACATTAATATTCAAAAATCTAAACCTTATGTTAATACACAAAATACATTACGCAAAATTTTACATAAATTATTTACTTATCCTATAACTAATCAACAATCTTCAAATAATATATCATTATTAACACAACAATTTTTTAATATATTAAAACAACATAATATTCAAATTGATCAATCTAATATTAATGAAATTGATAATATATCTTTTAATGATCTTATTAATGATAATATGCAAATTACTAAATCGCTAATAAAATCTATCAGTAAAGTATTACTAACTAATATAAATAAAAATATTATAGAAGACAATACTATAGAGATTAACCAACCGACACAATTAAATATTGATAATGTATTAGTTCAATATGATCAGTCTAATCAATCTAATCAGTCTAATATAAATACTACCGTATTAAATCAATTTTTAAATATCATTAAGACTATTCCAGAAAAAATTGATAATATTAATATACAAAAACTTATGCAATTAATGCAAAGAAAAAATATTACAAATATAAATAGTCAGAAAAAAATAACTAATAATATAATTAAACAAATTAATTCATTAATGCAATATTTTACTAATGATAAAACGATATCAAATCAATTAATAAATAATGAATCAATAATAAAATCTGAATCAACAATTAATAAGATAGAACAATTAGATAAAGCTGATATTAATATACAATTATTATCAAATCTATCTAATATATTTAACTCTTTATCGTCTGTAAATATACAAGATATATTTAAACAGAAATTTGATAATAATACATCATCTATTAATTTTACTTCACAAATAATTAATATACTTAATGAATATAATAAATTATTAAATTCTAATATAACTACAATTTCAGAATCAACAACTGAACCTACTATAGAAGTAGAAGAAGATATTAACCAAAATACAGATATTGATCAAAATGTAGATATTAATCAAAATGCTGATGATAATATTAATATATTAGAAACACTTGTGTTAGGCAATAATGAAAAGCAAAATGATATAATTAATATGAATATTAACACAAATATAGATACAAGTACCAATGCAACAACTGATAATAATTTATTATCTGTCATAAATCAATTTACTAATATAATGTCTCCATATGAAATTAATTTACAAACAATTATTGATAATATAAAGAAAACAATAATTAAACAAGCAATTAATACTACTGATGAAAATAAAATTATTAATAAGAATAATACTATAATAACATTAGTTGAGGATGAACAAAACGATCTTAATAATATATCGCAAAAAAGTGATATAACAGTTATAAATACTACAGATACAAATAATTATAATTATAATTCTCAATCATTATATAATACTGATTATATTAATCAATTTTATAATAATTTAAATAAGTATATTAGTATTGATAAAGATATTAATATTAATAAAATTAATGAATTTAATATTACTTCTAGTATACGTAATAAAAGTAATAAATCATCTAATATAATGAAAACAGGTAATTTATTAAAAGCTGCAGGTATTAATCAATTTAATAAATTGCCAGATAATGTAATGCTATTTAATTTTCCAGCGATAATAAATAATCAATATACATTTAATAACACATTATTATCTAATAAGCCAATACATATTAACGAATCTAATACAAGTATATTAAATGTTAATAATAAGTCTTTAAATAAATTCGTTAATGAATCAACTGCATCTCCAGAAAATATAAAATCTCAAATAAAGTATAATGATTTTAATAATAATAGAACATTATCTTCGCTTATGAATTTAGATACAAAACAACAAATTAGCCCAGCTAGAACAGTAGAACCAACTATCATTAATAATCAATTAGAACAAGAAACAAAAAAAATGCAAGAACAGACTGAAATGGATAAAATTACTAATGCTATTGAAGATAAGTCGACAATAGATAAAATTACTACTACATATAATAAAACTATTAAAATTATACAAAATGAATCTGTAGCTAGAATTAAAACATTAGCTAAAAATATGCAAGAATCGTTAAAAGATTTTGTAGCAAATTATAAACGAAAACATCCTTCTGCATCTAAATCAGAATTAGAACAAGTTAAGCAACAATTTGTTTATCGTAATGTTAATATACCAGTTACTATTACTGCAGTTAATGATGATTTATTAGCTAAAATAAAACAATTATGTAATGAACAATTTACAGAATATGGTGAAATACAAGAACAATTAGCAAAGATAATGAAAGATTATTATGATCAAGCAAAAACTAAACATATATTTGATGAATATAGAAATAAAGTTGCTCGTCCACAAGAAAATATTGAATATCCTACTGATGATAAATCTGATATAAATAATGTACCAGATCAATATATATAAAATAAATTATTTATTTAAAATACCAATTATGAAAATAATATATTATTTTTATTAAATTGGTATTTTTTAATACTCAATTTTGTAATTCATATAGCGCAAAAAAAACTAATTTTTTAAAAAGTATTGATATACTTAGATCTTCATTTTTAAATATCTAATTTTGTAATTCATATAGCGCAAAAAAACTAATTTTTTAAAAAGTCTTGATATACTTAGATCTTCATTTTTTAATACTCAATTTTGTAATTCATATAGCGCAAAAAAAACTAATTTTTTAAAAAGTATTGATATACTTAGATCTTCATTTTTAAATATCTAATTTTGTAATTCATATAGCGGGAAAAAAGCTAATTTTTTAATAGATAGAATAAATAATAATGATAATTATTACTTTACAAATTAAATAATTAAATAATTATTACATTAATGATGAAATAAAAATATTAAAAGAATATTGCTAATATTCATAACATAAAATATTCATTAGCTTTATTATAATTAAATAGAAATTGGAATCTATTAGAACTGATTAAATATGAATAATATATTTTTTATATATATATAAATATAAAGAGTTGATATATATATGAGTATTTTTAATAATGCTACTAATATTGCTACTAATATTGGCAGTAATATTGTAGGAAGCGCTGTCAGTAAAATGGTAGGCAATTTAACAGCAGACGAAGAAGAAAAATCATGGATGAATCAAAATGGATGGTTTGGTTCTTTAATTGATGCACAGAAGTTTATATAGTATGCTTAATAATTAATAGTATTGATGAAAAGTATTATATATACTAATATCAAAGTATAATTTAATAATAATAAATTTACTTTAGAGTATAAATTATATTAATATTTTTATAATAAGAGTTATACCATTCTATAATGAATATTTATAGTATTATATAAATAATATAATAAAAAAATTTCAAATTCTAATTCTGTTGTCATGGGAGCTAATCGTGAAAGAATACCTATGATAATTGAATATATGACAATGCCAGTAGGCGATATGGCACATACACAAGCAGGCTATAAAAATTCATCGAATCGTAAAGCAATTACTATGTACATTAATCCTAGTCGACTGCAATTTAATAATCAAAAAGTTGTTAGTGAATCAATAACACGCGGAGGAATATTCTATCATCATTGGGGCGATAAGCCTACAGTATTATCTATCTCCGGAGATTTAGGCCTTTCTAGTATGGCTGGCGTAAAAAAATTAGACGAAGTATATAGAATGTCTGGTGTATTATTAGCATATGGTGTATATTATCGCCATTATTAATTAATTTATATATTGATATATTTTAATTTATATATTAAATTTATCAATAATAAATATATATTATTAAGCATAAAATTAAATATTAATAATATATATTTATTTAACGACTAATTTATAGTAAATTTATATTGAAAAAATATTATAAAAAAAATATATAGTCTTATATTCTTAATCGAATTAAGAAATAAATTAGGAAAATACGCAAGGTCCTGTATATCATGATGCAAATACCGATTTTATGAATAAAATAGCTACAGGCGATTATTTTGGTGCATTAACAGATATTGCTTCGGGTAATGTATCTTTAAGTCAAGCTGGAGATGCTATTAGAACACATACTATAGGAGCAGCTGTTGATGGAATTACTGGCAGAAATAATAATGGATTACAATCTAGTAAATTAGCACAAACAATAACAAACGGTACGGCGAGAACAATGGGAAAATTAAGTGAAGGACTATCTGGTAACGTACGCGATAATCCAATATTAGTAGATATGAAAACAGGCCAGCAATCCGGATTAATGCAAGTTGGAAATGCATTTTTAGATAAAACTGTTAGTAAATTAGGCGAAAAAATTGGCGATAAAATTTATGGACGTAAAACTTCTGGAGCATTAGATTACTTAAGTGAAAATGTTCTAGCTTTTGAGGCAGCTTTTGGTGGTTTTTCTGATATATCAGATGAATTAGAGGATCATTTGGTCCAAAAAATTATTATTAATTTCTGGAATAAATAATAATTTTAATCAGAATATAGCTATAAAAATTTTTATAATTATATCAACGTATAATATTTAATAAATAACAATTAAAATATATACTAAACTATTAATTGTTAATAGCATAGAAATAAAATTCTCTATAAAAATCGTATTTGCCTTGGCGTCCACGTCTAGTTACTATTTATTTTGAAGATCATGTATATATAGGACATTTTCAATCTTTTAATTATACTAGAGATGCAGCCAGTGTTAATATTCATTATGAAATGAGTTTTGTAATTCAAAGAGAAGTAATTATTACATCATATAAACCTACTTTACCAGGATTTTTACCAGCTATAAAATATTTTTGGCTGAATTTTATTATATTAATTTACTGAAAGCATATAATTGTTAATCAGTATATAAATATTAATATATTAATATTTATATCAACGTATATTAAATATAATTTTTAATAAAAAAAGATATATACTAAGCTATTTTAATAAAATAGAATAAAAAATATATATTTTTATATGAATATATTTGAAAGGCGGTTTATTAGCATAGTAATTTAAATAATTTTTAAGATAAACAGTTTTTATGATAAAGTATTTTTAAAACTTAAAAAAACAATATTAATATTACAAATAGTATCAATATGACAAATAGTATTAATATAATATTTGTTTATTTATTGATACTATTTTTTTATTATAATATATACAGAAAAAAGGAGATAAATAATGAAGTGTCTATACAAAATTATAATGATAATGATAAAAGAAATCAACTACGCAATAAATTAAAGAGTAGACAACAAAATAATATAACAGCAAATAGTATTAATGAATTAATTGTACATAGTAATAATGCTTGGAATGAATTAAATTCAGAAGAAAAACAAGCACTTATAGATCAACAATATACTCAGCTAAAAAAATTATATCCTCAATTAGATGATACTGCATTAAAACGACGAGCTGAACAAAATGCTCAACGAGTTTATAACTCGCAGTCTACCACTATAAAACCAAAACCAGTTGAAGCAACACCTCAACATTTGCCAACTACTGATGAACCATCTAATGAGGGTAATAATGTACCATTCGATTCAAATACAAAATATGAACCAGCAGAATTACCAGCTAAATCAGAAATTACACTACCATCAGAGGAAGAAAATCTACCTGTACCAGGATCTGCAGAACAAATTCCAGAATCTCAAATAGAAGTGGATGAACCATTTAGTAATAAAACAGAACCAGTTCAATCTGGAGAAATTCCTCAACCAGTATCAAAACCAAATAATCAAGCTAATAAATCACCTAATACTAATAGTAATAATAATAACAATAGTGATAATAACAATAATAGCAATAATAACAATAATAGCAATAATGGTAATAATGGTAATGATAATAATAGCAATAATGGTAATAATAATAGTAATGAAGATGAGATCATAATATTCGATTTTACTAAAGATGGTAATGATAATGAAATTAATGCGGAAGAAGCTAGACGTAAAACTGAAGAAGAAAAAAAAGCTAAACAACATGAAAAAACTATAAAGCAAAAGCAGAAAGATGATGCAAATAGAGCACAAGCACAAGAACAATTAAAACAAGCAGAAGAAGCTGAACAAGCTGCACGACAAAAATATAATGAAGATCCTAATAATTCTGATAATCAGCAAGCTTTAAGTGATGCAATAAATGATAAGAATAAAGCTCAAGAAAAAGTAGCACAATACGATAAAACAGCAGCAGATAATGAAGCAGCAAAGCAAAATATGATTGCTAAAGGTCAACTTAAAAAGGAAATCATTAGCGATCCACCAGGTAAAGTCAGTGAAAATGCAGAATGGTTAAAATCTAATCGTAGTAAATATAAAGATGTGCGAACATTAATTGCATCTCAAGATAAGCCATCAGATCGTAAATATATTAATTTTAAACAAGATTACGTAGTCATAATTCGCAAAAAGCCTTTCTATGCTTCTACAGCTCAACAACGTTATGCTACTGCAGACGTATATGAAGAATATACAACTAATACTGGTAATGTAATGTCAGACTTTACTAAAAAAATACAATCTAAAGGCGAAGCCTTAAAAGATTCGCAAGGAAGAACAATAACTCCAGAAAATAATTATTTACGTGCTTATCAGATTAATAATTTTATGAATATATCTATTAATACTACAGTTAATGCGCCTGGTACTTGTTCAGTAACGATAAAAGGCGCTGAACGAGTTATATGTATGGAAAATGATCAACAGTCTAAATTTGGCTTTTATTCTTGGAGTGATTTAGTAGGCAGCTGGCTTAATATTAATGAAGGCGGTACTGTAGATGATGGCACTGGTATTGATTATACTACGGGATCAGGATTAGGTAATGAACAAGTCCAACGACAAAACTTAACAGATAGAGATCGAGGAATAGTATCTAATGCTGATAGTTCACATCGTAAAGAAACTTTTAGCGGAGTATCGCGAACTAAAGGTACATCATGGAAACAAGCAACAAGTCAATGGAATGGTATTTTTAATAAGTACTTTTTAATATAAAATTATGGAAATAAAATTATATATTAAAATCCATAATTATTTTAATATATATATATTAAATAATTTAACGATTATATATTAAGTAAATTTTATAAAGATTGAATTAATTCTATAAAAATTAAATTAATTTTATAAAGATATAATCTATACTTATTATAATTAATAAGTTAATATATTAGTGAGCGTGGATTATTCGATGAAGGCCAAGTATTTCGTACATTATTTAAAACTCGTGAACAAAAGTATGGCTGGAGGTTTGCAGAAAAATGCGATTGGGAACCGATGGACGAAATTCTTATTTTTGGTAAATCCCATACTTTAAGAGTTAATGATTCACCATTAGATGATAATGCTAGAGATGCTCAATCAGGTATGTTATTAGGTTATCAACATGATGTATATTCTATGTTTAAAATGGAGCCATTATTTTTTGGCTATCTAGAATCTATAAGTAAAACATATGATGCTAGTAGAGGCTGTATGATAACTGTTAGTGCTAAAGATCATATGAAATTATTGGAAATATCTCAAGCTGTTACTAATGGTGGTTCTCTTATTAATCATGTTATGCCTTCAATTGATTATTCATTAGAATATGGATTAGCATCATTTCAAAATCCTATACAAACGCAAAATGTATTAGCAGATGGCTTAATTAGAATTGGAGAAGAAAAAGAAAAATTAATAGAAAAAACTTATGGTGGCCTACCTGCAAAAGCGCAAGATTATGGTTTTATGTTTACGAATTGTATGGCAGGCTTATATATTGATGAAATTGTACAAATTCAAGCTGCTGCTGCAGGAGTACCAGATAAATATTTAACACAAAGAATAGAGCCAATGCACGCTTTTTCTCCATTCTGGCAAAGTGAACTTCGAGAACATATGGATTTTTTTAAAGGCCAAACAGAAACACGTTATAGTTTGTGTCAAAAAGCATGCCAATTATTATTATTAGAATTTTTTGCTGATGAAGAAGGGCATATAGTTGTTAAAATTCCTAATTGGGTACTTAGCTCTAATTATTTACAAATGAATAACTGTAATATACGGTATTATGATGATATTAGATAGTATCTTAATTAAAACCATTATGGAAATATAAATATGTTTAAAATCCATTCATAATAAATATAAAATATATATTTATCATTTTAACGATTAATTTCTATAGTAAATATTTTTTTAATATTGAAATTTCTTATATAATCTTCTATAAAGATATAATCTATGCTTTAATTTTTAATTAAAGCCTAATATTATTAAAATCTAACCTTTTATTATTTATATTCTCACCTGCTTATTTATTATTTAAATATAATTATAAGGAGGTGAAATAAAATTAATAAAGATAAAGAAAATAAATTCTATGGTGTTGTTAAACAACAAATTACTCAAAAGAATAATTTATATTCTTTATTTAAAGAACTTACTCATATTAGTAAAAATTTATATAATCAAGCTTTATATTCTATTAGACAAGAATTCTTTAATAATAAAAAATATAAAAATTATAATGACATATATAAAGAATTAAAAGAAACAGAAAATTATAATCTATTACAAGCTGTCTGTTCACAACAGACTTTAATGATGGTAGATCAAAATTTTAAATCTTTCTTTGCTTTATTAAAAAAGAAAAAACAAGGAAAAATTAAAAATAGAGTTAATATACCTAGATATTTAAATAAAAATGGATATTTTAAAATATGTGATCCAGAAGGCAATAAAAGAATTAATATCATCAATGATGAATTATATTGGACAATACCTATGAGTAGATTATTCCTCAAAGGAGGAATGACATTATTTGATGGCTCAGTAGTGCAGCCACATGATAGAGTAAAAGTAAAATTACCAAATATATTAAAAGATAAAAAAATAAAACAAATATGGATAATACCTAAAAATAAAGGATTTTATTTCGAAATACAAGTTATTTATGAAATAAAAATAAATAATGATCAAATCGATCAATTAAGTAGAAATAAATATCTTTCTATAGATTTAGGTATAAATAATTTATGTACTTGTACATATTATAATCCTTATTCTATTAATTTAAAAAATAAATTTAAATCTTTTATTATAGACGGTAAAAAATTAAAATCAATAAATCAATATTATAATAAACAAATAAGTAAATTAAAGCAGCTAGCTGCTAAAGATAATAAAGCTCCATATTATACAAAAAGAATGTATAATATAACAAGAAAGAGAAATAATAGAATAAATGATTATATAAATAAAACTAGTAAATATATAATAGATTACTGTTTAAAATATGGAATTTATACTATTGTATTAGGATATAATCAACAATGGAAAAATAAAAGTAAATTAGATAAGAAAAACAATCAAAATTTTGTAAATATACCTTTTTATAAATTAAAAGAAAATTTAAAATATAGAAGTGAATTAAAAAATATAGAATTAGTAATACAAGAAGAAAGTTATACAAGTAAGGCTAATTTTATAAAAAATGATTATATACCTACATATGGAAAAGTAGAACTAAAAAAGAATGTATATGATGAGAATAAGAAGTATAAATTTACAGGATATAGGCCGTCGCGTAAACGAGGACAATATATATTTAATAATACTTCTTATAAGTTGAAATTGAACTATATAAATTCTGATTTAAATGGCAGTTTAAATATATTACGTAAGTATTTAAATAATACAAGTAAAGTTGTAAATATTGTTAAGAACTTTGATATTGTTAAAGATTTTAATGATATTTTATACCATAGAGGTGTACTGGTAACACCTATACGTATAAGGTTAAAATAAGAGATTATTTTATAAGGTAAATAGTTCTTGGATTATTTTATGAATTGAATATTTATTAGAAGTATGAAGATGAATATTATTTATGAAATGATTCTTAGTAGATAGATATGAATCTTTTATTAAAAAGCATCTTTTAAAAGATGCTTTTGATAGAAGAGGAAGAGCTAGAAGGTACGTATGAATTTATTAAGAGAAGAGATTTTAATAAAATATCAGTAGATACACAGAATTACCCGCATTTTATCAAAATGCAGATGGTTCTTTAGGTATAGAAGGCGGTAGTTCGCCATCATCTGGCGGTAGCGGAGGCGGTAGTGGCGGTATTGGTGGATTAGTTAGCCAAATATTCGGCAGTATAATGAATGCTTTAACAGGCATATTTAGTACTATATTTTCTGGTAAAGAAGATGAAGAACGAATTGTTAAAGAACCTAATATGGGTTTAGTAATTTAATCATTTATTGATATATTTATAATCTCATAATATATCAATAATAGATATATATTATATCAATATATATATCTATTTAACGATTAATTTCGTATATTTATATAGAATCATTTTTATATTAAAATGATATAATCTATGCTTTAATTAAATATTAAAGCATAATAGATTTTAAAATATCTAATCCTATTACTTTTTAATAATCATTATCTATTTATTTTATTAATTATTATATTAAAAGGTAGTTGATTATTATTAGTAGAAATCTTAAAAAAAATATCAATAAAAAAGAAAAATGTTATTTAACTGTTAAACAACAAGTCAGTAAATATAAATATAAACAATTATATATATTATTCAAAAAATTATGTAAATATAGTAAAAATTTATATAATTCTGCTCTATATAATATTAGACAATATTTCTTCAATACTAATAAATATTTAAATTATAATAATAATTATCATAGTATCAAGAATAATATTAATTATAAATTATTAGAAGCTAATTGTAGTTGTAATATTCTTCATATAATAGATGAAAATTTTCAATCTTTCTTTGCTTTAAAGCAAAAAGGATTTAAATGTAATATTCCTAAATATTTAGATAAAAATGATTATTTCATATTACCTACACATAAAATTCATATAAATAAAAATAATGAATGGATTATTCCTTTAAGTTATCAAATATTAAAAGAATATAATTTAACTTTAAAAAGTAAAGATAGATTTAGAATAAAGATACCTACTATATTAAAAGATAAAAAA